GGTCAATAAAAAAATGGTCAAAAAAAATCTATTTTTTAATTTCTATAAAAATTGTATCTTTGATTTTTGAGTGTAAAAAAAAAAAGCTTCATGCTAAATCCCGTCCCTTTTTTTTTTTGATTTTTTAATATTTTTTTTTTTGTAGGTAAAATAAAAATCCTTCATGCTAAATCCTGTCCCTTTTTTGAAAGTAATAGAAAAGTTATTAAAAATCTATAGAGTTTTTTACTAATGAATTTATAAGTGTATTTTGAAATAAAATAAGTTAATTATTGATTTAAAATAGATATTTATGAAATAATTAAAATAATTACTTCTAGAAAAAACTGAAAATAAATTTGAAAAACCTACAAAATTCTGGAAAAAAAATGAAAAAAATGAAAATGACTAATTTTTTTGAAAATAATATATATATATATATATATATAAATAATTATAATTAATAATGATTACAGAATTAGTTTTGTTTTTAATTGCTTCTTTTATTTTATTGGGTGTATCAGCGTGGAAAGTAACAACACTATTTAAAGTTAAAAGTCAATTTAATATTATAATGAATGATAAAAAAAAACACATAACATATAATGAATCAACAAACAATAATAAAGAGCCTATAATTATTAGAGATGATAATGGGGTTATCGCATTAAAAAAAGAAGATAATATTAAAGATATAGTAAAAAGAACTGGAATGATAACTTTACGTAATGCTTTAAATAAGGAATATCCTGAAGGTACTACACTTTTAAATGAACCTAGCAATAAAGGGGTTACATTAATAATAAAAATCATTAATATATGGATTAGTCTTCTTTGTTTATCAATAGTTAGTATTATTGTATGTTTAATATTACTTATCAAAACATTACAAAAATCAAAAGATAAAAAAACTAAATAAATATTTTACTATTTTTCAAACTTTTACTAATTATTAATTACTAACTACTAGATTATATACTAGATTATATACTAGATTATATACTAGATTATATACTAGATTATATACTAGATTATTTAAATAATGAGGTTAAAAATAAAATATAAAATAAAAACATTTAATAACAATTTAATTAATATAGTGTAAATAACACAATACTAATTTAATATATAAAAAATGGATTACCATACTGAATATATTGATTATAAAGGACACATAAAACGTATATATCACATTTCGGATATTCATATCAATTTACAATCCAAACACGACGAATACAGATATGTTTTTAATAACTTATATACTTTTTTAAAAGAAGAAAAGAGAAAATACAATATTCCAATAGAAACCAATAAAGATATAGAATGTTGTATTGTTATTACAGGAGATATACTTCATAGTAAAACAGAACTTATGCCCGAATGTATAGAAATTACTCGTGAATTTTTAACTAAATGTGCGGAACTTATGCCGACTATTATGATTGCTGGTAATCACGATATGAATGTAAATAATAAAGAACGTCTTGATGCTTTAACACCTATTCGTAATGGTATTAGAGAAGAATTACCCCTTTATTATTTAAAAGAAAGTGGTCTTTATTATTTTAATAATATTGTATGGAGTCACGCGGCCGTTCAAGATTATTTAATCATCAATCCTACTAAAATTCAAAGTACAAATAAAAAGAAAATATGTCTCTTTCATGGTCGCGTTAATGGTGTCATATTATTTAATAAAACTAAAATTAGTGGAGAAACTATTAAAAAAACAAACAAAACAATTACACCAGAATCATTTAAAGGTTACGACTATACATTAATGGGTGATATTCATAAACACCAATATTTAGATAAAGAAAAAACGATGGGTTATTCTGGTTCGCTTATTCAACAAAATCACGGAGAAACAATTAATGGTCACGGTGTATTGGTTTGGGATATCGAAAATAATACTTCACATTTTCAAGAAATTACTAATGATTATTGTTTTTATACACATAAAGTTAAAAACAGTAAAATCTCTAATGAAGATGTAGAACTTATTCAAAAGAAGTTAAAGAAAACACATATTCGATTAAGATTACAGCTAGATAATACACCATTTAGTAAATTACAAGAAATTATAGCTCTTTTTAAAAACAATTTTAATGTCCTAGAGGTAAATTATCAAGATTGTTCAAATGGAAACCAAAGTGATATTAAAAAAGAAATTACTATGAATATTACAAATATTGATTATCAAAATAAATTAATAGAAGAATATCTCAAACGTTATACTAGTACTACTGATAAAAACATTGAATATATTAAAAAACTTAATGAAATATCAAATAAACAATTAGAAGAAAATGATATGTGGTTAAATTCTAGATGGAAACTTATTAAATTAGAATTTAGTAATCTTTTTTCTTATGGAGAAGATAATGTTATTAATTTTAAAGATTATAAAGGTATTCTTGGTATAATTGCTCCTAATCATATGGGTAAATCAGCTATTATTGATATTATACTTTTTACTTTATATGATAAATTTCCTAGGAAAGGAAATGTAAAAGATATTGTAAATAATAGGAAAAATAATTTTAAAAGTAAAATTATATTTAAAATAGGTAGTTGGCGTTATGTAGTAATAAAACAAGGAAATAAAACAGATAAGGGTCGTGTATCTAGTAAAATGGAATTTTACAGAATTAATAGAGAAAATATTAAAGAAATATTAACAGAAGAAACAGTTGTTAAAACTAAAAACGCTATATTAAAATATGTAGGTCTTTATGAAGATATTATTCAAACAAATGTATCTCTCCAAAATAATAATTGTAATTTTATTGAGGCAGAAAATACAGCTAGAAAACGAGAACTAGAACGGATTTTACAAGTAGATTTTATTAGTGTTTTACAAAAGAAATCAAATATTATTATTTCAGATAAAAAAGCTATTTATAAACATTTACAAAATAATTGTTATGAAGAATCTATTTTACAATTAAATAAAAATATTAGTCAATGTGTAACTGATTTAAAAGAAAATGATATACGTCAATGTAATTTAAAACAACAATTATCACAACTAGAAACAATTATAAATAATAAGGTAGCAGACTTAATACCCAATATAGAAAATGAAATGGAAACATACAAAAAAAAACTAGGAAATAATCCAAATGAAACATTAAAACAATTAGAAGACAAATTCAAAATTGTAAATGAAAATAAAGTATTTATATTGCTAGATGTTATGCGTAATGAAGAAAATGATGATATGAATAATGAAAGAAATGAATTTAAAAGATTACATAAAATGAAAAATAACGAATTAGAAACATATAAAAGAGAGTGTGAAGACAAACATAGAAAGGTTTTAAAAAAAAAAGAAGAAACTATTAATAAATATAATATTGATATTGAAAACTTAATATCTAATATTAAACATCCATCCGTTTATGATAACACTAAAACAAATTCATATAATCAAAATATTTATAAAAAAAATAAGGAAGAACTAGAAAAGAGTAAGAAAACAATTAAAATATTATTAAATTATGGAAAACAATTAAAAATAATGATTAGTACCATAGAAGAATATAAGGAACTAATAAATAATAAAAAAGATTTTATTACTAAATGTAATGAAGAAACTTTACCAATAGATATTATTACATTACTTGAAGAAGAACCTATATATGAATTAAAAGAAGAATTAAAAACCGAAAATAGTAAACTAAATAATTTCATAAAGGGGGAAAACAAAAATAAAAAATATACAATTAAAGATCTAGAAAAATATAGAGAGCTATATAAAAATACTTCCATTTATGAATATCTGGAAGAATATCAATCTCAACAAGAAGATAAATGTTTTAAAAAGGAAGAATATGTTGAAACAATTAAAACACTAGATATTAAAATGAAAGAAGAAAATAATAAAATAAATAAAATAATACAAACCTTACAAAACGAAAATAATATAAAAATGTTAAGTTGTAATAAAACAATTAATCATAATGAAATATTAATTAAATTAAATAAAAATAAATTAAATCTAGAAAATAAAATAGGAGATGTTGAAAAATGGATTACTGATTATAAAGATGATATTTTGATTAAAACTAAAAATAAAGAAATCGAAAAACAAATTGAAGTGTATAAAGAAAAACGTACATTAATAAATGAAAAGTGTGACGAAGAATATGACACATTTATTAAATATTACAATAGTTCACAAAAAGTTAAACAATATGATAGTGAAATTACAATAATTAATAATGAAATAGAAGCAATCAATAAAAATATAAATGATTACAGAGATATAGAAAATAAATACAAAAAAAATGAATTAAATAAAAAAGAGATAAACGAAATGCGTAAACAATTAGAATTTATTAAAGAAGAAGATAAAAAGATTGAATTTAAATTAAATGTGGGAAAAACAGAATTTACTAGAAACAATACTAAACTTGATGAACATAAAAAAGAAATTGAACGAATGAAAGACATTGAAAAAGAGTTAAATATTTATACTGTTTATAACGAAGCATTAAAAAATCTACCATTTATTATTATTAAAAAAGTTGTTCCTAGATTAGAAAGTAAAATTAATGAATTATTATCTGTTTGTACTAATTTTGTAGTCAAAGTTCAAGTCGATAATAATCATATTGATATTTATATTGATAGACCTATTTATAATGGAAGATTAATTTTATTAAATAACGCTAGTGGATTTGAAAGATTTATTAGCAGTTTAGCAATTAGATTAGCATTATTAGACATTTCACAATTACCAAAGCCTAATTTTATAGCTATAGATGAAGGCTGGACTAGTTTTGATTATCATAATATTAATAATGTTCGAACTATATTTGATTTTTTGGTTGAGAAATTTGATTTTGTATTAAGTATTTCACATCTTTCTCAAATTAAAGAACATTGTAGTAATCAAATACATCTCAAAAAAAATGATAAAGGATATAGTATTATAGTATAAAAACTTTATTGACTTCTTTTATAAAGCACAATTAAACTTATAACTGATAATATAAATGATACTAATGATATTAAAGCACCAATATTTGCCGTATTTTTATATACTTCTTCATATTTATTATCACCACCATTAAAAGGCGCAGGCATATTTATATCTTCATTATCCTTGTAAAAATCTTTTAAATCTTTTGTTTGACCTAAGTTATCTATATTTATTTTATTATTAGGATGGTTTTTATTATAATTAGTTGCTATATTATTTAATTTAGTCCATATATCATCTGTAAAAATTGTTTTATAGTTAGTTATAGTATCTAATCTTTGATACAATAATCCTTGTTTTAAAAGAATTAAATCGTCATTATCATCTTTAATCGATAGTATTTTTCTCATTATGAAAAATTTAATAAACAAATATACAGATGCTACAATCGCAAAAATAACAATAATCATACATATAAATATAATTATATTCAAATCTCCTAATTTAGATATTGTTTTAACTGTTATATCTTCTATATATTCTTGTTTATTTAATGACACTAATGTTATAAATAAAGCTATTCCTAAAAATTTAATTCCAGATAATTCTATATCACTTATAGATGTTATATATTTTTTATTATATTTTAATAATTTATTTTCACTTGAAATATTTTTTTTATATATTTCTATAAAAGGAGGGTCTATTATATTTTTTACTTCAGGCTTAGGATCATATAAAAAATTATCAGATGTTAAAGTGTTACTTAAATTAGTTTTAAATCTTAACCCCAGTTTCTTATTATAAATATATTTATAATAAAAAAAAATCATTGAAGTTTTAGTTATTATTAAAAAGAAAAATAAAATATAATATCCTATTTTTACAGCGCTGACATTATTACTATTCATATTAATTATTAATTATTAATTATTAATTTTAATTTATTATATAATTATAATATATTTTTTTGTTTTTTTTATTTAGTAATAAAATATTTTATAAATAATAAAACATTATATAGTATTGTATATTATTATGTATTATTATTTTAATCTTTTATAAAATATAATTATACTTATAATTAATAATATTAAACTAATAATAGATATTATAATACCACTATTAGAAACTATAGTGTATATATTTTCGAATTTATTATCACCACCATTAAAAGGCGCAGGCATATTTATATCTTTATTATCTTCATAAAATTTTTTTAAATCTTTTTTTTGACCTAAGTTATCTATATTTATTATATTAGTAGGATGGTTTTTATTATAATTAGTTGCTATCCTAATTAATTTAGTCCATATTTCATCTGTAAAAATTGTTTTATAGTTAGTTATAGTATCTAATCTTTGATACAATAATCCTTGTTTTAAAAGAACTAAATCGTCATTATCATCTTTAATCGATAGTATTTTTCTCATTTTAAAAAATTTAATAGATAAATATATTGATATTGATATACCAACAAGAACACAAATAATAATTAAAAATAATATTATATTGGTATTGATATTAATAAAATTATACTGATATGTTATATTTTCAATATATTTTTTATTATATAAACTATTTAATGTAAAAATTAATATTATTTTTAAACATAAAAATAGATATAATTCCTTGTTTGTAATAGATATAATATATTTTCTATTACTTTCTATTAATTGGTTTTCATTTGATATATTTTTTTTATAAATTTCAATAAAAGATGGGTTAATTATATTTTTAATGTTAGGCTTAGGATTATATAAAAAATTATAAGACGTTAAAGCATTTTTTAAATTTGTTTTAAAAGCTGAGCCAACATTATCACTATAAATATATTTATAGTATATTATAAACATATAAATTTTAGTAAATATTAAAAATAACAATAAACCATAATATCCTATTCTTATAAGTTTAAATAGTTTATTATTCATTATAATTCTAATTTATTTATACAATTTATTGTGTTTTTTATTTAATTATAATATATATTATTAATTATAATAATAAATATTATAATAAATATATAATTATTAATAATTAAAAGTATGTTTTCCTTACCAAAATTAGATGTTGGTTCTTTATCGTTAAATAAAATATGTAAAAATAGCTGTTCTAATATATTGTTTGGAGTTGTACTTGCTTTTTTAGTAATGGTTGTATTACAATCACTAGATAATGAAATAGCTCCTTCTTTTCCTATGTTTAAATCTCAAAATAATTTATGCTTAAAAAAAATGGATATGATTAATGATAATTGCTTATCTGGAATATTAGACAATCCAATTATTATATTTATGTTTATTTTACTACTAAACTTCGTTTTAACATATCTAGTATTTACTATATTTCAAAATGTTTTTAAGAATAAAGGTACTATTTGTGAAGGATTAACAAATGTTGTTAAATGTCCTATTATGAGGGGTGGGAACAAACAAAGAGAACAAATCATTATGGGAGATACGGTAGTAGATTGTTTAATGGGTTGTCCTCTGGGATTTGGGAAAAAAAAACTAAATAATGTAAGAAAAGAATGTAATTTTATTGATGAATGTATGTTAATGAAAGATATAGCTGGAGATATGCACAAACAAACTGTTGGAGATAATGTTGATGTAGATGTTAAAGTAGCAACAAATGTTGATTTAAATAATGAAAATAATAAAGGTACTAAAATAATTAAGAGTGTTTTAGAAAAATTTGTTCCTGGATTAATTCCTAATCTTATTGAAACTATTACTAATAATTGTGATGTTAAAAAGTGTGATGTTAAAAAGTGTGATGAGAAGAAATGTGATGAGAAGAAATGTGATGTTAAAAAGTGTGATGAGAAGAAATGTGATGAGAAGAAATGTGATGAAAAGAAAGAATTAAATAAAGATGAATTAGTTGATAATATTAAAAATATTATGACTAAGATGACTGGATTATTAAAAGATGGAAATATAGATATAAAAGAATTTAATTTAGATTTTTTGAATTAATATTATTAATTTTTAGATTTTTATTGATTATTATTTTAATAATTTATTAATTAATGTTTATAAAAAAATAAAATAAAAAATAGTTGAATAAAATTAGTTAGAGTATGCGAGACCACCCATACCACTCATAACACGGAGAACATTGTAGTTAACAGCGTAGATATTGTCAACGGTTACGGAAGAACTGTAAGTTAAGTGAGCACTGTCAATTCTGGAGAAATTGCAAGTTCCAGATGGTTGGTGTTCTTCTGGTTTAAGAGCAAAAGAATAGACATTGACATTTCTCGAGAGTTGAGAGCATCTAGACTGAGGGTTTTGGATACGTCCAACAATAGTAATAGATAAGTCATCTTGGTCGGTAACAGCAAAAGTTGCTTCATCAGCAGAAGTCATAGCAGCAGCAGAACCATCAACATAAGCAGTAAATGTAATAACAGTAGCTGTAAGACCAGTAACAGTTACATAATATCTTTTATGATTTGGTTGGGTTCCACCTCCAACATCAGAATAATTAATGAATAAAATATCTCCAACTTTACATCTTACGGCAGGGTCTGTACCACCAGTAGCTTGATCAGCGTGGAAGGTAACAGATGTAGCTGCTAAAGTAGCACTACCATCAGCAGCAGTTGCGTCGTGATCACCATCGAAAATACGATCTGGTTGTGCTAACATAACAACATTTTCTCCTTCTTTAATGTTAAAACCAGGAACAGCAGTGTGGTGGTCAAGTGGTTGTCTGACTTGATAATATTCACGGTCTTGTTCAGCAAGTCTATCGTGTCCATTAAGAGTGAGTTTTGCTTTTTCAGTAGTTACCGAATCAGCATCAGTCCAGACAAGTTCTTTAACTGGGTGATTAAAGTTAAGTTTGTATTTAGCTGCGGCACTACCTTCATTTTGGTATTGAAGTTGTTCAATGAGGTATTCGTGCGATACTTGAGCAAATCTTCGTCTTTCATCAGTATCAAGGTAGATGTAATCACACCAAACTTCAGCAGAAGGAGCAGTTCCGTAAGCACTACCGTCTCTAGAAACTTCAGTAGTTGTACCCCAAGTAAATTTCATCTTAACTTCGTGATATTGGAGAGCAATAAGAGGAAGAGCAAGACCTGGGTTTCTGCAAAACCAGAATTGAAGAGGAACCATAACAGATTGTTGACTATGTCCACCAGTAGTACCACCAGTCATTAAAGTATTATTGAAACCACCAGTTAAATATTTGTATCCAGCAGCTTTAGAATCTGGAACAGTTAATTCAGCCCAAACTTGAAGCCATTCTCTGGTGTGTTTATCAATTTGTTGTCCACCAATTTCAAGAGTAACATCTTTAATAAGTTGGTCTCCTGAAATACAATCGGTTCCATCATTAGCATCAACTCTAACATAAACTTTTGATAATAAATCACCATTTCTAGAAACAGTCACAGTACCAGAAGCATTAGATGAGGTTAACGTAGAAGTACCACTTAATGTTTGTTGGATGCATTCCATCGAGAAATTAGTGTGTCTTCGATAGACAACTTTGAAAAAAGTAATTTGTGGATTACCTGTAAGGTAAATATCTTGTGCGCCATAGGCGACTAATTGCATTAAACCTCCTCCCATTGTGAATAAAAATTAATTAAATAAATAAAAGTTTACTAAAATATATTTATAATATAAGAAAAGAAAATAATTTTGAAAAAAAAACTTAATTAAATTTAAATTATAAAAAATTATTTCTATAAAAGAAATATTGAACCCCTGGTGGGGATCGAACCCACAATCTTCTGATAACTCAAGGTTAGAAGTCAGACGCCTTAGCCATTTGGCCACAGGGGCTTTGTGAAAAGAAAATAATTAACTAATATAATTAATAATCCTCTTTACTATAGTATAGTAATTTAATTTTAAAATATAAACGAAAAATAAAGAATTAATACAAATATAAAATAATAAATAAATGTTAAACATTTAAAGTGTACAAACCTCAAGGATTTATACTGTTACCAGGAGCAGGGTTCGAACCTACGCGGAGCATAACTCCAATGGAACTTAAGTCCATCTCCTTAACCACTCGGACATCCTGGCATTATTCGAATAAAAATATAACAAATATTAATTAAATAATATTTACTATATTTCAATTACTATATATAAAAGAAAAAAATCTTAAATTGATTATTAAATTATTTATTTTTATATTAATTTTCTTTATTAAATTATAATTAAATATTCTACAGATAATCAAATGTATTAGCAATCATAATAAAGTTTAATAAGTCAGAATTAACATGTTGCATTCCAGGAACCCAACTTTCATTTATTTTATAATTTTCATTATGTAAATTAACTAAGTATTCATAATACTCTTCAATATTTATATGTATTCTAGTTGGTATCTTATATTTAATATCTTTTAATTCCCATATTGGTGGTTGAAATGGAAAATGTTCTACATTATTAATTTTAAGTGTAATATTAATTTTACATTTAGTGTAATCATTAATTTTTTTATTTATTTCATATGGGAGACTGGGAAACTCAAAAATTTGTGAGTTTCTATTATAAATAATATTTATTTCATTGAAATCATCACAAGGATTAAATGTTATAGTTAAAAATGGATTATCAATACCATAATAGTCTATTATTGAATTATCATATTCTTCTAAATAATATAAAAATTCTTCTTGATTTTTATTAAAGCGTATTCTAGAACTTATAGATAATGATGACATTTTTAACAACTTAATTGTTTTTTCTTTATATTATTTGATTTTAATTAATAAATCAATTTTATAAGTATTTTATTTAACATTTAATTATGTAAGTATAATATTATTAATATATTTATTTACTAGATGTATTATTGAAAAATTTATATTAAAATGAATACTGAATGTGGTCTAGTTGGGATTATTGGAAAAGAAGAAATTAATTATAAAACTGTTTTAGAATCTCTAATAAAACTACAACATCGTGGACGGGAATCATATGGATTATCATATATAAAAAAAGAAGATAATAAAAAAAATAAACTACATATTGAAAAACATTATGGTTTAATAAATGAACATGAACTAAGTAATGAAACTAAAACAGTTTCTAGTAAAGTATGGTTTGGACACGTTCGTTATTCAACATCTGGTAAAAAACAAAATAATATTATTAACAATTCTTTTATTGACTTAACACAACCAATTGCTTTTACTTTTTCTAAATATAATGACGCAGCATTCATTTATAATGGTAATATTCCTATGTTTATTTGGGAAAAACTATTTATAAATTATCCTAAATTAAAAGAATATTATAATAAAAATATAGCATTAGGTATAGATATTAATGATAGTTTATTATTTATAAGATTAATAATATTATTAAAAGAAGAATATACTAGAAATGTATCTATTAAAGAAGAAAATATAAATAATAAAAACAAAATTAATAATACTATTATTATTGGAAAAATATTAAATAAAATAGTTTCATTACTCGATAGAGCATTTTGTATTATAATACAATTTAATAATGAATGTTGGGTAATTAGAGATAGATATGGAGTTCGCCCTTTAATTTATGGATTATCCGAAAATAATAATTCTATTATAATTGCTAGCGAAAATTGTTGTTTTAATGATAATTATAGATTAGTTGGAGATATAAAACCAGGTTGTATAGTTAAAATAGATTATAAAACATTAAATATGAAATTGATGTCTCAAATATATAGTTCAGAAAAAAAACATTGTATATTTGAATATTTTTATTTTATGCGTAAAAATACAACCGTTAATGATATATCAGTTTTAGAATTTAGAACTAATATAGGTAAATTATTATTTGAAGAATTAAAGAAAAAAGATAAATTATATAAGTCTCTAGTTAAATATGATAAAAATAATAAATACGATAAAAAAAGAGAAAATAAACTGAATAATATAGTAGTATGTGGAATACCAGAATCAGGAATAGTTCAAGCACAATCTTTTGCTGAAGCGTTAAATGCATCTTATATTCAATTAATAGAAAAAAATCCAAAGAACCAACAACGGACTTTTATTTTAGATAATAATAAAAAGAGACTAGATGCGTGCAAGAATAAATATCAAATATCAAAGTTTAATCAAAAATTTATTAAAGATAAAAAAATCATTCTAGTTGATGACAGTATAGTAAGAGGAAACACTGTTAAATATTTAATTAAATTTATTAGAGAATATAAACCAAAAGAAATTCATTTTATGTCTGCGTCTCCACCAATAGTTAATATTTGTAATTATGGAGTTGATTTTCCAGATATAGAAGATTTAATTGCAGCTCGTAAAAATATAGTTGATATTGAAAAAGAACTTAATATAAATTCATTAACATATTTAAATAAAGAAATATTTAATAATATTAATTCTGATTATAATAATAAATTTTGTCTAGAATGTTTTAATAATTAATTTTAATTTAATTTTTATTTTCTTATTTTTCTTTTCTTATTATATATATATATATATATATTTATATTTATAAGTAATTATTAATTATGGCTTGCGGTTCTAATCATTCATCAAATAAAAAAGGGGGTTCTTTAAAAAGAAAATCATCTAAGAGACGTGGTTCTTCTAAAAGAAAGGGTTCTTCTAAACGACGAGGTACTTCTAAACGAAAGGGTTCTTCTAAAAGAAAGGGTTCTTCTAAACGACGAGGTACTTCTAAACGAAAGGGTTCTTCTAAAAGAAAGGGTTCTTCTAAACGACGAGGTACTTCTAAACGAAAGGGTTCTTCTAAAAGAAAGGGTTCTTCTAAACGACGAGGTACTTCTAAACGAAAGGGTTCTTCTAAAAGAAAGGGTTCTTCTAAAAGAAAAAAATCATTAGTTGGTGGAAAAAAAAGTTCCAAATCTAAATCCAAATCTAAATCTAAAGGTAAGAAGCGAAAATCTAAAGGGAAGAAGGTGAAATCTAAATCTAGAAAAAGTATGCTAAACACAACTATAGGGGGGTCTAATAATAAAAAAAATGATGATTTTGGTGGTTTCTAGTTAGATTGTATTTTAATTTTTTTTATTTTTAACATTTTAGAGTTTAAAAAATTTTAAAAAATTTTAAAAAATTTAAGAATAAATAAGTATTTAGTTTTTAATAAAAATAAAATTGAAAAATAATAATTGAGTATATAATATATATATATTAAGTATTATTTGTAATTAAAAAAATTAATAATAATATTTGAAATTAAAATAATTATTAATAATTAAATTAAAATGTCAAATTCAAAAAAAAAATTAAATAAGTATTTAAGTACGAGAAGGGTATTTAATAGTAATGAACCAAATATTATATCAATACCTGGTCCTAATTTTCCAAATGGTAAATATTTAATTAAAAATAACAAAGATTTTGAAAAGTTTTTAGATTTATATATAGATTGTTGTTTCAATTCAAAAATAAATACATATTTATTAGAACCACCGTTTAATATTAATAAAATACAAGGTTTTGATGATAGTTTCAAAGAACATAATATAATCAAGATTGATTTGGATTTTAAATACAATTATGACCATAAATTAGAATTATCTGATAAAGCGATGCTTTTGAAACATAAATATACAGATATTCATACAAAAAAAATTATTAACATATATATTAATATATTGAAAAAATATGTTAATTTGAATGAAAACATAATTTTTCCTAATGAAAATAGTTTTGTTGTAGAATCTATGGATTTTGTTTTATTAGAAAGAAAAACCGCATATATTAATACAAAAAAAGATTCTAAAATTGTAAAAGATGGTATTCATATATTGTGTCCTACTTTTGTATTTCCAATCTCTATTTTACATAAAGTAAGAGAAGACATGTTAAAGAATGAAAACTTTATTGAAATTATTGATGAAATTGGTCAATTAAATAAAATTAATGATGTACTGGATTCTTCTGTTATATCTACTAATGCATGGTTTTTATATGGTTCTGGTAAACCATATTCAGAACCATATGAAATAACACAAGTATATAAATTTAAACAAAGTAAAAAAACGGATACTGAAGAATTAGGAGGAGATAAGATTTTTGATAATAATAAAACGATTAAGTTTGTTAAAATGAAAGATGCTGAACTTACTAATTATACAGAAAATAAAAAGAGTTTAGTTTACAAATTATCAAACTTTGGAATTAAACAAGTAGTACCTCCTATTAATGATGCGATTTTAATTAATTTACAAAGTGAAGTAAATGTTAGTTCATCTTCTTCTCAACAACAAAAATTTGATAAAGTTCTCGGTATTACAAGAGAATTAAATGCGACACCACGTAATATCAAAAAACCAGAGTCTACATCTATAACATTAGACTTTCTTAATAAATTATTGTCTTGTATAGATGATAATAGATCCACAAATTATGATGATTGGTGGAAAATAGGTCAAGCTTTATATAATATTGATTGGAATAAGGGATTTTTTGCATTTGTAGAATTTAGTAGGAAATCTGTAAAATTCGACCTAGAAGGATGTAAAAAAATATGGCGTTTATTTGAACGGAATTATATTAATAATAAATATCAATTTAATATTAAATATTTAAAAGAACTCGCTTTTTTAGATAATAAAAAACTATATATTAAAATATCTGAATTAATCTCATTAGAAATATTAAATGGTATTATTACTGTGTTTAAACAACCTATTTATAAGGAAAAAATAGGAGATTCAACACTTTCAAAAGAAATTAAAAAAATCATAGACAATGAAAGTCATATAAATTTCGTTTCTATTGAAAATGGACAATGGTATTATTATGAAAATCATAAATGGGTAGTTGATACTGAAGGAAATAAAATTAAATTGTATCTTAAAAATACGATTTTAGCTATATTCATAAAATTTTACAAAAATTGTAGGGAAAATATTAAATCAATCAAAGATGAGATTAATCGAATTAATTCATTCGAATCAACACAAGAACATAATCCAATTTCTTCAATGGATGACTTACTTAATTCGAATACTGATGAATTAAGTGACAATATATCCACACTAGAGAAGGGACGTAAAACCGTTCAAGAATTGAAATTAAACCAAAGTGATTTAGATGATAGTATTGATATAGCAAAAAAACTTGTAAATTACCTTGAAAATTCTACTAAACGAACAACATTAGTTAAAGAATTAGCAACAGAATTTTATGACCCAGACTTTTATAAATTATTAGATAGTAATCCTAATGTATTTCATTGTAATAATGGTATTTTTGATTTAGAAACTTGTATTTTTAGAGATGGAGTACCAGATGATATGATTTCCATTTCTAGTAAAAATAATTATATTATAGATGAAGTACGATTTAGTGACCCTGAATATCAAAAGTATGATTCTGAATTAAATGATTTCTTAGATAAAATTTTTCCTAATCCAGATATGAAAGAATATATGATGAATATTTGGGCTATGTCTTTAAGTGGAAAAACATATATTCAGACTTTTAATGTTTGTTCTGGTAGTGGTAGTAATGGTAAAAGTGTTAATTTTGAATTACTATCAGAAGTTTTTGGTGATTATTATTGCGTTGCTAGTCCAGCATTATTAACTAAAAGTAGAAGTGATGCTAATGCGGCATCTCCTGCTGTAGCAGTATTACTTGGTAAAAGAATTGTATGTACCGAAGAACCAGATGAGGGTGAAAGTATTAAAACAGGTGTTATGAAAGAAGCTGTTAGTGGTACTCAATTAAGTTGTCGAGAACTTCATAAACCACAAAAAACATTCACACCCCAATATATGTTATTCTTCAATTGTAATGATAAACCAGAAATTGGTTCTACTGATGAAGGTACGTGGCGTAGAATTCGTGTGGCTCCTTATGTTTCGAAGTTTTGTGATTACGGCGACGCAAGGCTTGAAAACCCTACAAAATATAAAAATCATTTCATAAAGGATTATAGTATTAAAACTAAATTTGCGAATTGGAAAGAAGTATTCCTTAATGAATTAATTATAAGATATAAAAAATTAAAAGAGAATGAGTTTAAAATTCCTCTTCCATCAATTGTTCAAAACGCAATTGATGATTATAAAAGTGGATATAATATTTATGAAGGTTTTAAGAAAGATAGTCTTATTAAAACAGCAGGAGAACGTCTTACTATTGGTGATGGATTTAATTCGTTTAAACAATATACTGACCAATGTAATCATAAAATCGGTAAAATTACGAGAAATGTTTTCATTACTGAAATGACGCGTGTTATTGGTAAACTAAAAGGTAATAATAAATATTGGAAAGATTGGGCTGTTATAGAAGACTATGAAGATGATGATGTTGAAGAAGAATTAAATGATTCTGAATCGGAGGCAGAATAAAACATTATTTATCTTTAGGATTAAATGATATTAAAATAAAATATATAAATGTTAACGCACATATTATATAAAACATTTTTTTTAATTGGGTTAAATATAAATCCATTTTTTTATCAATAACGTTTTTATTATTATTTAATTCATCTAATTGATAATTTTCAACAGAAAAATGATTTGTTTGGTCATTTAAAGAATCATTGCTATTTTTAGTTTCATCTCTCATAATTTTCAAAGTTTTTTCATTATTATTTAAATAATTACCTAAATCACTTAATCTGTCTTCTACTCTCTTTAATTCTTCTAAATTTTGCTTCATATTATTAATTTTAGTTATAATCATATATCTTTGACTATCACAATCATAGTTTTTTCTACATTTAATATTATTAAGTGTATCTATTTGTGTTTTCATAAAATCATCCATTTTATTTAATTTATATTTTAATTTATATTTATATTTTTATAATTAGATTTATAAATTTATTTTTATAAATTAATATCTAGTAATTTATAATTACCATATATATAAAAATAATAAGAAAAATAATATATTATTATTATTAACTTAAATATAAAAATACATCTGACTTTATAATGAAGATGTTATATGATTTAATAAATATTTAAGATGATATAATTAATTGAATTAAAATGAGTATTCAACTTTCGATATATATCGGAATAATTATTTTTTATTTATATTTAATAATTGTTGGAATAGAATTAAATATAGTAGAATATGATACTATAATTCAAAATAAATTCATATATAATTATTTAGTGTGGATAAATGCATTTTATTTTCCAGTTGTAATTTATTTTATATTTAAAACAGCAGAATTGCTAATTGAAGCTAATTGTGGTAATAATAGTATAGATATATATACAAATGAAAGATACCGAATAATTGAAAAAAAACTACTAGACGTATCAAGTCCTAAATTTTTCATTTACTTATTAATGGGGGCAGAATTAATAATGAATTTTATATATTTTATGTTTGGTAAGACATTCATAGAAAACAATAAAACTGCTTTTATGGAAATACGGTTATTTGAATTATATGCATATCCGAAAATGATTATTAGTTGTACTATTTCTATATCTTATTGTTTAATAACTGTTTTTTGGATTCTATTATTACTAGATGCTGGTTGTTGTAATTCATTTTTTGTAAATAATATGACTAAAAAAAGCAATTATAATAATGTTGTTGAAGTAAAAAAAAAACCAAAAGATAATTATTTACGACAAAGAAGAAACCGCATTAGTGTATGTGATGATTTATGATTTTTTAGTTTGTTTTTTGGTGGTTTTGGGTTGTGTTTTGTTTTTGAGGTAATTGGTTACTAATTTATTGATTAGTGTGTTTTTTTGGTATGGTTTTCGTTTCTTTTTTTTATTAAGATATGTTATTGGTATTTTGCGTTCTTTTGCTAGAAGTTGAACGTCTTCTAATGTGAATTTTGCGAGGTCATAATTAAGAATACAATTTGTCCGCGATGGATTAAATTGGGTTTTCGCGTTTTTAGTGGATTTGAGTGTATAATTAACTAGATTTGATTTACGAAGTGAATGAATACAAATGGGGTATGGATTTTTCTGTGTTTTACGAACACTCATTAAACATTTACAATATTTACGCTGTGGAACATTCAAACGAGACGTCACTAGAAACAAATTCTCTTTTTTAGTTTTAGATTTAGTATTTGTTGTTTTAGATTTAGTTTTGGTTTTTGTTGTTTTGGTTTTTTTTGTTTTCTTTGAAGACATATTTATAATTATAATATATAAAAAGATAAAAAGATTTAAAAAGATAAAAAGATAAAAAGATTTAAAAAGATAAAAAGATAAAAAGATTATAAATTAAAACATATTTAAAAACCTCTTCTTTTCTTTTTTAGCGCGATTTTTGTTCCCGCGGCGATTAATCCGTGTACTTCTGGGTTATGTTGTAGTACTCGTGACGATATTCCACGAGGATGAACATCACAGTATTCTTTACCCTCACCAGAGATTACATTGATACATCCAGGTTTATTACAAGTATGTTCACTGCAACTTTGTACCTTTGAAGATTTTGGTTTTAAACATCCCATGAAAGAACAAGTATGTTCTATACACCTTATATGACCCTTCATAGATTCGTTCTGACAAGGTCCTTTAGTTGTCATTTCTACGCAAGTATGTTCTATACACCTTATATGACCCTTCATAGATTCGTTCTGACAAGGTCCTTTAGTTGTCATTTCTACGCATATTTGTTTTGCTTTTATATAATCTGTCGGTTTCACATCTTCATAGAATTGTTCGATAGTTGGTCTCGCGTCAATATTAGCTACAAAACTGTCCTGATCAGTATTTTTATAGTTACTAGCCATAAAATTTATGTTACCAATTGACGTGTTCACATTATATTTTTCTTCCCCACCAAAATTTTGCATAAACAAAGTATATGATTTCATTTTTTCGGGGTATAGTATGTTATTAAGGTAATCTTCACTTAAATTAGGATTTATATTGGATTTCTGCTTATCTATAAATGGAATTATACTTTTAATTGATGCTGCAAGACTATAAACATCTCTGTTTTTAAATTGTGTAAATGTTAATTCACTTTCATTAAAATAATAACGCGAATTAAAAGAAGGTATAATTTGTTCTAATGGAGCATATCCAGGTGTTCCTCCAGCTGGTTTATAGGCAACATTATCCATAATCTCTTTTGAGCCCGGAGTGTCCACTTTTAGTTCCATAGCCATACCAAAGTCAATTATTTTAATAGTTAGATTCCTACCAGTATTAAATACTAAAAAGTTTTCTAGTTTTATATCTCTATGAACTATATTGTTATTATTTAAAAAGTAAACAGCTTCTATCATTTCTAAAATATTGTGTAACTTAAATTGTTTCGTTTGTCTTGCGAATCTATCCATATATTCTAGTAAATCTATAGTACCCTTTTCTTCAATACTATATACGGGTTCTTTTTTAGAAAATAGTAAAATATCTGGTACTATACTAAAATTTTTACTGTCCTTCTTTAATAATAGGGTAGATATTTTCATATGCATTTCTCTACCTTCTATTTCTCCATCTATTTCTTCAACATCTATTTCTTCATCTTCACCAGATGTTACAAATTTCATTACATAGTCTTTATCTTTAGGGATTTTTTTTGCTTTACCTTTATATTTTCCCAAATCGCAAGTATCATTAAATGATCCAGAACCTATAAAAGGTAATGTTTCATTAGTTTTAGAATTTTTAAAATCATTATTTAACATTGTTTCTATTTCTATTCTTTCTGTAAAATACAAACTATTAAATTCAATATTATCAGTATTATTAATATTATATGGTTTATCCTGACATAGCAACGTCACTACACCTCCCTTCATAATTAAATAGTTTCCTTTCTTACGAGTGCTTCTTTTCTTCATTACTGGACGCTTTTTACTCTTTTTACGAGAACTTCTTTTCTTCACTACGCGACGTTTTTTGCTCTTCTTACGAGAAGTCTTTTTCTTCATAATAGGACGTTTTTTGGTTGTTTTGCGGGACACAACCTTTCTTTTTTGAGATTTCTTACTAACCATTATTAATAAACAAATAAATAATTAAAAGATTAATATATTAATTAAAGTATTTATAATATAATAAACTATAATAAAATAAACAATACATCATATAATAAGTGATGTGATGATACTATTTGCGTCTTGTATCATATTCCAGTCGGCGTTTATTTTTTTGACTAAACTATCAATGATATTCAATCCCAAGAAATGACTTTTAGTGAAATAGTGTTCTTCGGGTTGTTGTGTGGCGTTTTTAGATTCAATATCAATACAATTTACAATTCGCAACTCTAGTTTGTTTTGGGGGAGATGGTTTATAGAAATAGTAATATTACCATTTTCACAACTAGAGTGTTTTACAGCATTCATTAACATATTATTGATTACTATTTTGAGATAACATTTATTTTCATTTAAAATGCTTATATCATATGTTTTAGATGTGTCTTTTTCTAATATAAATTTTTTCTTACTAGATACCACAAATGGGTGGTCATTTAAACTATTAATCATTATAATTAATAAAGCAGATAAATCTAAATGACCTATATTCATATTTTCGTGTTGTTCTTTAATTTGTTGTTCTAATAATTGACAACACTTCATACTTTGAGATACAATTGTATTTAAATAGGAAGCAATTTTATTGTTCTTTAATTGGTCAGCCTCTACTTTAGAAAGTTCGGCACAGCCAACTATAATGTTTAATGGATTTATAATTTCGTGAGCTAATATATTCATTTCTATCATATTTATAGTTATATAGTTTTTAGTTTAAGTAATCAAATATATTTATAAAAATATATCTGTCAGAATATATCTTTTAAAATAAAAGTTTAAATTCCCTATACTTAATGATTAGAAAAAAAATATATCTAGAAAGGAAATAAATTATTTGAATCAAAATTAATTGTTTTATTTTGTCTCTTTATGTGATTTCCTAATATAAATACTGTAAAATATATGAAACCAAATAAAAATGCGAATAATGCACCAAATATTTTACCAGACATTTTTACATCTTTATTAATTGTTAAACAACAAGAGAGAGAAACAAAATTTATCATTAATAGAAATAATACACCCCCCATAATAAAAATATTAGTTATGAATTTAATAATATGGTCTTCTGCTGATAGTTCTAAATTACCAGTTTTCATATCTTTGAGAACATTAAAATCTTCTCTATTTTCTTCTTCACTTTTTACCATTTTAAATTTTACTTTATTATTAATAATATATATAATTTATAATCAAATAATTATAATTTAATAATTATAATTTAATAATTATAATTTAATATTAAAATAAAAACAAAAAACACACAAATATAATATATTAATTGGAAAATTCCAAATCACCCATACCACCAATTATTCGTAATACATTAAAATTAAGAGCAAATATGATTATATCATATTCATAATTAGAATCGGAATCTTCTTTTGGTATTGTTGTTAATTCAAGTTGAGCGTTAGTAATACGAGAAAAATTACATGCACCACTTGGTTGATGTTTAGTTATATCTTGATTTAAATTAAAAGAATAAACGTATATACCATCATCCGGTATTCTTTTCATATGTTGAAAATTATTTACTAGGGAAAACATTTCCATGGTTTTTGTTTTAAATCTAGCAACTCCATCAAACTTAAGTGATGCTGATTTAAGTATATCCTTGTATTTTAACGAATTGATATTACTAGAATCAAAAGTAGCTTCAGCCGCAAATTCATCATAATCAGTAGGGTTTATAACCGGGTCTATTGTATTATCTGGCCAATTCGTGAAATTATAAAACTGATTTCTAGCTTTAAAATCTGTGCGGCGTAATATCCACATCAAGTTAGATACTGGATGTTGTATTTTTAAATCTATTACATTCGTATCTCCTTCTGCTGTTGTTGATGGTGTAATAGTATCTTGTACTTTTTGTACTGTATTTACTAAATATTCGTGTTCTGCTGCCGCAAAACGCTTTCTTTCATCATTATCTAAAAATATATAATTTAATTCTATTGATGGTGATATATCTAATGTTGAAATAGTTTCACCACTGCTAGAAAATATACCTAAATTATAAGTAGCGGACGGTGGTTTTTTTCTTAAAGAACTATGAATTACAGTATATAATTCATTAAATGGTCTTAATGTAACATTGATTTTACATTCAACCGTTTGTAAAGCTATGATTGGAAGAGCACTTCCTAGACAGTAAGTAAACCAAAATGGAAGAGGGACATATATTTTTCTAGATTTAATACTTTGTCTTATTTTACTATTATCAAATGGGTAAGTTGAACCATCACTTTTAATTGGATTAGTAAGGTCTGTAATATTACCTGTCATTTTATTATACCCACTTTTTTTGGCTTCATCACACGTAAGTTCATTCCAAATATGCATCCATTCAGGATATAATTTATCTATTTCTCGCGATTCAATATTAAAAGTTGCTTCTTTAATAATATATTCTCCAATTCTATCTATCCATTGAAATTTATAATCTTTACTTGTATTATCGGAATATATATCAGGAAGTGTAAATACAAAATAAACTTCTTTTATTAAATCAGCATTACGTTCTATAACAAATTCTATTTTTGTTTCATCGGATTCTTTTAAAGTAATATTAGATGTTTTTGGTTCTATTTCAATCATTTCCATTGAAAAATTAGTATGTCTTCTATAAACATTTTTAAAAAATGAAATTTGTGGATTACTTGTTAAATAATAATCTTGTCCACCATATGCAGATAACTGCATTATACCACCGGGCATTTTGTATTTTTTTTTTCTAGTTTATTACTATTAATATTATTATTAATTATTATTAATATTATTATTAATTATTATTAATTATTATTAATAATTAACTTTATATTACTATTTACTACTATATTATTTTAAAATTTTTATTTTAAAACTTTTAATTTGTTCCTTTTAATGTGTTAGTTTGATAATATAATTTAATTTTTTTATAAACTGTCAAATTTATTATAATAAACCAATAACACCATAATGTATAAATAAAAATATAATTTATACAATAAAATAATGGTTTTTCTTTACAAATAAAAAAACAATCTGGTACGGGATAAATAATTCTTGTTACTAAAAATAATAAATATATAGATATTTTTGCTATATCTTTATAGTGATTTTTATTAGTATTATATCTTATACATACGTATCTAACTTCTAAAGGAATATTAACTATTTCAGTTAAATATAATTTAGATACAATATAACTCGTACTATTATCATAAAGAATACAGTAAATACCACCTATTGAAATACTATGATGAATAATTTTAATAAGTAATTCATTTTGTATATTATAGCGTAAAATATAATATATATCAAATATAAAAAAACCCAACTATAGTATAATAATTTAATAATATTGTGTTCAAATTAATTATATTATTTAAATATAAAAAACATCCTAGTGATATTATAGATGAATGAGCCACATTTATAATAGTTTTAGCATCTTTATAATGATAATCTTTAATGTACTTTAAGTATGTAAATGTATAATGGGTTATAACTAATGAACAAATAATAGTACTAATCATTATAATTAAATTAAATTAAAAATTCTATTATTTAAATTGGGTTAAATAAAATACTACATTTTAATTATTAAAAAAACATTAAATTAAAAAAATCGGAAAAATATTATTTAATATGTAAAAATATGTTCTAGTTCTTTTTCAGTTAAAGATGATTTTAAAGGAAGTTTATTAATTGTGAATATATTAAAAATGGGATCACAAATTACTTTACTAGGTTTAGCATTATGACAATATTTAGAAATATGAATATAAAGGCTAAAATCATCATCCAGATTAATTACATTTTCATTATAATCATCTTTCATCCATTTATTAAGGAATTTTCGTATTATTTTATTATCATCAAATCTTTCATAAATTGTTGTTGCTAATCTTACTAGATCAAAACTATAATTAATAGAATTATGTGATTTTTCTGGATTAAAGTATGAAGAGGTAGGATATTCAATTTGTCCCTCAGCATCCCCTTCATCACTAAATACATCACTTATAAACCATTCATTATTATAGTAAAAACTTGCTCTACCAAAATCTATTATTTTTAATATTTTACCATATGTTTTGATTTTATAATGCTTACTATTAATAGTATAGTAAAGATGAGTAATATTTGTATTTTCAAACATAATATTACTAGAATGAAGATCGTTATGACACATTTTATAATATTTTTGTGCTACCATAAGATTATATATTATTTGAAATAATATAGAGAGCCATTCATCTTCACATATTTCATAATCCATATCATCCAAAAGTTCATCAAGTGTAAATTCAAATTTTTCCATAATACTTGCGTTAATTGGGAATTGTGGAAATTCAACAACATCTATTTTATCTCTAAAATCGATATCACTACATTCGGAAATATTATCAATAGTATAAGAATTTTCCGAATTGTTTGAATTTATAGAATATGTAGATGATGATGAATGATTGGATTTAAGTGATGATGATTTTTTGGATTTATTATTTAAATTTAGTTCTAATTCTTCAGGTGAAATATCAATATCTAATACTTCATCTAGTATATCTAAATCTTTTAAATCTAATATTTCTTCAATATCTTTATCAGTTTGTGTTTCATCAATAATCTCTTCTTTATTATTTGTTTTCTCTTCATTGTTTTCATCATCGTTATTTGTGTCTTCTTCATCATTATTTTCTTCTTCTTCATCACTGGTTTCTTCTTCATATATAGTTTTTTTAGTAAAAAGGGTTGAATGTTCTTTATTTTTAAACCAAGATTTGTGTTTTATATCATCGTAATCTTCACTGATATCAAAATGTATATTTTCTTTTATTCCAGTAAAACATCCATAAAAATGTGGATATCCAATACAAGTATTTGTTTCTATTAATTTATTTAGTAAAAATCCCATAAATGCCTCAACATAACATGAATTATATTTTGAATTAATTTTTTTTACAAGAGAAAGAGTATTAATATCGGGTGTTAGATGATGATTATTATTATTATTATTATTATTATTTAGTGGGCTTGATGGAAGATATGTTTTAATATAATGTATTGGTTCAATAAGAGGTGATATTTTAATAAAAGTATTTTTTTGTTGGGTTGTTAAAGAATTTAAATCTAAATCACATACAATATTATTAGTATCATCAAATTCTTTAACCACATTATTTAGTTTTTCTAATTTATATTTAGTTAATATATTATAATTATGTTTATTGAATAATTTCTGAATATCTTCTTTTTTCTTTTTATTATTAAGTAATAGAGTTATACTACTATCACTATTTATACTAGAAGTTGATATATCACTATCATTATCACTATCATTATCACTATTACAAGAATTAGTTGAGTTATTAAAACTTAAATTACAATCATGTGATGTATTACAACTATTTATTTTTTTTATACATTTGTTTAAATGTTCTTCTGTTTTAATATTATCTAAATCTGAATTATTTATGTCGTGTAAATTATGTATTGGAGTATTTGGTCTTTTAGGAGAATTAGGACGTGATTGTTGTATTTCATCTTTTGGGATATAAAGCTCGTTATATTCTATTTTATTTTTAAACACTTTAAATATATAATCATTTATTAATGGATTATTAAGTTTTACATTTTTAACATTTAAAATATCTTGAATAGAATTAAGTAAATCAGTTTCATGTGATTTATTTATTATTTCGAAATCTAAATCAATTGTGGTCATTATTTAATTAAAATGATATATTATTTATTTTTTTTTTTTTATACGAATTAATTATTATTTGTCTAAAATAATTTCTATTAATATATTTAATATATATATATTTATAATTTTAATTAATTTTATTACTTTCAAATATTAAATCGTAAATATGAGTACTAATGAAATAAACTATGACAAAAATAACACTCTTCTTAATGAACAACGAAACTGTACTACGTTTGGCAATGCCACTCCTTTTAAAGTTAATGTTAAAACAAAAACCCACGACGAAACTTGTTATTTAGACGTTCATACTGGTCAAAGTAAAGGTCCTGGTAATTACCAAGTCGCTAATCATTTTGACTGCGATACTTCCATTAAAAACTCTATGGATATAGCTACAAATAACCATATGATTACCTTTAAAAATGGTTTTAGAGCACCAAATGATATTGTTGATGAAGATACTGATATGAGATTTGGTGAAACTAGGGAAAATCCAAAATGTCCCGTACAATTATTCCATAGACCCACAGGAGGTGCTCCTTACAAGGGTCGTGGAATGGGTGATATGAATATTGAAAGCAGATTACTTCCTGGTGAAGATACAGTTACTACTAGACCTTGTAATGTTTTATCTGGCGCATCTACGTTAGACCGTGTTATGGTTCCTTTGGTTCCACATTTAGATAAAAACATTCAAAACCCCGAACATTTAGTCGAAGAAGTCGCCGAAGATGGTTGGGTTCGTGGCGGGTCTCCTTCTCGTTTAGTTATTAGAGATGTTGATTACTTACAAAGATGTGGCTACAATTATATGGACAAAGAAGCAAATGGCGACTTTTGGGATAATAAACATAACTACCTTTGAATAAAAAATAATTCATTAATTAGTTAATTTTTTTTATATTTTTTTCTTCAGTAATATTATAAATAATTAAATATTAAATAATAAGACAAATTAATAAATAAATTGTTTAATAAGAAGAATGCCAGAAGCAGTTGTAGAAGAAGGTGTAGAAGTAGTACAATTAAAAGAGGGAGAAGGATTACTTTCAAGAGGACTAGGTTCAAGAAGAATAAATTGCGAAACAAGTACAGACCCTGAAGTATTATATAATGATATAATTGCGTATATTACTACAATAATAGATCCTGATGGAGATAATGACGTAGGTACAGCTTATGAAAAATTAGAAAGAATAATTCTTGATGATAACTGTAAAAATAAATTAAATGTTAATATTAAAGATGGTACAAATTTTACTTATTTTGATAAGTTATCCAATTTATGTATTACATTATATGAGTTTGTATATTCAACTGAAAATGAATATACTGAAGAACTTAATAAGTTAGTGGTAGAAATAAATGCTACAAAAGCTAATACAGCGGCGTTATTAAGCGTGAGTAACGTAGATGAACCAACTGTTACTTTCCAAAAAGAACAAAATGATAAAGAAATTACAGATTTAGAGGCTAAAATCGAAAAACTACAAGCTAACCTTAAAACTACAAAAGAACAAAAACAATTATTAACAAAAATTACAATAGCAACACAACCAAGTATAGATAAACGTATAATTCAAGAAAACTTACCAGAATTAAGTTTTAATTATAAAAAAGGCACAGAAGAAGAATTAAATTTTACAGAATTCTTTAATGATAGTAGTATTAAATTAAGTATACAAGAATTTATGCCGATTGCCATAGATATTTTAGGAATACAGCCGCATTCTCATTTTTTAAGTCAAGTACAGAAATGTTTAAAAATAGATATGAGCGATGAAATTATAAAACAACTACAAGTTGGAGGAAATCAAAAAATAGATAAATTTGTAAGTTTTTTTAGTACACTTTATGAAAGTACAACAGATGAAAAAAAATTATTATTATTACCTTTAGATGATAATAATAATTTTAGGAGTGTGTCTGTCTCTAATAAATCATTATTACAAATATTAAATCCAACAATAAAACCAGACACAGAACATAGGTTTAAATTAACTGAACACGATGCTGATTTTAATGAAGAAAATAGTAGTGTTGTTACAAGTAAGGTAGTATTTAATCCAAAAATAGGAGTAGAAAGAAATAAAAATATAATAGTGGTATATATTAAAAATGATGGTATTTATATGTTAGGTTATGATTTATCTCATAGTCTTAGTATGGCAGAACACGTAAATTATTTAACAGAACAAATAAATGCAAATACTTCTATCCTTGATCAAAAAACACAAATGGCAGCACAAAACGCAGAAAATGTAGCCAGACAAATTATAAATAGAACCACTTTAAATAAATTAAAACAACAAATTGAACAAAAAAGAAAAGATGAAGAAGAAAGAAATAAAGAAAGTAAAATAATATATGAACGAAAATTAACTATTTTAAAAGAACAATCAAAAACAACTAGAGATGCACAAGAAATTTCTCAACAAAATGAAGACGCCATTTTAGAAGCTAAAAGACTAGAAAAAAAAAATGAACTAACTGACAAATTACAAACTAAACTTACAGATGAGTTAAAAATAAAATTAAAAGAAATTGAAAAAGAATATAAAACAACTTTAGCACAAATATCAACAAATAAACAAACACAAGAAGATTTAATATTAGAAGGAGAATTATTAAAACAAGAACAAATCCATAAAATTAATCATAATACTGAAATATTAAAAGCGGAAATAGAAGTACAAAACACACTAAAAGCCTTACAAACAGATCAAAAAGAAGAATCAGACGAAACACTAAAACAACAACAAATTCAAAGTAAACAAACTATAACACAAATTAAAGCTTCAAATGCTGCAGTTGCCCAACAAAAAGAAGATTATGAAGCTTTAAAACAGGCATTAATAGCGTCTACTAAACAAATAGAAGGAAATACAACAAAAATGACTGAATTATATAATGATGTTAACATAAACGCTGTTGATTTAAAACAAAATATTGAAAGTTTACTCTCAGATATAAAAGCAGGAAAAGCAGAGTATGATGCTGCATTAAAAAACTTACAGACACATATTGTTGCTCAAAAAAAAGAATTAGGAAGTGAATCAGGATTAGAACAAGCAAGAAAGAGAGCATCAGCACCACCAGAACCAGCAGCAACAGCAGCAGCAAACGCAGGTGGTGCTCGTAAGGGGAAATCTAGGAAGCATCTTAGGAAACAATCAAAGAAAACAAAAAAGAGAAAAGCATCTAGTAAAAAAACAAAAAGAAAGAAATCTAAATCAACAACAAAAAAAAGGAAAAAAACAAAAAGGAAAAATAGAAAATAAAATTTAAAACATAATTTCTTTTTTTATTTAAATAAAGTTTTACATTATATTAATTAAGTTTTACATTTTTCATTTCAAGAATTTGATTGTAAATTCATTCCATTTAAGTATCACATTTAAAATGCCTAGAGATGATAAACGAGAATTAAAACCCTATTATAACTTAAACGAAATAGATAAGATGATACACAACGTTGTTTCATATAATAAAGATGTCCCTATTTTATATTCAGAACTAAAACACACATTTAAAGACAGTAAGATTTTCATTGAACAACTTAAGTTGGTACAAACTAGAAATAGATTACCTAAATTACCAACAGAAATCTTATCCTATATTATTGAATTAAAATATAATCTAGATGATATGAATGATTTAGGTGTTTTGCTTTGCTATAATGATATGGTGAAATCATATAAGAAAGAAGGGAGTGATTTTTTATATGGTTATTTTAGGTTTATAGATGCTGAAGATATTACTAGATTAGATAAAACATTATATTATTTCGATATAGCTACTAAATATATAGGTATGGGACACGTTATTACATTAAGTATAGATAAAACACGGAATAAATTCTTTTTCAAATATGGAGGAGGAAGTAGTTTCCACGATATAGTTGAAACTTCTAAAAATAATGAAAAACTACAATCACTAGATAAATATAAAAAAAATCTGTTTAGTATTAGAGATATTTATGCTAAAATGGAAATGGATCGCGACTGCACCTCTAAATCAGATGACGAATATGGTCCTCAAACTAGTATTCAAGATTGTATAGTTGATAGTTATTCTGAATAATACATTATTTGATTTATAATTATAATTTTTTTAAATTTTTTATATTTTTTAATTCTAGATTAAAATATATCTAATTTATATATAAATATATAACTTATTATTTTAAATATAAAAATGTTCGGTAGTTTAATGCGTCCTAATTCTGGTAGTTGTAAAAAAGTAAATTTAAATACAATTGCTAGACAACAAAGAGGTAAACGACAAGGTAAATCATCTTCTAAATACAGAACAATTTTTTTAGATAAGTTTAATCTTACTAATCCCCCTCATAAATTAAGTCATTCTAGACATAGCAATCATAACAATCATAACAATCATAACAATCATAGCAATCATAATCCAATAGTGGAATGTGAGTTTAAAACTACAAATTTAAAAACAAATAAAGTACGTACTTTAAAGAAAAAAGTGCGTTTGAATGATATTAGGAAAGTAGACGATAAATTAAATGTAAAAGATAATTTTAAGATTGAATACAAATGTCGTTCAAAAGATGGAAAGTATCAACATAGTTTCAGTAGAATGAATGTTAAGCATGGAAAGCATCATTCTAATTCACAAAAGAAACCATTAAGACAAAAGCATATTAAAAAATCAAAAAAATTATCTACTTTATATAATCATTCAATGAATAAATATACAAATAATGATAATAATAGTAATAGTAATATTAATGTTAATGTTAAAAAAATTAAACCAATTGTTATGATTAATAATAATAACGCTAATTCTAGATTATTCAGTAAAAAATCAATTAAATCATCATCAAAAAAAGGGAAAAAGAAAACTAAATCTGTTAAAAAGGGTAAAAGTAAAGATAAAGGTAAAGATAAAGGCAAAAGTAAAGATAAAGGCAAAAGTAAAGATAAAGGCAAAAGTAAAGATAAAAAAGAAGCTAAGTTAAAAAAGAGGAAAAAAGGTTCTTCTAAAAAAATAACAAAGAAGCAATTAAAAATATTAAAATCAATAGCTTTAAATAATAATTAAGTTGTTTTTCGTTTTGATGTTTTTCGTTTTGATGTTTTTCGTTTAGATGTTTGTTTTTTCGTTAATTTTCTTTTTTTTTTACTTTCCAATAAATAATTTCTAATTGTTTTTAAGACACTGTTTGCAACTAAAATAGAATCCTTACTTGTTTCCTCACAACTTATTTCATTATAAAATTTATAGTTTGGTTTGATTTTTATTTTATTTTTATTATTTTTATATTCTATTTCACAACAAAACATGGTTTTTGGTATTTTACAAATTTCAGTTTTATTTTGCTTCAATATTTTCATACAAGGTGATGTATTTTCTTTACCATATATAATAGCTTTTTCAGTATCACATTTAAGTAAGACTTTATTTAATTTTGTCCACTTTACAACAACATCATATACAATTTCTGAAAGTCCGGGTGTTATAATAGGTTTTACCACTTTATTATAATTCATTCCCATTAAAATATTTCCTAGTGTCTCCCACGTTCTTCCTAAGATAGATACAAAATAATTAACTTTATTATTAATTATATTATTATATAATTCTTGTTCATTATTTTTTATAAATGTTCCTAAATTATATGCTTGATTTCTTCCATTAGTTGTTAATTTAGGATTTATAGTTCTAGACATTTTAATAAAATTAACATTATTATGTGTTCCTTCTGCATGTCTTGCGAAATATATTATATTATAGTCAGTTTTCTTTAATTCCGTTTTAATAATGGTATGTGTTTGTGACATTACTGTATCAAAATGTAATTTTGGATTTTCAGTATTTATTTTCCAATGTGATTTTTTTTTGTTATTTTCATTATATACTAAAGATATTTTTCCAGTTTGTGTATTTATTTTTATTAACGCACAATTAAAAAATTTATTATTGCCATATTCTAAATCATTCATTAATTGAGCACATAATAATCTTAAAATACCTTGATGAGTGACAAATAAAGCAATTTTATTATTATTATTATTCTTCATTATATATATATATATAATATTTTATTTTTACATTTTATGTTTTTCGTTTAGTTGTTGTTCGTTTAGTTGTTTTTCGTTTAGTTGTTTTTCGTTTTGTTGTTTTTCGTTTAGTTGTTTTTCGTTTAGTTGTTTTTCGTTTAGTTGTTTTTCGTTTAGTTGTTTTTCGTTTTTTATAATATCCAGCATTTTGTATACTTTCATATATTTTAGTTTCTTGTGATTTAATTGTTTTATATTGTAATTGTTTATATAAAGATCCAAGCTTTATAGAAGCCATAACAGCACCAATTGTAAATGACACACTATTTGGGTCAATTATATCTGATGCTTCTGAACAATTATATAATTTATAATTTGGTTTAATAGTTATTGTTTCATAAGTTCGTTCCAGACATTGTCCTGTCGGTTCTTTACCAGTAATATAACGCATACATTTACTTTTATTTTCTCTACCAATTAAAGACATATGTGCTTTCTTACTATCACATTTTAATGGTTTTTTATTTTCATTATAAGAAAATTCAGAAAGACCTAATGATATAACAGGTTCTATACTCATAGGGGTTTCTTTAAATATAGCTTTTAATATATATGATAATGTTTCCCACGTTCTCCCTAATATAGAAACAAAATAATCTACTTTACTATTTATAATACTTTCTTTTAATTCATTTAATGAAGTTGTTTCTTCTATAAATTTACCTAATTTAGATGCTTGTTCTCTTCCCTCATCTGTTAATTTTGGATCTATAGAAAATGGTTTTTTAAATTTATTAAATAATGTTGTAAGATTATGAGTACCTTGGGCGTGTCTTACTAAATAAATATATTTATAACCAGTATTATTAATATTAAAAATATCAATAACCAGTTGTTTTATTTCATTATAATTTATCATATGTAAATTAAAAATTTGAATTTGCCATTCTGGGCGACTTTCTTTACCTTCATTAAGTCCATTTGATTTATTATCATATTCTAATGTAATAGTACCATTTTCAGAATCTATTTTTAATAGAGAGCAATTTTTAAATCTATTTTCTCCTGTTTTCTTATCTTTTGTTAAATTATAACATAATGTTCTTAATACTCCTTGATGAGTAACAAATAAAGCATTTTCATTATCTGATTTCATTATATTTTTTACTTCATTATATATATATATATATATATATTTTATATTTTAGTTTTTACATTTTTGGATAAGTTCTTTAATATTTAATTCTTTTGATTTTAATATTTTACAATATTGTTTTCTATTATTATAGCTAGTTAATCCACATACAAACCCATAAATTATAACTGGTATAATAATAAATATAGTACATGAATTTCTAGCTAGGAATGAAGAGGCATATTCATCATCATTTTTATCTTTATTGAATAATTGGGGGTTTCGTATATATATAATTAGAGTTATTAATACATATATTATAAGAGAAACTGTTAGTGGATTTTCAAATATTTTATTCATCATTTTATATTTTTATTATATTTTTACAATAAATTATAAGATATATAAATATTTTATTTATTAAAAAAATAACATATTTTATTAATACAATTTATTATTAAGATATATTTATTACTAGAATAAAAAGTTTGTTTAATATTTTTTATTATATTCTTATAAAAATATAGGATAACTATAAACTTAAAAATAAAAACAAAAAATAATATCTAAAAGAAAAAAGAATAATGTTATCATTATTCATTAAAGTTTGTATGGTAATCGCATTGATATTTTTCATAAATAAATATGATTTAGTAGAAAAGCTTGATGATATTATAAAAGGAAAGCTGTCATTAAAGGAGGGATTTGATAATATTGTTTTACCAAAAGAAGAAGCTATTAAAATTATGATTGAAGACCAACTACCAATTTATAATTTGGGTCTAGTAAACGAAGGGAATTACTTAGATGAGATGTCTATTTATTTTAAGAGACATATTTTCCCCATTAAAGGAATTAATACAAAAGGTTCTATGGATAATATATTTCAATTAATAGATAATACAAACGAAGATTATAGAATAGATATGGCGTTTGTTGATGAAGAAATATTAATTAATTACATTAATAATCATAATCATATTAGGAGCAATTTCAAAGATAAACTCATTAGTAATAAATTACCACCTATTAATTTTTCTGTATTAGGAGTTTGTTTTCATCAATCCTTTTTATTTATGACTGGTAAAAACAGTGGTATATTAAGTTATGAAGATATCAAAAATGTTAAAATTACTGAAAAAGACAGTGAAAGAAATGTTAAAATAGGAGTACTTAATAAATACAATTCTGATTATTATCATATGTTAAAATTATTTTATTTGACAGATATAAATTTTAATGATAATGAAGATGTGGAAGTTGTTACATACAATAATTATAATGAATTGGGTAATGCGCTATACGCAAAAGAAGTTGATATTATCTACTTAACATCTAATAAAAAAAATAAAATGATTTTTGAAATTACAAAGGCTATGAAATGTCGGTTTATATCACCTAAAATAACAGCAGAAAAAATAAGATTTATCACAGATAATGAAACAGTTACTCAATATAATGAACCCCCGTTTATTATAAAAAAAAATCAAGATAGTAAACTTAAAACTTTAAAAGATATATATTCAAAAACCACATTTATTTATTATTTAAAAGGGACACGTAAAGAATTAAAAAAAATATTAAATTTAACAGATGACTTTATACCTACTGATAATACTATCGAGAATATTGAAAAAATACAACTTATAGAATTAGATGAAACAAATGAAAACTATAAAAAATCTATATTAACTATTAAAAGAATTTTTAATAATACAATGAATATTAGTAATATATTTAGTCCAAAAGAACTTAAGAATATTATTGAAATACCTAAAATAACTAAAACGCTAACTATAAATGATGCATATGATTTTATTAATAGTAATATTAATATTTCTTTGTTTTTACCACAAAAACGTATCACCAGAATGAGACTTCTTAATGATATTAATATGTATAATTATAATGCGATAGATATTAAAAATGAAAAAAGTGTTATGAAAAATCTTGATATTGAAAAGGCTAAACAAATAACAAATTATAGAAATCGCGGTAAATTAATTAAAAATATGTTTCATATTATTTTTGATAAAACTGAAAATCTTAATACATCTTATAGAAATATTAATACATCTATTAATTTAGATACATATTCTACTAGAATGTTACTAGTCGCAAGAAATGATTTAGAAGAGAGATATGTTAGACAAGTAGTCGAAAATATGATACTAAATTTGAATGGATTAAAAGAAAATATTAATGATTTTCTTAGTTATGAAACAAGTAGTGAAAATACTGGTTCTACTGATACTAAACAAGTTAAAAAACGAGAAGATTATAAATTGAAAACGCGGAATTTAACAAATCCTTATGTTAAAGATGCGTTTGATTTTAATTCTCTTGTTAGTATAAAAGATATTCCTATTCATAAGGGAGCAAAACCAGTTTATGAAAAATATGGATTAATTAAGAGTGTTGAGATTGAAGAAACTAATGTAAAATAATTAACACATTTGGTCTATACCATCCCAAGGTACTTCACAATCTTTAGCCCATCTACATTTCCAATAATTACCGTCTTTGGTATTATTAAACAATTTATTATTTCTAAATGATACTGTGTATGGAGCTGTTTTGCGACACTTTCCTATTTTATAAATATTTTTACATTGTTTTTCACCATTACTATCTGTTACAATTTCAAAAAAATCTGGACATTCTGGATGTTCGAAATTTTCTTTTTCATTCTGCGAAAGGGGATTTTTTGCTTTTTGATTATTTAAATATTTGAGATATAAAAATATCATAAATCCTACTGCTATTATTAAAGATAATATACTAGTTATACTTACTATAGTTTTCATTTTTATTTAATATTTAATATATAATATTATATGTATATTTATTATATAAGTAATATTTTTTTTTTGTAAAGTTAAAAATGAATTTGGAAATATTTTGGATGAGACATGCTGTGAGTTGTAATAATATTAAAACAAAACTAGAAAAAATCCTAAAATTTTATAAAATGAAAGATCCTTCAATATTGTTAGAAGGAATGTTAACAATAATAGAAATGAAAAAATATTTACCAACTAAAATGAAAAATTGTAAATTAGTATTATGTTCCCAAATGAAAAGGGCAATTCAAACATCCATATTTAATTACCCAGAACATTTTATTAAAGGTAAAATTAAAATTATAAAGGGTGTTAATGAACATGCTTTATCATATGATATAGGACATGGAAATACTCCACAAGAAGTTAATTCTTTAAAAAAAGAATTAAAATATAGTATCCTTTTTTTATATAAATTTATTAAAGAGGATGATAATAAAATATATAAAGATTATACATTATATAAATATCTTGCCAAATGTAAAAACATAGACACGACATTAGATAAATTAATAAATAAATTATTCAGTGATATAGAAAATAAACATTTTGATAATTTAATTAAATTAAGAGAAGAAGAAAATAATATTGTAAATTGTTTATTTAATTATTTAAAACCAACAAAAATATCTAAAATTGTGATTGTTTCTCATAGTATTTTTTTAACTAAAAATATATTGAAACAACATAACAAATTTTTACATTTAATAAGAACAAAAGAGACAAAATTATATAATAATCAAATTTTACATAAAAAATATACAAAATTAAAAAATAATATTAAATTTACAGAAAAAATATATCCTTATGGTTGTACATATAAAAATAATATTATATCTTGTTTTCATAATTATAATATGTTAGATAAATACAGCACCAAAACATTAACTAAAAAAAAATTACTTACAAAAAAGAAATATAAACCTATATCCTTAAAAATAGAATTTAATAATAATAAAACAATATGTTCTAACAGAAAATCATACAGAAAATCATCCAGAAAATCATCCAGAAAATCATCCAGAAAATCATCCAGAAAATCATCCAGAAAATCATCCAGAAAATCATCCAGAAAATCATCCAGAAAATCATCTTAACTAAATGAAAATGATTGAAACTTGGAATTATATATATCATTTGTCATTGGTAATGGAGAACCGTGTAAATCCATATAACTTACTGATAAATATTTTTGAACTTTTGATAAATCAAAAAATTCTGGTAAATTTGGGATTGTAAATTCTTTTTCAGTAGAACCTGTTGATGATAATTGTTTATTATATCCAGAATGAGATAAAATAGCTCTATTTTCATTTGATTCGGATTCATATTCTTCTTCTACTTCTTTACTTTCTTTTGTTTTTATAGTATCTTTTAATTTATCTAATATATTTTTATATTTTAATACTCTTAATAACTGAGATAAAAATCCCATATATTTATTAGTATGATTATTATTGAATAAAATTTCTAAGTCTTTCAAATCCGAATCATTTAATTCAATATTATTATTAACTTTAGTATTTAATTTTCTAAATATTTCATTAAATCTTACTTCTGATATTTTATGTTTCTTTACATTTATATTTTTATAAATATCATATATATCACTATTTTCACTATCAGAAACAGCTTCTTCTCCATTAAATATTTTTTGTAGTGTTTTAGAGGTGATACCATCGTTTTGTTTATATTGTTTTTCATAATATTCATTCATTTGTTGTTGTTGTGCTAAAAATAATTTTTTTTGTTTTTCATAGTCTTCTTTTTTCTTATTTTGAATATCTTCAACAATATCCTTACATACTTTTTTACATTCTTCTTTTTCACCATCCTTTAACTCATCTTTTACATCTTTAATACGCTTAATACATTTATAACATAAAAATCTATTTAATTTTGGTTCTTGTTTTTTAATTTGTTCTTCTAAGTCTTTTATATATTTTGATATATTGGTTTGTGTCATAAATTCTATTTCTTCGGGTATTTCAATACATTCTGTTTCATTTACTTTATGACTTTCTACGCATTTATTTTTAGACATAACAAAACTAATTTCAGAGGCTGGTTTGCTACATAATTCTTCTTCAATACCATATTTATCTACACATTCTTTTTTAATATCAGCATCACTTTTTTTGTCATCATAATAATTTGATTGTATTATTTTCATACATTCTTTTTGTGCGTTTGCGTTATTTTTTGTTATACAATCTAATTGTTTTTTAATAAAATCATCTTTATCTTCTAATTCAAAATCATTTATTATTTTTTCTAAATTACCGACTTGATTTTGTAATAAGACAATTGACCGTTTTGTTTGTAACATACAATTATTATTACATTTTTTTTTATTTTTAACTAAAAGAGATAAAATATTTATTTCTGTTTTTTTTAAAAATACAGTTTCAAGTAATTTATAAATATAATATTGATGTAAATTATTTAATCGTTTTTTTAATTTTTCCGTATTTTCTTTAATAATTTTAACATATTCATCGTCAGCTTCATTTTTTTCATCTAAATCTATAAATGTTTCTATATTTTTATATCCATATTTATTACTTCTTTTTTTAATATAAATTAATAGTAATAATAATATAATTATTGATATATATATTGTTTTTTTATTAAAACAAGTCATTATGTGTGATTTTTATCTTTTATTATATCAAAATACTATAATATATTATACTATAATATTATTTATTTTATAACAAAAAATATTAAAAAATGGAAAAATAAATATTAACTATTATAATCTGGTGGTGCGGATGGTGTTGGTGAAAAATTATTATTATGATTATTATAACTAGGATTATTTATTGTTGGGTATAAATTATTAAAATGACCTAATTTTTCATTTATTGTATGATGTTCTGGTCTTTCACATTTCATATGTATATTGTTTAGTGGTAATTGTTGTGTATATTTATTATTGTATTTATTAAGAGGAACTGTATGTAAATTCACATTTGATATTTTTTTTACTATATTATTATAATTATTATTATGATTCGTTTGAGTACGTGGAACAGTACGATAATTTGAATTATTAAATCCAAATTCGATTTCTATAGAAGACGATGAACTAGATAAATTATCTGTATGAGAACTTTCAGAAACACTTCCTAAATTTATTGATTTAGATCTAAAGTTTTTTATTTTAGGTTTATTATTAATTTTATTAATTTCTTTTTCTCTTTTTTTTTTCAATGATTCTAAATATTCATACCCCTCTCGTTTCATAAATTCTAAATCATTCTTTGTTTCTTTTAAAGCAACATCTATTATTTCACTAGGTTTAACACCTTCTTTATTAAAATCCAATGAAATATTGAAATTATGTTTTAATAAATAAAGTGTTGCGATTGTTTGTTGAGATACATTTTTTAAAGAATTCATTGCTCTCCATTTAATTAAACTCTCATAATTATTTGGTGATTTTGGAGGCTCTGGTTTTTTATCCAATTTAAAAGGACAATCTCCTATTTTATTAGTTATTTTATCATAAATTCCATTATATTTCATAAATATCAATTGATTTAAATTATCATATTCTTTACATTGCTTATCAGTTGCTTGTTCAAAGTTTTCTATATAATAATAATTATCACCATTTTCACGAACTGGAATTGATTTTAATGTAAATGAACCTGTTCTTATTTTTGTATTATCTTTTTTTTTATTTTTAAACATTTTTATTTAATTAAAATATTTAAATTTACTATATTATTTTAAATGAATTAAATAATATTTAAATAATAATTATATAATTAAAAAAATACTTAAACAATATAAATTAAGTTTAATTTATATTTTTATTATATATTAATTAAATAAAAATAATTATTAACAAAAAATAAAAAAAGATAAATAATGTCTAATAACAATAAAGAAAAAGATACTGTTCAAATTATAACTGATTTAGATACTAATACTACTATAAAGAAAACTTTAAATGTTAAAGAAATAGATAATGTAGTTAGTGAATCTTCTATTGATAATAATGATATAAATTTAATTAAAAGTAAAAATAACGCATCAAATATTATTATAAACGCAATTGAAAATTTTGAAGATAACTCTGGTGTAAAATATAAAGAAAAATTAGATGATACTGATAGTATTTTCCATAATATTAAAGACAGTTTTCGTGGTATGGATTTAGATGTATCAAATATTATGTTATATGCTGCTAGAACAATAGAAATGGTTGAAGTATTTAAAACAGGTGATGGTCTAAAAAAAAAAAAAGTTGTTATGAATATTATATTTAAATTTATTGATGATAATTTAGATATTTCTGATGATGATAAAGAATTTATTAGATTTATGTTAGAAGGTCTTATTGAAACTATATTAAAAACATCTAAAAAAGAAATTGATTTAGCTAGTAAAGATAATAAAGGAAATGGTTCTAAAAACACAAAAGGTATTGGTAAAAAAGGAAAGGGGAATTCAAAAGCAAATAATAATATGAATTTATCAATTGGACAAATTATTGAATCACTTATTGATAAATGTGTTACAATTATTAAAACTAATAAATATAAAGCAGAAAATGTGATTATCAATATACCAATTATGACTGGTATGGTTATGAGTTTAGTTGATAATTATAATTATTTAAATGGAAATGAAAAAAAAACGGTTGTTATAAAAGTCATTCAAAAACTTATTACAAAAAAAATTCCAACATTAGTTAAATTAGATGAAAGTCATCAACGTAAATTAAATCTTGTTTCTCAAATAATTCCTAATGTTATTGATGTACTTATTGATGTTGCTAAAGGAAGATATGAGATAAATGAAGTATTAGATGATGTTTGTGGTTTATTTAGTTGTTGTAAGGATAAAACAAATAAGGGTAAAAAATAAATAATCATTGTTTAACTATATCAATCATTTTATCTTCATTTAGTTCTTCGTTCTTACAATTAGTTTCTTTCATTTCTCTTTTAAGGCTAGATACTAATAGTTGTGCCTGTTCTTTTTGTGTTAAAGTGTCTTCTATTTTTTCTGTTTTTAAAACTTGTTTTATAAATTTATCCTCTTTTTGTTTTTGTATTAAGTCCTTTTCTTTTGGTGTATGTCTTTCTAAAAAAGTATTTGTTAATTTATCAAAATCTTTATCATCCATTTCTAAATATTTTTCAGCCATTTTAAAAAAAAGTTATTTTCAAATTATAAAATATAGTTATATAAATATTTAGATTTGATTTTAAATTATTTTTACTATTAAAAATACAATAGTTATTGTTATTATAATAATAAAAAATAATAAATACATTATAGGTGTTAAATTGGAATTCCCAATAGTCCAACGAGAACGCAACCCACCCCCTATTAATCCCTTCTTCATTTAATTTTAATTTATATATATATATATATATAAATATATTATTTATATATATATATATAAAAATATATTATTTTAATATTTTATGATATTTGTTATATGTTTTATAATTAAATATAGAATCTGAGTTAGTAAATATATGATTTTTTAATTTTTCTTTTGTGTCGTCATCTAGTTTTAATTGAGTTGCTATTTCATCTAATATTTGTTGTATATGAATATAAAAGAGTTGCCCTATTAAATTTTTATGTGTAGTTAATGATGGTTTAACTACCTTTTTATCGTTATTCATCACTATTTGCTTTTAATTCTAATTATATAATATATTTTAACTAGATTAAAACTTCAATTTTAATTTAATTTAAAATAAGTTTAATAATAAAATGTATTATCTATTGCTAATATATATATTTAATACTATTAGTATTATTGCTAAGTAAAATAATTTAAAATGTCTGATAATGAAGAAGTAGTACAAGAAGAAAACGAATACCAATCTACATCTAATGAAGACAATGATAATTTAGGGAATGAAGTAGATGACGAAGAAGAAGAAAATGATGACGAAGAAGAACAAAATGATAATGAAGAAGAAGCAAATGATAACGAAGAAGAAAACAACGATAACGAAGAAGAACAAAATGATGACGAAGAAGAAAACAACGATAACGAAGAAGAACAAAATGATGACGAAGAAGAAAACAACGATAACGATGATGAAGAAGAAGACAATGAAGATGATGATGAAGATGATGATGAAGATGATGATGAAGAACAAAATGATGAAGAAAATAACAATGAAAACGATGATGATGAAGAAGACAATGAAGATGATGATGAAGACGAACCAGAAATGTCAGAAGAAGAGTGTATTAAATATTTTAAAGAATCGGTAAAGGAATATTTGAAGTTAGAAGAAGAAATCAAAACTTTGGATAAAGCTTCAAAAGTAAGGAAAGAAAAGCGTAAAAATATTGGTGATAGTATTTTATCTTTTATTCAACAAAAAGATATATCACACGTTAAATTACAAGGAAATTACAAAGGTAGACAAATAGAAAATCATAACACTGTTAAAAAATCAAATGTTAGTTTTAAAACAGTTACTAGTATTATTTTTGAACATTTTGATAATATTGATGATGCCAAAAATTTAATGGATAAAATAAATGACCAAAGAGTAGAAACGAATGTTTCCAGATTAAGAATTGCTAAAGATAAAAAAAGAAAAACAAATGCTTTTAAACTACAAAATTTAGTTGATAATAATACTATAAAATCTGACTTATCTGAACAAGTACCAGAACATATGCGGTATCTTTATACTACAACAGTTCAAAATGAATAGTTTTATTTATTTATTTTATTTTAAATTATTCTAATTTAACATTTTTAGCTAAATCTGTAAAATTAATAACAATATATATAAATAAAAATACACACAATATATTAAATATTAATTTTAATAATTCTATTAATATGCGTCCAAGGGGTAATTTAATATTACCAATTTTTACATTATATTTATCTAGTTCTTTTAAATCCGGTATTCCATTATTGTCTAAATCAATGGAAAATAATGGGTCTATTAATAAATTACTAAGTGATTTTAAAAAATTACTAGTATGACTACCTAATATCCAGACTATTAATGATGTTATAACAGTTGTTTTTATAATAAAATTTTTAACAGTTGAATTACTATTATTATTTAATGTTTCTTTCATTTTACATATAAATCTTTTTAAAAAATAAATCTTTTTAAAATACGTAAATATATAAATAATAAATAAAATAATTTCAAAAAAATATTGAATAATTATAAAATTTTATTTTATGTTATTTTATAATCTATCATAATTACATCTATCACAACATATTATATTTTTACAATATAAATTAGTAAATAAAAAACAACCAATACTAAATATTAATATAAAAAATATTAACATATAATATAATTTATTGTTATATTCATAATAATATGTATCTAATTTATTTAAAGTATTATTATTCATTTAATCTATAAACCTTATTTATTAAAATGTGTATAAATTTAAAAATATAAATAATTATATATTATATAAAAACACATATAAGGTAAAATTAAATATGAAAGAAATAGGGTCGCGCAAAGAAGTTTATGTAGGTATAGCTTTAAAAACTTCTGGAGGTATGACCAGAGAAGATATTATTAAATCTGTAAAGGAAAAAGCAAAAAAACTTTATTTAAGTAAAAAAATATCTAGTAGAATGAAATATAATAGTCCCTTAGTTTTGTACAGAAAAACAAAACAATCAAAAAAAAAACAATCTGATTTAGGAAAATTAAATGTAAGTGATTTAAAAAAAATGTTATCACGAGAAAGAAGATTACAACGTATTAAGAGGAGAAAATTAAAATCTTTAAAATCCCAAAAATCTTTAAAAGAAAAGAATAAGGATAAAAGTAAAAAATTAAGGTTTTCTCTTAATAAAAATAAAACAAAAGAATTTTATTGCTCCAGATTAAATAATGACGACGATGACGATAGTTATTCTACAACATCTTTTAATGGATATGAAAGAGATGATGAAGATGAAAATGAAGATGAATATAATACATCTCGTGATAAAAAAGAGTTTAAGATAGAAGCTCTTCCAGAAATAAGTTTAGAAGAATTATTTATTTAATTTATATTACTGTTGAAATATAATCTGTTATTTTTTTATTTATTTTTTCATTTGTTTCTATAATTTTATTGTATTTTATTTCTTTGTCAGTTAATTGTATTTTTATTTTTTTCTTCTTTGGTGAAGATGTGGATTTTATTTTATTTGTTTTTATTTTTGACAAATACATCAATTTATCAATATAATATAATGATTGTAAATCATTTATTTGAATATTATTATTTAAAAATGTTTTCCTGCGATTAAAAAATCCTTCATCTTGAGCCATTTTATTAAAACCATAGTGATGTTCTGGTATATAATTTTTGTATTTGATAGTTATAGGTTTTTGAGTTTTATTGTAAAATAGTTTATTATATTTAATTAGTTTTATGTTTGATATTATACCAATTTCAGATAGATAATTATTTAATTCCCATGTTTGATTTAAAAAAATTTTACTATTATAAAGTTCTGATATAGAATTGTTTTTAACAATTGATTGTATTATTTTATATTTTAATTCTTTATTTAGATTGTATTGTTTTATTAAATTTAAATAATTAGAAAACATACTTAAAAAGAAAACATTAGAATCACTATTAACTATCAATCTTACATCATTTTGTTTTACCTCATTATTAATTATATATTTAATTTTTGACTGAACATTATCTAGTAAATTAATACTGTTATCCGTAATATAATCATTCTCTGAATCAATGTGATTGTGGTTTTCATTATTACTACTATTATTATTATTTATATTTTTATTAGGAAATTCATTTTTATTCATAAAATTTTTCAGTATGATTTGAGATGTTATTTTTTTTTTATTTTTTAAAACATTTTCATTTTTACAATAAATATGAATTTGATATAACACATTAATAAGTTTTCTATATTCTTTCATTTGTCCTATTATTTGATTAAGGATTTCCTTTTTAATAGGTATATTTTCATTTTTAATAATATGTTCCGCTAATTGTTTTAATTCCTTCGAAGATGGTTTTGCTATTCTAAGAGTAAGAGCATTTTTTGTTAATAATTTAATTTTCTTATTTTTAATACTATTACACGTACATATAACGGGGAATTTGTTTTTCTTTATCTTTTTAATACCAACTATAATATCAATCAATTCTTGAATACCACTACTTTCTGTATTCATAGTTATACCATCTATTTCGTCCATTAAAACCCCTATTTTTTTATATTTTTTTGTTTTAAATGGATTTTGCTTGTTCAATTTTGCATCCATTATAATACTACTACCACTTATAACACCGATTCGTTCCTTAATCATTTTTTTGCTTCTGTAATCACTAGTGTTGATTTCCACTGTTTCGTAATTATATTTATCAAAAATAATTCGTGCAAGAGTTGTTTTACCAACACCTGGATTACCGTATAATACTAGAAACTTTTCTTTTCTAGTTTCAAAATTTTCAATCCATTCTGTTATTTCTTTAATATCATCTTCCTTCCCAATGTAGTTTTTAAGAGTTGTGGGACGATACTTTTCTAACCATAAATCATTTGTTATCATACTATGATATATTGTGATATTTTGAAATTATGATATTTAATATAAATAATTACATATTAATAATTTATTAAGTTTTAAAATTATTTTTAATTTAAATATACTAATATTATAAATAAGTAATAAGTAAGAAAAATTTATCTAAAATACTAATAAGAACTAATACATAGAAAATAAATAAAAATATAAAAATAAATATAAAATGGGAGCAGGTTCATTATTAGAATTAGTGGCTTTGGGAAAGCAAGATAGACATATAATAGGTAATCCACAAATGTCTTTTTTTAAAAGTGTGTTTAAAAGACATACAAATTTCTCTATTGAAAATATTAAAAATCAATTTACTTCTAGTTTTAACTTTAATGAAAAGATTTCTTGTATTATAGAAAGAAAGGGTGATTTATTAAGTAGTATGCATCTTCAAATAGAATTACCACAACTGACATCCGCAACTACAAGTTGGATAAATGGTGTTGGTAATCACATAATTAAAGAGGTTGAATTACAAATGGGTGGAATACAAATTGTTAGATTTACTGGAGAATATTTAGATTTAATATCTAGCTTAAGCGTTCCACAAAGTAAATTAGATGGATATTATAAAATGGTAGGAAAACATTCTTCTTATTCAAATACATCACAACGAGGTCCAATAACTCTTTTTGTACCTTTACCATTTTGGTTTTGTAAAGATATTAGTAATGCTTTACCTTTAATAGGATTACAGTATAGTGAAATTAAGGTAAATGTAATTTTAAGACCTTTTTCAGAATGTTGGTATTCAGGAAATAATGTATCTGGCGGTACAACAGAAAAAACAATAACATCTGTAAGTTTATATTGTGATTATATTTATCTAGATACATTCGAAAGGAAAAAATTCGCAACTATGTGTGATAAACATTATTTAATAGAACAAGTACAAGAAATACAAGATACAACTATATCTGCTAGTTTATCATCAAAAAGGGTTGATTTATTTTATAATCATCCTGTTAAAGAACTAATATGGATTTATAGAGCAGATGAACAACCTACTTATAATATATGGGGTAAATATGGTAAAAATCCAAATGGTGGTAATAATGAAGCACCTATAAGTAATGTTGAATTATTTTTGAATAGTAATTCTAGATTTGAAAAAAGAAAAGGAGAATATTTTAGATTAATGCAACCTTATCAAAGACATACTAGTATTCCAACTACAAACTATATTTATGTTTATAGTTTTGCTTTAATGCCCGAAAAATTTCAACCAACTGGTACGTGTAATTTTAGCCGCTTAGATAACGCAACTTTAGAGGTTGAATTTGAATCTAGTATTTTAGCTGGTGCTATAATTGTTTATGCTATTAATTACAATATACTTCAAATTACAAATGGTATGGCTGGATTATTATATACAACATAATGAATAATTTTATTTAAAAATAGTATCATAATAATTATCTAATTCGGTGACAATCTTATTTGCTATTAACATTTTGTTATTTTTGCGAATATGTATATCATAATGAGGTCCGCTATTTATTTCTATTATACCATCCGTTTTGCTATCTTTAAAAGATTTTGTTAAATCTTTAGATATATAATCAATACCTCCTATATTACAATCTAAATATTTCATCATATATTTAAACATGTTTAATGTATCTTTATGAACTTTATTTATAGGAAAAGGAACATTATTACTTCCATTGTGATAGTTTATAGTTTTTGTAATATAAATACGCTTACCTTTATTAGGGGCAGATACATTTATATCATTATATCCTTGTTCTTTAATATAATTTTCAGTAATTATTTTAGTTTCTGTTCCTTTTTTTCTATTTTTATTTCTTTTATCAATCAGTTCTTTAATTGTTGACTTACCATCTCCAATTACATAAGGAACTGTTCTATTAAGTATATCTATTATTTTACCATTTAAAAATAAAACTCTATAATTTTCTCCTTCAAGCATTTGTTGTATTTGTAAAATATTATATTTACTAAGTTTATTGTCAATATAATTAAATAATTCATCAATAGATTTAATATTAACATATACTCCTTTACCTTGTGTTTCATTAGTAGGTTTTATTACAATTGGATAGTTAATGTTATTTTCATTTAATTTTTTAGAAATTGTCTTTTTATTATCAATATCTCTATTATATTCTATAGAATTTGGAAATGGTATTCCAATATCTTTTGCTTCTTTAAACTTATTTATAGTATTTATTTTATTTATGATTGAAGACTTACATTTCTTAGAATTAAAATCTTTTCTTTTAATTTTTTCATCATTATTTCTTATTAATGAATTATCTTCCTTTTCATATTTAAAATTATATTTAGGATATATCTTTTTAAAATGAGAATGTCTTAAGTTTATAAATTGTTCATTTGAATTATTATTTTTAATTATTATTAATTTAATTAATAATAGTATCAAAATAATAAAAGTAATGTATTTATATTTTTTTTAATTAGTGTCATTATTATAATGTAAAAATATTATAAATAAATATTACTTATAAATTAAATCTCATCAATAAGAGAAATATGAGTTAAGAAGATTTTGCGACAACAAACTATATTTATGTCTATAGTTTTGCTTTAATGCCAGAAAAAAATTAAATTAAATTTAATTTAATTTAATTTTTTTCTGACTACTATTTATAAAGTATATTTTAATAAATTAATAAATATATTTAATTAAAAATGGCTCGTAAATTAGATTTAAATGTTGTTATTTGTGTTTTGTTAGTAGTAATTCTTATTGTTTCTATATTAGGTATGGAAAGATCAATCAAAGCTGCACCCTATAGTCTTCATAGATTAGATGCGGTAGTGGGAGAAGAAGATTCAACCAATTTTAATTAAAGTTTCTATGGCAGACAAAAGCGGAGTAAAAGCAGAAAACAAGGTATGAAAGAATATATAGCTAAAAAAACGATCTGAAAATATAGCTAAAATTAAAAGAAAATTTAAACTTAAAAAAAAAATGAACAAAATAATGTAATTCTCGACGTAGTTCCCTAATTCTATATATATGATAAATTCTCTAACTTATTTATAATATAAAAAACATTTTTAAGTGATAAGTTAATTTATTTTTTATTTTTATTTTTTTCTAACTATTAAATTTCATCAATAAGAGAAATATGTGTTAACATATGTGTGCGACAACAATATCGTATTAATCCCAATTCATCCAATACTTCACCTTCTGGTGTTTTTTTAACATCGTCTTCATTTACATCAATTACAGATGGTTGATCAGGTTTCATATTAAGTTTTAATTTACGTTCTACTACTTTTTTACAATAATAATCATATTTATTACCTAATGTTTTTCCACACGTAAAACATTTTACTGGAATAATCATTTTTATTTATTAATGTATTAGATATATATATACTTACTTTTTATTATTAGATTTTTAATTAATTTATAAATATAATCTTTATAATATTTTAAATCAATTTTAGTTTTTATTTATTTTTAATGATTTATATATTTTATTTTATTTTATTCATTTTTTTAATTAAGTAAAATCTAATAATAAAAAACTAAAATTGATTTAACTTTTACAATATAATAAATAATAAATAAAAATATGGATTTACTTTCTAGAGAACAAAGAATTAAAAAATATAGAAAATATATACAAGATACTTGGGATGCTAAATATATAGATTTTATTAAAACACATATAGATAAACCATTTAATTGGCGTAATATATCTTTATCGACAAATTTAACATTAACAGTTATAACAGAGTTTGCTGATAAATTAATATGGTTTGTTATTGGAGATAATATTAATTTTAATATAAGTTGGGTTGATGCTTTTCCAGATAAAAATTGGGATTGGAATAAAATATCAAAAAATCGTAATTTTGATATAAGTTGGTTTATTAAATATCCAGAAAAAGAATGGCATTGGGAATCAATATGTGAAGGAGACAATTTTCAAATAGAATGGGTTGAACAATATCCACATTTACCTTGGAAATGGAAAAGGATTACGTTATCCCATAATTTAAAATTAGATTGGATTAAAATAATTCCAGAGAAATATTTATTTTCTTATCAAGAAAGTTGTATTAATAGTAATTATTTTAATATAAGTTGGTTAGAGAAAATTACAAATTTATATTCATTTTGGATTTTTGAATATATACCTGAACATAAAGACTTTGATATAAGTTGGGTTGATAAATATCCAATAGAAGATTGGGATTGGTATAAAATTTCATATCATAAAAATTTTAATATTGAATGGGTCTATAAATATCCATTCGCAGAATGGGATTGGGATGAAATTTCTAAACACAAAAATTTTAAAATAAATTGGATACATATATTACCAGACAAAGATTGGGATTTAGAATATATTAATGCAGTTCAACGATTTAAAGAAAAATGGTCAAAAAGATGTCCTGATAAAATATTGAATGTTGTAAGCGAGGATGATTTATTTATATCAAAGAACCCCAATATTACAATAGAAGATATAGAAAATAATCTGGATTGTGACTGGAAATGGAGTGATTTATCTTACCATCCTAATATTACAATGGATTATATAAACGAGAATCTAGATAAAGAATGGGATTGGGAAAATATATCATTTAATAATTTTGATAATGAAAAACAGGAATTTTTTAAAGGAAGAAATAGACAATATATGGATAGACAATATATGGCAATATATAAAATTAAAAAATGGTGGAAAACTGTTTTATATGACACAACTAGCGAAATAGGAATAAGATTTCAAATGAAAGTTTATAATGAAACATTTTCTGATACATAATTACTTTAATTTATAAATATTTAATTTATCTTTATGTTTAGCAGAACCAACATCGATAGGTCTTGTTCTTTCAAATTTATCAGATTTATAAAGAATCGTCTTAACTTTCTTGGGTTGTAAGTCAAGATTTTTACTAATATTCCTACAACTTAAATAAGGTGTCGTATTTTTAAATTTGTCACTTTTAAAATAATCAACGATTTGAGATTCTAAATCAAGCATATTTAAGTATTATATTTAATATAAATTTTAATATAAATTATATTTTTTTATATAAATATATCTAATCAAAAAGTATTTAAATAATTAATTATTTAAATATAATATTAGTTATAAATACTAATTATAAAATTGATTTAAATTTAGTTTAATATACTAATATATATATATATATATATAACTATTATAAATTAATATGGATAATATTGTAAGTGACTTAGAAAATTTAAATATTACAAATGAAACAGAAGAAACTGAAGAAGTTAAAAATCAAATAAAAATAACAAAACCATTTTTAAAATGGGCTGGTGGTAAAACACAGATTATTAATACTATTATGGAAAAATTCCCCTCTGAAATAAATAATTATCACGAAATATTTATTGGTGGTGGTAGCGTTTTATTAGCACTTCTATCATACATTAAAATTAATAAAGATAAAGTTAAAGTTAATGGGACTATTTATGCATATGATATTAATAAAGTACTTATAGGAGTTTATAAAAACATACAATCTAAAAAAGACGAATTATATAAAAAAATAAAGGAATATCGTGATATATATGATAAATGTGAAAATGATTGTGTAGAAGATAAAAAAGAAAGAAAACCATCCACACAAGAAGAAGCCATAAAATCTAAAGAAAGTTATTATTATTGGTTACGAATACAATTTAATAAAATTATAGATAAATCTAGCATAGAATGTTCCGCATTATTTATTGTTATCAACAAAACGTGTTTTAGGGGTTTATATAGAGAAGGTCCTAATGGTTTTAATGTTCCATTTGGTCATTATAAAACAACACCGAAAATGATTACAAAAGAACATTTAGACGAAATTAGTACATTGATTAAAGATGTTAAATTTGAATGTTGTGATTTTTCTAAATCATTAGAAAAACCAAAAGAAAAGGACTTTGTATATTTAGACCCACCATATGCTCCCGAAAATAGCACATCTTTTGTTGATTATAATAAAGATGGATTTACATTAAAAAATCATAATGAATTGTTTAAATTAACAAAATCGTTACATACAAAAAAAATAAAATTTATGATGAGTAATTCTAAAGTAAAATTAGTCACTGATAGTTTTACTGATGAATCAATTACAGTGAGTAAAATAGAATGTAAAAGGGCTATTAATTCAAAGAAACCCGAATCCAAAACAATGGAAGTCATTATTACAAATTAAAATACATAAGAATAATAACCAATTTCTTCTATATCTAACATTTTTTCATAATCATTCCATTTAAATTTATGAACATGAATAACATCTCTTTTATCTTTATAAATAAATAATGCTATAATTTTTTTCGTATCTCCTATTTTTTTATGTACTTCTCTAAATGGATAATAAAGTTGTCTTATATTAAAATCATAATATTGTTTTGATTTCGCTTCTACAATACAAACATAATTTTCTGTTTCATAACATCCATCTGTTTCATATTGAGACCCTTCTATTTCTATAATAGAATTTTGTAAATGAGTCTTAAATGAACAACGATGTCTTCCTCCCATCAAAGGACCACGTAAAACGGTTTCTCCTATTATTTGACTTAAAATATTATTATATAACATATTATCTAACATGCTTGTTTCACTATTACCTATATCTAATAATAAACTCTTGCAAATTTTTTCAATCTTATAAGGAACATTATAATATTTATTTAACTTAATGTAAATATTTTCTTTTAAAAGAATATATTTCCCATTCTTAATAGATAATAAAAATATGTTATGTTTTTTAAATATATCTGGTCTTGATTCATAACTATCCATTTTACATAATAATCTTGGTTCAAATTGAGATTTTCCATTAAATGTTTTTTTACAGTTTTTAATATCTTTTGAAGTTATATATTGTATATTTTTATTTGTATCAATATTAAGAAACTTAAAAATATGTTCCCATTCATTGGGTTTTTTTATACAATGTTTCTGAAATTTAGATATTAAACTTTCCATAACTAATACTACTCTTAATTATTGATACAATATGTTAAATTAATAATTCAATTTTATTTTTATTAAATAATTACAACTCAAAAATCTACTAGATGACAATCAGTATCAATACTAATATCAAACGAACGAGGAGCATCTTCTTCACAATTCACTGCACCACTTAAATATGTTGGTTCTTCATAAAAGCGTTTATTAACATGAGATACTAAATAGTCATCTATTTCTTTAAATGTTTCGTTTATTTTATTAGCATGTTGTGTTATATCTTTATCACGATTCGCATTTACTTTAAAATGAATTGAGTGTATTACTACATTGATTTCTTTTTTAATATCACGAACTTTTTCCAAGTTTTTATGCTTAAAATCCCGTCCCTCTAAAACAAATTTGATTTGATGTAAATAATCGTTCATTAATTTAACAAGGTTGTTATATATACCGATATTTTTGTTTTTAAATGGAGAATTACCTACGTTTTGAATTATTTCACGGACATTTACTTTAATAAATTGTTTAATGTCTTTTAATTGATTGTTTAGTTTATCTAAATCCACTTTTTGTGCTAATTCTGGATTTGTTAGTTTTGTTTTTTGAATGTTTTTGTTAACTGTTTTATCGTTTATATTAATATGATTAGTGGATGGATTAGTTGATGGATTTGTGGATGTTAATTCTTCTTTTATTTCATCACTATTATGATAATAAAATACGCCTATAAATACGATTATTATTAACGCTATTTTTCGGAATTCTACTTTTTCCAAAAAGAAAAAAATAAAAATGGATATACCTAAATAAGTAATAAGTTTAGTTTTATCATATTTAGTAATATATTTAATCTTTTCTAAAATTAATAATAAATTCATTATTATTTTATATTATAATAGTCTTCTATATAATATAATTAAAAAATTTCAATAAATTTAATATAATTAAAAAATTTCAATAAATTTAATTTAATTAAAAAATTTCAATAAATTTAATATAATTAAAAAATTTCAATAAATTTAATTTAATTTAATTTAATTTAATTTAATTTAATTTAATTTAATTTAATTTAATTTAATTTAATTTAATTTTGAAAATTATTTTCTTTAGTAATATTATAAATAAATAAATAAATAAATAAATAAATAATAATGTCTTCAAATAATAATATGAGAATAACAGATTTAGTAACAGTATTATTGTTGCTTGTGCTTATAGTTCTGAATATTTTTAATTCTGTACACGTAGGTAAAGTAAAAATTCAAATGGCTAGTCTTTTAGGCCCAGGTGGGACGGAGAAGTGGGGGCCATTAGGCCCAAATGGGAAGCACAAACCAGATAATACGCCACCGACAGGCCACATAGGGAATAACAAAAATTAATAATGGATAGTTTTTAAATATTAATACATTTTTCTATATTTTTTTAATATAATATTATTTAATTAATATATCCTCTATATCTTCTATTTTTTTTTTTTCTTTTTTATAAGTAGAACTATCTTTATCTAATAAACTAATTAAAAACTTACAACTTTCTTTTATAGTTTTAATACTAACAACTTTAAACTCAGAATTGTATTGATTAAAACTATTTTGATTTAAATTAAATAACTTTTTTATATTATCTATATTTTCAGTTTTTGTTAATTGAATACTATATGTATCTTTTTCTGATTCTTTTTCCATTTTAATGTATTTTTAATGTATTTCAATAGGTGTTGGGGTTTCTGGTGTTGGGTGTGGTGAAATTGATTGTGATTTTTCTTGTTTTTCTTTAGTTAGTTTTGAAAAATCAATTTTAGGTTTTTGAGATGTGTCAATTGTACAATCAAGAGTTAATCTTCCTAAAAATATGGGTTTTGTTTCATTAAAACTATAAATATTATTATTTTTATCACAAAAATATTTATCATTATCAATTAATACTTCCCACATTGTAATATAATTATCATCACTTTGCTTTGGGTCATAATTATTCTTACGTTTTCTACCCCTTTTCCCTTTTGGTTTTTTTTCTACCATTTCTTGGTCTACGCGACCATTTGGGCGATTTTTTACATGACTTAAACAATATTCTTGTCCAGGAAGCCGTCTCCTTGTACATTGAAGTGAATCTAATTTACGTCCCATACACATACAGTCTTTATCAACAACACGTCTATTTCTTTTTTTACTAATTAATTTATATCTTTTAATAGTATCATTAAATATTTTAGAATTTATTTCTTGTTTAGTACTATTGTTTTCTTTTAGATGTTTAATTACCATACTTGAAATAAAACAAACCAAATCATACATTTGTTTATTATTTTCTGATAAAGACGCGTCATTTACATTACTATTTGGATTAATTTTAGAAATTGTTTTTTGAACAGAAGCACTCATTTTATAGTTTATTAATAAAATATATTATTACTATGGTTTTGTTTTTGGTTTGTATTACTTAATTAATAATACTATACTAAAAAAAATTTAAATCAATTTTATATTTTATTAATTATTTATTTATTCATTTAAGCAACAATCATTACATTATTGAGTTGCACATTCCATCGGATTTCCTCCTTGATTATCATCAGGAGGTTCATCTGAATGACGCGTATTATACATATGTTCATTCATATCTTCAGCAATATCTTCATCTAAATTTCTATAATATTGACTATTTTGATTTTTAAAATTGGTTTTAGAATCATCATCATCAATTGTCATATATTCTAGTTTTTTCTCTTCGGCATTAGGACATTCTCGGGGTTCTATATCCCATATTTGGCGTTCAACTTTTGGAAGGATTTTCACTAGATATTTCTTGCGTTCGTTAGATAATTTTTCCGGAAATACAACATTAAATTTAATAATTAAATCCCCGTAATTATCACCTTCTTCTTTTTTCTTCATACCTTCTCCTTTTACTTTCATTACTTGATTAGGAACTATAATATCTTTCGTTTTTATTTTAATATATCGCGCATCTAGTTGTTTATATATAAATGTTGTTCCACAAAGTGCTTCTACTAGAGTTAACTTTTTATGATAAATCAAATTTTCTCCTTCTCGCAATATACCACTGTTGGACTTAATTTCATTTATAACAACGTGTAAATCACCTCCGTCTATACATTCTGGGATCCAATCACCATATCCTTTAAGGACTATTTTCTCTCCATTACTAGTTCCCGGCGGTACATATAATTCTATAGATTTTGGTTTAATAACAAATTTATTTCCCTTACATTCTCTACATTTATTGGCTTCTGAAATAGTTTTTCCTTTTCCTTTACATTTATAACATTCTTTAATAATTTGTTGTATCATTGGACCCATTTGTTTTATTTCTTTAATTCTTCCATTTCCATTACAAGTATTACATTTTATATAATCACTTTCATTCATAGCACCAATACCTTTACAACTACTACATTTTTCTTTCTTTTGTAAAATGAAAGAAATGTTTTTTCCAGTATAAAGATTATGTAATTCAACATTAAGTATTTTTTGTTTGGGTGGTGCTTTTTGTCTTTGTTGTGAATTGTTTTGACCAGACATATTAGCAAATAAATTACCTAGACCACCCATTCCACCCATTCCGCCCATTCCTCCAAATCCACCCATATTATTAAATAAATCGAATGGTGAAAACCCTTCTCCCATTCCGCCCATTCTTTCTAAACCATCTTCACCAAATGTATCATATTGTTTTCTTTTAGATGTATCACTTAATACTTGATATGCTTTTCCTATTTCTTTGAATTTAGTTTCTGCTTCTTCTTTCTTATCTGGATTACGGTCAGGGTGATGTTTAAGAGCTAATTTACGATACGCCTTTTTAATTTCAGAATCTGTTGCTGTATTAGAAACACCTAATAATTTATAATAATCGGTCATTATAATAATGAAATTTGGTTAAATATATTACTATTTATATTTATATTTATTAACTATTTATTAAATACTCTTTAAATACTCTTTATAGTTAAAAATCATAATTATATTTTATATTAAACAAAAAAATAAACAAAAAAAATAATTTTTATTTAATATAAAATATGTTATAAATATAATCTAGTTAATTTTAATTTAATATTTTTGATTTTTAATTAAAGCAATGTATGTTATGGATTAATAATAATACACCCCCCTTTAGAATCAGTTTTATATTTTAATTTACGACATCTACAAAAATTAATAATAGAATCTTTTAAAACAGGACGCGATAGAGAATGAATACCTCTACCACAGATAATTTTATACTTTTTAATTTTTTTAATAATATGAATATTTGTTTTCAAAAAATGATATAAATCATCATTTCTCATACCGTGAATATCAATAAAACCTCTATATATAATTTTAATTTGACTATTTACTATTCTTTCTCTTTCAATTATTTCGTAATATAATTTAATATCATTTTTATAATATAATGGGAATTTTAAAGATAAATCTATAATCTTATTAAATAAGTACAAATCAATTATAGTATACTTTTCTATTTCTTCAATTAAAAATAATATATCTCCCTTATTTATATATACATGTCCTTTTCTAATTTCTTCTGTTAATCTTTGAAGAATCGTCATAAAAGTTCTACAATTTGTATTGCCATATTGATTTTGTGCTTTATATATGATGTTTCTTAATACTGTTTTAAAACCTGGTTTAAAACCAGGTTTAAAACCATATTTTCTACACGGCATAATATCTTTGTTTTCACAGAATAATAATGTGTTTTTATTTATAATATTTATTACATAAATTTCAATTTTTGTTTCAAAAAAATAAATAATAAAGTATATTATAAATTATAATAAAAATATAATAATACTATAATAATACTATAATAATAACTTAAAAAATGGATAAAATAAAATCATTTTTAATTGTCGGAATTATTATTTTCTGTATAGATTTAATATTTTTAAATAGTCTATTTAGTAAATTTACAAAACAAATAAAAATAATACAAAATAAAGAAGTTGTTGTTAAAAAAATACCAGCAGTTATTGCTTATTTATTTTTAACACTCGCACTTTATTATTTTATTATTAGAAAAAAAGATAATTATAAAACGAATAATGACATGATTAAAGATGCAGTTATATTAGGTGCTTTAATATATGGTATTTTTGACGCTACTAATTTGGCCTTATTTGATAAATGGACAATTGATTTATTTATCATTGATACAATATGGGGAGGGATTTTATTCGGTTTATCCGCATATTTATATATATTATTTGTTAAGTAATTAGTTAAGTATCTCAATACATATATTTTTTACAATATTCATACCTTTCTTTATATTTTTGTTTTTTCGTTGTTTTATATAATTCTTTATTTTCTAAATATGCAATAGGTGCTAGAACTTTTAATAATTGTGTAGGGACTTTATTTTTCATCTGTATATTCCATACAACTATAATAATACTAGATAATGTTAAATACATTTCTGACCCTATATTATTAAATTCAATTAATTTATTTAAATAATCATTAAATTCTATATCTGAAATTTTAATTTTATTTGTATAACTATTTATAATTTTATCATAATTTATAACTATTTTTGATTTATAATTATTATAGTATTTATCTATATTTTTCTTCTTTTTTTTTTCAAATTAGTTAATTCATTAATATAAAATCTTTCTATAGTTAGTTTATCATATAATTGAGGTATTATAATACAAATATATTTATCATTAATTTTATGTGTAGATTGTAATATATATTTTTTATTTTTTATTTTACCAGTAATAAAATTAATTATTGTGGGTGGATATAAATTTATATCTAATAGATAATCTATTTTATTTGTTTTCCATATTTTATTACCTTCTTTTAAAATACGAATACAATTATTTATTATTAATTTAAATATATTATTTTCATAATTATTAATATTAAACATTATTTGAATATCTTTATCACTAGTTATTTTATTATTACCAGTTAAATGTATTAACAATTTATTTTCATTATTCATTATTTTATTTATTATTTCTTCTACATAAACATAACGAGAACCATTAATATAATTTTTTATATCTTGTGGTATATTTTCATTTATCATAATCTCATACCAAGAACATTTTTTTACTTTATATGTATCTAAATATATATTAACTTTTTTAATAATATTTTTTATAATCCACATAATAATGATATAATATTTATACTCTTTATTCTATTATATTATAATATATTATAATATAATATACATTAAATTTTTAATTTACTAAAACAAATAATTAAGGTTTTAAATTATTGTCTTCAAGGTAAGAGCGATGTTTAAACCGGAATTGTTTGTCTCCTTCATACATAAAATCGGGTGATTCTAAAGTTTTGTCTTTTAATTGTTCCGAACAACATCTTCCCCTTTCTTGGAATGTACTACCTTCAGAACCAACACGATCACAATTATAACAATATGGTGAACCAATACGACTCACTTTTGTTCCACCAATCACACTCATACCTACGGGCATTTCGCATTTACCATTATTACACCCTCCAAAATCATTAGGATAATTTGTATTAGCTTGATAAAAAGGACAATCGTCGTTTGTTTCACATTGTTTATCCCATACACCACTAACTCCTATTTCTTCGTGATAAGAAATACACGATGGACGTGTTGTATACATATCTAATATTGCGTCTTCTTGTTTTGGATTATAACATCTATAATTTGACGTTCTTTCCCTTAATCTATCGCCTACTATTTGAGTAAATGATTTTTTGTTTTTCTTGTTTTTAGCTTTTAATGTTTCAAGCATTTTTTCTAAGTCGGGAGTTAATAGAGGTGATTGAATTAAATCTTGCTCGTTAAATTTAATATCTTTTGATAAGTCTGTTTTTTGTGTATTTTGATTTTGAAGAACCAATTGACAATGAATTATAAACTTTTCTATTAAAGGTTCATATGCTTTAACTATTTTAGTGTTTCCTAATTTATTATTATTTTCACCTTCTTCAGCAACTTTTTGTATTTTTAAAAGTAATTGTTTAAAAATAATACCATTAAATATTTTATTTTGATTTATTTCTTGTATTTCTTCAAATATGTCTTGATATCCCAATTCTACGGGATTTAGTTTTCGAATTTCTTTTTCCTTACTTATAAGTTTATCTATTTTATCCATATCTTCCATCATTTCATTTGTTAAGACAGAAAAATTGTTTTGATTCAATATAAAATCGGTGTCATCTTCTTCTAACTTTCTAGTATTATGAGGGAACGGAGTACCTATAACTCGTGCGTGTTTAATAAATATATGATAATAATCTTTAAAATTATCAATGTCTAAATCCTCTATATTTTTATTAGCATCTTTTTTCATAAAAAAAACATCTAGTAAAACAATAAAATCATATATTTTATTAGGTCGATGAATTTTTAGTGTAATAATGGCTCTTTGCATTAAATTGTTAGAGTCGTCTTGTATAGTATATAAGAAAAAATTTCTAATTTTATGATTCATAAGTATATAACTATCAAATGGATGATGTTTATTATATTTTTCAAAATAGTCAGTATCTTCAAAATGAGTATTCATATCTGCGATAAAATTAATAATTGTAAATTTTATGTAATTCGTTAAATTAGAGCCATTAATAAATTTTTTAAGTTCTTCTTTTGAAACTTGTTCTTTTTTTAAAATATATTCATTTTCTTTTAAAAGTATTTTTTCATCCCAATCTTTAACATCGACATTCTTGAAAAAATTAAATACCTTTTTATTATTGTTAGCACCAATAATTTGTTCATTATTTTTGTTTTTAACTATATTTAAATAAGAATTCATTTCATGAGGTGTTAATTCTTGTGTTATACTAAAAATATTTTCATTTTTAATATTAAGTGGTTTTTTAATCATTTCTTCATAAAATACATTAGAACAATCCATTTCTCTGTTTAAAGGTATTGTATTTTTATATTGTGTTTTATATGTTAATTCTTCAGGTTCTATATCAGTTGTATATTTAGGTTTTTTTGTTTTAAATGTTTCATTAGTTTCAGTCATTAATGGAACTGTATAATCTTTATCTGGTATATAATCAAAATATTCTTGTAAGATAAGAAATACTAAAAATAATATTAAAAGTACAACTACTAAATTAAAATACATATTGTACTGATACCCTTTATAATTATCTAATAATATCTAGTATAAAATTATACTCTATTAATATATAAAAATATAAAAGAAAAATATAAAAAATTTCAAATTAAAAATCTATTTTTTTGTTTTATTTATTAATGATTTTCCAATAATTAAAATTATTCCACCTACTATAGGTAATATACCGTAATTTAATGATTTGGGTATATATATTTGACTATTGAATTTAGGTACTAAAGATAATAATATACCTAATAATATAAATGATATACCGGTTTTATATAAATTAAATAACATAAAGATAACTGTTCCTATTAAAAATAAAATGACTGCTGGATTAAGTTTTAGAACATTATGATATAAATCTACTTTATCTTGATTATTATCATTTTTATCTTCTATATCAATTGGTAATAATGAACCGAATGTTTTTTTTACTAGATTTTTATTATATACTATAATAAGAATAATTGATATTAAAAATAATAATACTTGTACCGGAATAATAAAAATAGATACTATTATTTTATATGCTATTTTATTTCCAATATGAGGTTCTGCAAATATTTTTAATATTAAAAATAATCCTAATAAAAAGACTAATATAACAAATAATATTATAAAAAATGTTTTAGTGTTAGTACCATTATTACTATTATTACTATTACCACCTACATTATTATTAAAATTATTAATGAAAGATTCATCTTCTTCTTCAGAAGTAATAGTATTTGTAAGGGAATTGTTTAAAATTGGTATACTGGGCACTTGTTCTAATATAGTTTTAATACTATCTTTAATATCAGTTTTTAATGTGTTTGCTATTTCATTTTTGATTTCATCGGGTAATGTCTTTCCAGATACTTCATTTATCATATCATTTAATTTTGTTAATAGTGTTGGTATTAATCCATTTTCAATTGTTTTTATTTCATATTTTTTCAATGTTTTTTTAGTAGAATCTTCAATTACTATCCCAATGCCTTCTATTAATTCTATAATATAATCATCATCATTATCATTGCTATTGTTAGAATTATTATAATTCTCTTTACCTATTAATAATAATAACACCAACTTCAATACTTTGAATAATGAACCACCTATTTCAGTTTGTATAACTTTATAATCGGAATCTAATTTAATATCTTTAAAAAAATACTGAACAGCTTTTTTATTTATATTAATAATATTATCATTTTTATTTATTTTAGATTGTAAATTAATATTTAACAAAACTCCAAATAAACTAGCTCCTAATTGTATTTTTGTATCTTTAAATGACTCTATGTCTATTTTAAATGTATCAATAATATTTGGTAATTCTTCTTCTAAATTTTGATTTATACTGTTTTTTTGGTTAGGTGTTAATCCTTCTATTCCATTAATTTCGTCTATTATAAAACTATTTTCTTCATCAAATAATGGTTCAATAAATTGAGTTTTAATTTCTTTATTTATATAATTTGTTAATCTTAATTCTAAAGTAGATGCGGTATCATCTTTTGGTAACATTTTTGATATAGTATCTGTATCAACTACAATATTTATAAGTTTTTTGCTCAATAATCCAAATAAAATAAAACCAGTACCCATAGCATATAAAATAGTTTTTAAACTATGAACCATTTTATCATTCTTTCTATATGATTTTCTTTTTCTATTATTATTATTGTTATTTCTACTATAAGTTGATTTTTTATTGTTAAAACGTTTATTATTATTTGAAGGCATTATTTAATAAATATTTATTTATATAATAATATTAATATATTATATATTATATATTATATATATTTTCAAATAAATAAATAAAATAAATAAATAAAATTAATTACTTAATAATGTTCTAACATATCTATTTTTTCTTTTTGGATGATTTCTTTCTAGTTGATTTTTTTTTGGATGATTTCTTTCTAGTTGATTTTTTTTTGGATGAGTTCTTTCTAGTTGATTTTTTTTTGGATGAGTTCTTTTTGGATGTTTTCTTTACAGCTATTTTATATTCATTAAGAATTGAATTATTTAATATGAGAGTACCATTATATTCATATTTTTTGTGAGAGATGGCGTTCATTTTTTCATTATCTTCATATACTAGACTTAAAATATATTTAATATTAGGTTTATGTTTAGCAACACGTTCTAATAAAAGTTTCATAGCGTTTGAATAAACACCTTTACCTTGATATTTTTGATTGATATAAACAGATAAATAATAGTTTTTGAATTTGAGAAAGGTATGAAAACCAATAATACCAAGTAATTTATTATCTTCTACGATTTTGTAATAATAATTAGAGCGTTCTTTGTCAATTTGTCTTGCTTCTTTCTGACAATATTTAATGAAGTTTTTCACTTTTTTAAAATTCCATGTTTTTCCATCACCAACATATTTCATAACGCTTAATTGTGATGTTAATCTAGAAACATCTTTTAAATCTTTAAATGTAATATCTTGTAATTTTATCATAATTATATAGTAATTTAGTAATTTAATTTAGTATATCTGGTAATATCTAATATATAAAAATATATTATTTATTAAAAAAAGTTTATGAAAAATAATAATAAATAATTAGTCTATTTCACTAACAAGAAAATCAGCATCTTCTGCCCCTTCTTCGTCAGATTCATATACTATAATACCATCTGTAAAATTAATATCCATAAAAGAATCAGGATTTTTTTCTTTATTATAAACTTCATCGTCATCTATATTATCTTTTTCTACAATGTTATTATCATATTCATCATCTTGTGTAATACCTAAAATATCTAATTCTTTTTCAAGATTATCATATTGAAGCATACCATGTTGTAATTTTGATAAAACCATATTACGATATTCTTCCATACCTTCTTGTGTTTTAAGAATTTGAAGGAATTTAAGATTACGCCTCTTATGTTTTTCATCAAAAATACCTCTTTCTTTTAAAATAAAACTATTTGTTAAATTATCAAAATGTTCTTGATTTTTAACAATATATTTAATAAATAATAAAAGAAAACTACTTTTCGCATAAAATGTGTTTTTAGTTGGTTTTTTCTTTTCTTTAACAATATTAAAATCATCACCATCCATATATCCACCATCTTCATTATCATATTCTTTTAATTTCCGCATACTAGATTTTACTTTATTAAGAGACAAAGATGTAGTATTATCTGTTGTTTTATTATAATTATTTAATATCATAAGCAATGAGTGTATTAACAAATAATGAAATATAATAGACACATTTTCTGGTGTAATATAACTGTTTTTTTGTCCTTTAATATTTTTAAATACTTTTCTATAGAGAGTAACAATCTTATACATATCTTCAAATAATGTATTTTCATCTTTAAATGGATATAAATATTGGTATTGAACTCTAATATTTTCAATTCGTTTTACATATTTTATTTTAGAATGTTTAATTTGTAATATTGAATTAAGCAAAAAATCATAATTTCTTTTAAGTTCTGTCTCTTTCTTTTTATATTTAAAATGATTTGCATTAATACTAGCAGAACCTTTTTCTAATTCTTGTTCATATAATTGATTGTATTCTCCTAATGATATAAGGGCCTTTGTTAAATCATTAACTTCATTTTTCTTATTTGTAATACCCTTGATTAAAGAAGAAATATCTTCATTTGTTTGTGTAATAAGTCTACCCCATACTGATATATTATTTTCTGTATTATTAGTTTGTATATTATCTTTAATAGACCCTATAATATTTTGAAATATAGATAATTTCTTATGGTCTTTAGAAACATCTAATATATAATCTAGTAAAACAACCGCATTTTCTTTAACATTAAAATCAATTACACTTTTACTCTCTATATCTTCTATATTGTATTGTTTAGTAGACTTAGTAGATTTGGTACTATTAATATTAGTTATACTTTCATTTTCACCAGATTTAATAATATTTTTTTGATATACTATATAACGCAATTTATTAAATTCGTGTATGGAATATTTAGTATCTTCTATTGTTGATTTTAATTTATTAGAAAGAAGACAAATACCATAATTATTAAAAACGTGTTGTTTACCTTTATGTATACCTTCATCAATAAAAATTAAAAAGTAATTCATAATTTCTTCTTCATTCATATTAAAAGTAAGTGGTAATATTTTGATCTTTTTATTAATATTAAGTGTAGTTTCAATTTTGTGAATTAACATTTCTGTTTTATCATTCATATAAATTTTATTTTCATTCATACGAGAAATTTCATCCATAATAGTAGCAATATCTTTATTTTTTTTTTTAAAATATGTGTAGTAATCTTCCACTGTATTTAATATATCAGTACAACAACTATTTGATATTTGTGTAGATTTATAAAATTTATTCATTACATCTTCTTTATCAATGACTTTATTTATTAAAAATACAATCTGATATGTCATATAAAATAAATTTTGACGACAAACATCATACATTTTTATATAGTTAGAACCCTTAATTTCTTTTAATTCACTTTTAAGTAGTTTTTTATCAGGTTTCCAATCTAACGCAACTTTCATATGTGGAAGGAAATCTTTCCATAAATTATTTTCATATAAATCAAAATTAAGTACATTATAAATCCACTCTGCTTTATCATTAATTGCTTGATTGATTTTATTTTTAACAAATTCGTCATTTTCAATAAAATAAAATAATCTATCAATAAAGATTTTTTCCATTCCTTTTTCTAAAAATTTATATTTTTGTCTTAAAGATAATTGTCTAAACATACATTGTATCATATTAATACCAGCATTTTCATTAACATCATTAATTAATGGAAACCCCATATAATTACTACTACAATAATTATTTTTAATAGTATATTCACCCCTAGATGTCTGTAAAATAATAAGAAATCTTGCTGCTATATCAACACATACTAATTTATTAAATTTAGTGATTACTAATGTGTGAATGTGTTTTATTTTTAAATCACCTCGTACTTTTCTATATTGAGCATAAAGTGCTTCCTTCTTTATAAATTCGTGGGTTTTAATAAAAAGTATCATTTCCTTTTCATCTTCATTTCTTACTTTAATATTTAAAAATTGTTTCATATAAACATAGAATTCCATTCTAAAATAAATATCAGAATCATATTTATTATCAACTTCTAATTGATGTAAATAATCATCAATTATATTAATTTTATTAATTCTATTATCATCTTCTTCCATAACTTCTCTTTTTCCTAATACTTTTCCTTGGTCTCCACGGCCAATATCAACTAAATCTAAAGTATCAGTAGAAGCTAAATATTCTCCACAAATTTTACAATTATATACTCCATTATTTTCTCTACCATAAATAATTACTATTTCGTTTATATCAATTTCTCCTTTAGTTTCTAATTGTTTAACTCCAAATAACCAATGTTTACATAATAAATTTTGGTTACAAATATTACAAACAGTATAATTTTGTTGATTTTTAATAAATTCTATTTTTTGATTTTTTTGATATTTCATATCACCATCTTTATTTTTTAGTATATCTTCATCGTCTTTTTCTAAATTATCAATATTAACTTCGTGTAAATTAAGTATATAGTCTGTGTTATGATATGTATTGAATAATATTTGGTGAAATTTATAAAGTTCTTCTGGTGTTGTATTGCGAATTTTACCTATATAATCTAACATATTGTAATGAACACACGGCTTTCTTATTAAAAGATTTTTATTTAGTATTTCTGTATTAATTTTATCTTTTTCTATTAAATCTTTAGTAATAGATGTTTCCTTTCTACTTTTATCTAAAATGGAAGTTCTTGTTTTTTTAATATCTTTTTCTAATAAGTTTTTTTCTACTTCTAGTTTGTTATAATATTGTTTTTCGTCTTTTAAACTTTCAAGATAATCCTCTTTTTTTGTTATTTTTGATTGATTAATAGTAAGGTCTAAGGATTGACATTTAAATGTTTCTTTGTCTAATTCAAAAGAACAATTTGGTTTATCTAAATCAAAATTAAAATAATCGGAATATATAGAATGACACATATTTTTATTTTCATCATAATGATTTTGATCTAATTGTAATGTATGTTCTTTGTTTTTTTCTTCTTCAATTAAATTTTTAAGATATTGTTTTGTTTCACCAATCCACATTTCTGTTCCATTTATATGTGATCGTTTAAATACAAATGTATCTTTTTTTTTATTTTTTGATTCACCATCTTTAGCATCTCTTTCTTCCTCCAATATAGCAATATCACCTACTGTTATTAAATTATCTTCTCTATCTACAGCTTCTTTACCATTATCATTTTCTAAAGCTTCTCTACTATTATAACGTACAATTTTAACATTACCTAGACCAATACCATCACATTTATTTGAATTAGTAGCTTTATTTAAATCAGTACTTGTTGCTTTTAAGATTGATAATTCTTTTTCAGTTTGTTGAATATATCCGTCTAATTCTTGAATATAGTTATCAATATGTTGCTTTTCATAATATTCAATTAAAAGATTAGATGTTAAAAAATGAATACCTTCATCAACACCTTTAATCCACGAATAACGCACAAAGTCACTATCTATTTCTTGTTTATATTCAACATATTTTTTTCCACTTATTTTCATTAATTCTTCGATAATATTGTTTTTAATACTAAATTCTATAGATTTTTCTTTGCTATCATCTTTAGAACGTTTATTTTTTTTTAAGTCTTCAAAAAAATTAGTAATATAAGATGTCTCTTTTTCATATAATTTATTTTGTATGTTATCAATAGTATTTTTTTCTTCATAATTCAATTCCTTTCTAGAATATCCATAGAGATTTATTATTTCATATACTAAATTATTATTATTTGATTTTTTAATATCATCTATATAATAATCAATAATTTCGTCAAATGTAGGTATTATAGAATTAATAGATTGTAAAAATGATGCATTTGATGTAGATTTATCTTTTGTAAATAAATAAATAACAGTATTATTTGTATGTTTGAAAAAAAGTGATTTATTATCATTTTCAGAAATATTAATAGAATTAGATATTTCAATCACTTTTATTGTAGATTCTTCTAATGCTGTTGAATATATTTTTTCTATATCTATGTTATATTTACTATTACTATTCTTAATAGTATGTATTTTATTTAATGGTAATCTAACAAAACCTATAACATTAATATTTTCAGCTGTATTTTCATTAGGAGTAGGTTCATATACTTGTACGTTATTTAATAATTTTTCGTTTTTTGAAAATTTTGTTATTATATTTTTATTTTCATCATATAAAGGGACAAATTTAAATGTTTCTTGAAAACTAGTATTAAAATATGTAGAATCATTACTAGAATTAAATGATTGACATACAAATGGTTTAGCACAATAACTTATGGTCATAACATCTTTATTAACAACACTAGACACATATTTGTTTTTTAAAATATTATTATTATTTTTATGTTTAGAATCTATATCAGAAATGCTTATTTCTTTAATATCTTTATTAAGAGTACCTAATTTAATATTATAAATATTAAATTTATCGCCCCCATTTGTTTCATTAAAATTAATATTGTGGTCTACTGGTTGTAATATTGTTCTCATTTGCGCATTGAATTTCTCATAATCATATATTTCATTTTCTTTTTTATTTTTATTATATTTCTTATATTCCATTAAATAATTGAATGAATTTAATTCATTATAAAAGTTTTCTAAATTTACAAATTGTTCATTATAATTATCACTATCATATTTTGTATTTTCATCAATATATATCTTTTTTTTATGAATAACTAATGGTATAAGTAAATTATTTTTTAAATTACCATTTGCATATTGATTTAATAATGGTCGGTATCGAATAGTATCATGTGTTGGATTTAATTCTAATTGTTGTTGTTTTTCATCATCTGATAATTTTGGTTTCATAATAATATTATTTTTAATATTCATAAAATCATTAACTTTTTTCTTTACAGAATTTATGACCAAATCATTAGTTCTCAATAAAAATGGATATTGATTAATAAAGAGTTTATTTAATTCACTAATTTGAAGATTTTCATTATAAAATTTATCTTTCTCTTCTTTTTCTTGTATTATTTGTTTCTCTATAACTTCAACTACTTCAATTTCATCTTCATCAAATTCAAACTCTTCAAAATCAAATTCTTCACCTTCAGTTTCTTGGTCAGTATCTAATTCAGAATTATTATTATCATTATTAGCTTGTTTATTAGTTTTAGTTTTAGTTTTGGATTTGGATTTGGATTTGGTTTTTTTGGATTTTGTAGATTTATTTGATTGTAAAAGATTAATCATTTTTCTATCATAATCATCAAAAGTGTCCTTAAGTGATGTTTGATTTTCTTCTGTTTCTTCTTTAAATAATTCATATTCGCGTCTTCTATTTTCTTCTTCTAAATCATATTCCTCCATTTCTTCTATAACTTCTATATCTTTTTTACTCTTACCACCCCCTTGCATTATTGCTGGGCATTGTTGGTGTTGTTGTTCTAATGTTGTTGGAGAATGATATTCATCATCATTATCATTATTTAAATCTATTAATTCGATATTAGTTTGTGTATTGTTATTCACATTATATTTCTTATATTCTTCTGTTTCTAATAATTTATCTAACTTTGGAGAATATTCTTTGAATTTATGTAAATCTGGTAATAAAACTGATTTTGTTTCTGGATCAACTTTTACTATTTCACCATTATAATTTAATTCTGTTAATTTAGAAGATTTATTAAATATATCATATAATTTGTTATAAGTATCTTCATTTAACTGTTTTTCAGGCGAATGTTCCATACGCGATATACCACCAAAATTGGGTAATGATTTATCATTATAAAATAAATAATGAAAACTACTATCTTCTAAATTAGGAGATGGTTTTACTATCCAAACTCCAGTGGGTGTTTTTTCTATAATATAAGAAGTTTTTTCATTAAGATGATTTAGAGTTGAATCAAAAGGTGTGTGAAGTAAAAATGCGTTTTTTTCTTCTAGAGTGTTATTAAGATTAGTTTTTATGATTTCGTTTTTAGAAAGAGGTACATCTGTATTATAATGAGGAATACCATTTGGAAAAGCAAAAGTCATAATATCGCTTAAAAGTATTTTTTCTGTTTTATCCAGATTACGAGTTCTGTAATATTTAAGCAATTCTTTCTTTAATTTAACACAATCTATATTTGTGTTGTTGTTGTTGTTGTTGTTGTCGTTATTGTTATTATTATTATTATTGTTATTTATTTCGTGATTAATATCATTTATAGTTCCTGTTTTAACTAGATTAGGAATGATATCTGTTTTACTAAATACTGGAAGATGGTCATCTTGTAATCTGAAAAAAAATAAATTATTGTTTAATTTTTTGATAAATACGCCATAATCTGTATCATTCTGTGGATTTCTAATTAATGAACCAATATTATGTGTGAATTCAGGTTTTGGTTTTAAATTTAAATTTACTATACGATGTGTCATTTTAATTATATTTGTTATGGTTTATTATCTTTTATCAAAATTCAAAAAATAATAAATATTACTATAAAAATATAATATATTAATTTGTAATATATTATATTTATAAAAATATATTAAATGTAAAAATATATTATAAATAAAAATAATAAAAATATTATATATATATAATCTAATTAAAAATTCATATATTATTTTATAATATCTAATGTCTAAAAAAAGTAAAATTAAATCTAGTAAGAATAAAAGTAGGAATCAAAAAATAACAAAAAAGAAAAATTTTAGAAATAAAAATATACCCAATTTTGATATCAAAAATGGTCCATCATTCGCTACGCTACACATAATTTTAGAAAAAGATCAATCTGTTTTTGCGGAAGCTGGTTCTTATAATAGAATGAATGAAACAATAAAAATGCATACTGGTTCAAAAGGAGGTGTATTAAAAGGTTTACGAAGAGCATTTACTGGTACAACTAGTATGTTTCTCAATACATTTACTGGAACAACTAGTTTAGGTAGCAAATTAGTACTTGCTTCTCATTTACCTGGAGATATATTACCTCTTATGATTTATCCTGGTCAAAAAATAATTACATCTAGTCATGCTTTTTTGAGTGCAACAAATAATATAGCACCACCAGATACCAGATTTAGAGGAAGAAATATTTTTTTAGGAACTAGTATATTTTTGTCTGTATTGCAAGTAGATAGTAGGTATGATAACCCTGGTATGATATGGTTAAAATCATATGGTCCTTATAAAAAAGTTACTTTAAAAAAAAATGAAGAACATTTAGTTGATGGTGGTTTATTTTTATGTTCAGATGGCGATATACAATATAATATTGTTAAACCAAGTCGAGAATCTTGGTTCCGTTCAGTAGCATTAAGTGGTGAGGGTTATTCTATGAAATTTCAAGGACCTTGCGAATTCTATATTTCTGGTAGAAATTTGGGAAAATTTATTTCATTTATAGAAGATAAAGCACGAAGCGTATGTACTAAATAAAATATTATAATAATTATAATTGTTATAATATTTATATTGTATCATTTTAATTATATTTTTTATCTTTTGTTATTTTTTTATAAAAATTCAAAACTAAATAAATATTACTATAAAATTATAAAAATAAAATTATAAAAATAATATATATATATATGATATAATTTATAAAAATATAGTTGTTTATTAAATACAAATTATGATTTCTTTTGGAAGAAGTAGCAGTAAAGCTAATAGTGAAAGAATGGATTTATATTCTGAATGTTTAAAGGGTATTATTGAATTATTAGAAGATATTATTAGTGATCCTAGTGAAAACAAAATAGCAGAACTAGATTTACCTTCTATAATAGAAGACTTAATTTTTCAAATAAATCATGAAAATACTACAAAATATTTTAAATCTAATAATTCTAAATATAAAAAATGTTTAAATGAAAGTAAGGATATTGTAAATACTATTATATCACAAGGAACATCTATTGATTTAGATTATGTACAACAAAAACTAGATGAAAAAAAGAAAGAGAAAAAAAAAATGGCAATACCCTTTATTATAATAGGTGTTGTTTTTTTAATATGTCTAATAATAAGTATATTTTTAATAAAGAAATATGGCTTTTTTTATAATCGTTTATGGAAAATGAATAATAGAAAACAAAAAAATAGATAATAAAAAAAAAATTTTATAATATATATATATAATTTATAAAATTTTTAATATATATATATATATAATTTATAAAATTTTTAATAATAATGTCTTTACAATTTTCTGAGTATAGTGCAAATAAAATTTCTAATTCTCAAAATAGTATTTCTTCTTTTACAGATAAATATAATTCTGTTAATAATCCTATTAAAAAAAGAAAACATTTATTTAAAATGCGTAAACATAAAAAAAAATTACTATCAAATAAAGAACATTTTTTAAATAATGAAACAAGTGAGATAAAAAATAGTAATAGTAATAATAATAAATTTTGTGAAACTTTAGATGATTCTAAAGTAGATACATCAATTCGTGATTTTTATTTTAAAAAAGTTAATGAAAATTATGAATTAAAAATAGAAAATAAATTTAAATTATATGGTCATGTATTTGATTATAATAAATTTTATCATTATGAACCAATGTTTATGATGGAGCCAAAGAAGTATGGTTATGAATATTTTATAGATGTTATTATTAGAAAATTAGAATTATCAGAAATAATTAGTAAAACTGAAAAAGATGATAATAATAATTTTAAAATAGTAAATTATGAATCATACTCTAAAAAAAATGGTAATCCTATTATAAATACATTAAACAATATATTAGATAAAAATAATAATGATATATATAATGCTGTAAATGAATTCAAAAATATAATGACTGATGAATATAATGAAACAAATACAGTAGGTTATGAAAGTTGTATTAAGTATTTATACTTATTACATATGTTAAAAAAAAGATTTCCAGATAATGATTTAGAAGCAAATAAAGAATATAGTGATATAAATAAAAAATTATTAGTTTGTAATAGTAAATACAAAGCAAGTACTGAATATGGATTTAAATTGAATACTAATATAGTAAGAGTTATGGATGAATATTTAAATATGGGTTATATTATCGTTATAATGTTATTTTATAAAATGGAATTTTATAAAATAATTAATTCAAAAAACATTAATAAAAATGTAATATTTAATATAAATGAAAAAATAAAAACAAATATTAATAAAGTATATAATTATTTTGATTTATCAACTGATATTCAAAAATATAATGCAGAAACTTGTTGTAAAGAACAAATTGAATATATAGATTTAATTTATAAAAAGAATAATTATGAATATAATTTATTTAAAATTATATGTATATTCTATATATTTACATATGATATTCCGTTTAAAGGAGATAAAATAATATTTAAAAAAATAAATAAAAATATTTATACTTTTGTTAAAAAGGAAAAGGAAATTGGCTATTCATACGATTTAGTTTTAGATGAAAACACTGAATTTGATAATGAAGATAATATCAAAAAATTTAATAATTATAAAAATAATTCAGGATATAATTTTGGTTTAAAATATTTATTTATTAATTTTATTGATAGATTAGTTAATGAAGATATAGATAATTATTTAGAAGAAAAAGAATTAATCATAGATATTGATTTAGAAGATAAATTATTAGATAAATATAATGATGATAAAGTAAAATATGAAACAATTAAATTCTATTATAATATATATATCAGATTAATTAAAAAAATAAATGAAACATATCTAGAATTTGGGGATTATGAAGATCATATAAAAATTTCTAATTTGTTTTTAAACGGAGATATGGAACAAATAAATGCTGGAATATCAAACACAAATACAGAAATATCAAAGTTTAAAAATACAAAAAACAAATTAGAAAGATTTAATAATAATTTAGAAATGGCAGATGTTGATATAGGTGTTTTAATAAATCAATTTATTAAAGCAGTAGCAGAATTAGAACCTAATTTAATGCAAAATACAACAGGAGAAATAAATACAACAGGAGAAATAAATACAACAGGAGAAATAAATACAACAGGAGCAATAAATACAACAGAAACAGAAAAAAGTAATAAATTATCAATAGGTGCTATAATAGGTATATCTATAGGTTCTCTAGTATTATTAGTATTAATAATATTTTTTGTAGTAAAAACTAAAAGAAAAAAAATTAAAAGAATAAATAATAGAAGATAAATTTATTTATCTTTATTACGATCTGCTAATTTCTTTTGAAGACGTTCTCTTGCGTGTTGACCTCTCATATTGTTTTTTACACGATTTGCTTGTGGGGAGTTAGCACCAAACATTTGTGATGCTTGTTGTTGAATTTCTTCACTAGAAACACCAGCATCTTCTAAATTACCCATCATTTTAGAAGTTTGACTTAAAATATCTTTTTGATTAACTTTTCCACTTTTTACATCACTTTCTAATTTACTTCCAAATTTACTAATAAGGTTCATAAATTTAGCAGGATTATCTCCTTTCATAAAATTACCAAGAGTTTTACCAATATCTGGTACACCATTATCACTTTCTGCTTCTATTTCATCAAAATTAAAAGTATTAGCCATTTCATTTGCTAAATCACTAAATAATGAACCTCCTAACATATCATTAATTGGATTACTGGATTTTTTTTCTGATTTATTACTAGAAGATTCTTTATTATCATCATCATTGTTATTCTCAGTTTCATCGTTATTAACATCATCTTCATCTACATTTTGTATTTGTTCTTGCAGTTTAGATAAGTCAACATCTTTAAGACTTTCTGATAATGATTGAGCCATTTTCATAATTCCACCAAGACCTTCTCCTAAACCACCAAGGTCTAATCCTCCTTTACCACCACCACCTAATCCTTTACCTAATTTAGTTAAATCTCCCAATCCCTTAAGAAGACTACCAAATCCAGATGTTTCTTCTTTTTCCTCTTTTTCTTCCTTTTCGAGAGTTTTATCTAATGGGTCAGGTGCTTCAATAGTTCCTCCAACTCTTTCTAACATAGATACTATTTCACTCTTATTAGGAACACATTTTCTACCCAATAAAACAAGAAGTTGTAGATATTTCCAAACTGCTTGTTTATTATTATCATTAGAGTCGCTAGAATTCCATAAATCGTGGAAATTCACACCTTCTATTAAATATAATACCTTATTATCAAATAATGTCACATCTTTTTTGGCGATTGAGAATAAATGTTGATTTGCTTTTGTCATAAAATATTTGACATATAGATCATTTTTATCATCAGTACCTTCTAATATAGCTCGGTAGTTTTCCAAAATCATAGATTTTGTATATGGAAAATAAGATATAATTTCATTTAGAAATTGTTTTATATAATAATTAAAATAATCAATATATGTTTTATCCATTTTGATTTATTAGAAATTAGAAATTAGAAATTAGAAATGAAAGATTAGAATAATAATTAAAAATTTAATTTAATTTAATTTATTATTACTATAAGAAAAATAAAAAAATATTATTACGCATAATTAAACTCTCATTTGTCCTATTGCTTTAGGCATATCAGACCCTCTTTCTTGTATCATTTGTTCATATGCTTTATCCATTAATGCTCCTTTACTAGATTTTTGTTCTGAAATAATATTAGGATTTTGTTGTTGTGTTTGTTGTTCTGGTTGTGATTGTGATTGGTCTGTATTACCTCCTAAGAATGAATAAGAATGTTCTATTGTTTGATTACCTTCTAAAAAGGAATAATTATCAGAATAACTTCCACCCATTTCTTTATTAAAATATCCAGAAATATTATCATCATTAGAAGTTTGTGGTTGTATGTTTTGAGGTGTTTGAGATTGTTGTGGTTGTTGTTGTGGTTGTTGTTGTTGTTGTGGTTGTTGTTGTGTGTATTGAGGTGGTTGTTGTGGCGATTGATTATTTGCTGGATTTTTGTTGATTTTAATATTTATATAATGAAATAACCCTTCGTCAATCAATACTCTCTTTTGAGAAACTATATATAATGTAGGAACACTTTCTATAAAATCTGGTAATTGAACATCATTTGAATCAACACAACATAATTCAAAATGTTCTAACATATTATTTGTACTTAACATATCTAACAATTTTTTAGAATGTTGACAATAATTACTATAAAATATAAAATCTTTACTCATTATTTAATACTTTTTTTATTAAAAATATTTAATTAAAATATTTATTAAAATTAAAATTATATTTATAGTTTTTAATTAAATTTATTTTATATTTTTAACGACATATTTAAAATTTATTTAAAAAGATTTTAGATACATATTTATAAAATTATATAAACACATAAAAAATATTAAAACATAAAATTGAATTTAAAAAAGTTTTAATTTTATTATATAATTCTATATAGTTATTAAAATATAAGTTATTATTAATAAAATATAATTTATTAAAGATGTCTACAAACTATATTTCTTCTATAGAATATCCATATACTAAAACTTGGGATAAAACTAATACTAATGTTAATTTTGAAATAACAAATATTGATATTAGTACTTTAAATGCGATTAGAAGAACAATGATATCACAAACTAAATCATTTGGATTTAGAACTGAACCATATGAAAAAAATGATGTAAATATTATTACAAATGATACTGCTCTTAATAATCAAATTATTTGTCATAGAATAGGTATGATTCCTATTCATATTCCAAATATTAATTTTAAAATAGATGATTATGAGTTTATTATTGATGTAAGTAATGAAAGTAATTTCCCTAAATTCGTTACTAGTAAAGATTTTAAAATATTACAAATTAGTACTAACAAATATTTATCTGAAAAAGAAGTTGAAAATATATTTCCCAAAGATCCAATAAGTGGAGATTACATTACAATTACAAAATTAAAACCAAGTTATAATATTATTAATTATAAATTAGACAGTTATAAAGAAGAATTGCTCAATTCCAAAGGTAAAAAAATTAAGTTTCACCTTAAAGCAAAGGCTGTATTAAGTCAGGGAGAAGAAAATAGTAGATTTAGCCCTGTTGCAAGTATTTCATATTCATACAAAGTCAATGAAGAAAAAGCAAAAAAAGCAGAAAAAGAATATATTGAAAACGAACTAGCAGATATGAAAGAAAAAAAATTAACTCCTAAAACAAATGAACAATTATCACGATATTTTAATACAACATTAAAGGAAAGATATTATTATGAAAATGATGAAGGAGAACCAACTCATTTTGTGTTTCATCTAGAAAGTATTGGTGTAATACCGCCTTTAGTTATATTTCATAGGGGTAATCAATCATTGATTGATAAAGTTAAAAATTTTCTTATTAATGTTAAATCATATAATGATAATATTATTAAATTTAGCCCGTCATCTAATATACCTGATGGATTTCAAATTATTGTTATTAATGAAAATGATACATTAGGTAATATTATTCAAGAATCATTCTTTAATAAATTTTGTGATACTGAAGAACCAGAATTAGACTATATTGGTTATAAGAGAATTCATCCATTGGAAGAAAAAATAATTATTAATATGAAATCATCTAAATATAAAACGGAAGATGCTTTAATTACTAATATATTTACTCCAGGTTGTAATAGTATAATTCGTAAATTAACAGGAATACAAAATAATATGGAACAACAAAAAGAATTCATAAAAGAGTTAAAATCAATTAATTAAAAATAAATTAATCTAACATATTTACATTATAAAATTTATCTATATATATTTCTTGTTGTTTTGGAAACATTTTTTCTATATAATATATTTTTAAATATTCTTTCATATTAGAACCAATAATTAACATATATATTACTACATTAAACATAATATAAACCATATATATATCATTTTCTTTTTTTTTAATTATTTCATTTTCATTATGTAAATTTTCACATTTATTATATAAGTCATTAATTTCTTTCATTTCTATATCACAACTTTCAAAAAAATCATCATTCTTATCATTTTCAAAGAAGTCAAACATTTTATTATTTTATATAATATATATTATAATTATAATTATAACAAATTATAGTAAGTTATTATATATTAGATTATTATTATTATTATTAGTAACATAAATGAAAAACATTACCATTATAAAACTATTATGCTATTCACTTCTTATAATTTATAATTATTATATTTATAATTTAACAAAGAAAATTAAAAAATATCAATCTTGTTTAAAAGAAAATAAATGTAATTTGGATTATAAATCACGGAAAATATCTATTTTAAAATACATAAGTTTATTTATGATTTTGTTTTGTATATTAAATGTTATTATACCTTGTAATAAATATTTAGTTAAAATACCAATATTAGGTGGAATTTATAGTTTTATATTACTTTTTATATTAACATTTGAGATTTTATTATTAAGTAATATAGTAGGTAAGTTGAATGAAAGTAAGTGTTTTAAGTGTTTAAACATTAATAATACTAGATTATATAAAATACTATTAAAAACTAAATTTAAAACAATATTAGTTACTATATTCATATCATATTTGATATTAATCTATTTGTAACTAAATACTTATTTTTATAGTATTATTTATATTTTAATCAAATAAAATTGAAATTTTATTTCATTTATACTTAAATTATTATTTTCTAACAAAAAATGAGTATTCCACTTATAGAACAACCTATTGACCCTGCTATTAAGGATTGTAGTAATCTTTCACATGTTGATGAACCAGCAAAAATAGAAAAAGTACAAGAATTTTATAATGCGATTATTGAAGCTCACTTAAAATATACTAATTTGGGAGAAGGGAAAAAATGTGATCCGAAAAAAGGTTTTAATACATTTCTTGATTATTTAAGAACATATTTATATGAAGAGAAAAATACTAGGTTTAAAGTCGATACTAAAACAAATGTAGTTGTTTTATCAAAAAGGTATTATGAAAAAGAAGGATTTACATTATCATTTTGTTCTAAAACATTTAAAATTCTTGATTTTAAACATAATCTTATTAAAAGAACAGAAGATGGAACAACAGAAGAATATGATGTTGAATCTGAAGAAACATTTAAGGATATTATATCTATTGAAAAAATTAAAGATGGAACTAATATTATTCTTGTTATTCAAAATGGTGTAATTATTACAGTAAGAACATCTGGTACATTTAACGCAGAAACATCATATGATTCAACAGAAACACATTATGACCTTTTCTTTAAAACTTTAGATGAGGTAGGTTTTGGATTATCTAAGTTTTTTGATATTAGTAAAACTAATCCAAAAACTCGATTTTGCTTTAACTTTCTAATGAAACTAAACTTTACACCATTTCCAACAGTTTTTAAAAATGAAATTCATTTAATATCAGCATATGAAATTAAAGATAAAGAAGAAGAATTTCAATTATTTAATAGACAATTGAAAGAACTTCCAACTTCTGATTTTGAAGAAAAACGGGAAGAATTACAAGAATTTGTTAAAACAAAATTAATAGTATCGCATATTAATTATTATAAATCAGATGATGTTGTATCATTTCTTTACAATATAGGTTGTGGTATTATACAAGGTCCGCAATACTATGTTATTCCTACAGGAGTTGATATTAAAAGTTTTATTACTGATATTTTAACAAAACAAAATGCTTCACAAGGAGAAAAGGGTATTATTATTAAATATTCCAATCGTATACATCAAGAAATAATTAATAACCAATATCAATATATTTGTGATTTGAGAAGTTCTTGTAGTATGGTAATTACACCAGAAAATGAGAGAAAATTGTTTTATGAACTCTTTCTTAAACTTTTGTTTACTAAAAAGGATGAAGGTGAAAGAACAAAATTGTTTCAAGATTTTTATAAATATTATGATAGCGACACCAGATTAGATGGTAAAGGAGGAAAATATAATGCTTTATTTAAAAAATTTTATGAAGCTATTAATACATATTCTAATAATATTTATGATTTATATAGAAAAAATAGAATTCAAACTATTCTTCCCCACGAACGCTTTGAGATTGATAAAGATATTCCAATTTCTTGTAGGTTTAAAGGTGATAATGCTGTTAATATAACTCATCGTTATTATCAATCTAAAAGGGAAAAGGAAAGTCCTAATATTAGAAAAAAAGATCAATTTAAAATTGAATTACAAGATGTAATTGTAGGAGTCGTATTTGAAACAATTTTAAAATCTAAATACGATTCATTTATGAGCGATGACTATCAACTTAAATTTAAAGATAATTATGGTGATATTTATGGTAAAATTATGACACCATTATAAATAAATAAATATAAATAAAAATAAATAAATAAAAATAAAAATAAATAAAAATTTTATAAATTATTTAAAACTATATTTTTTTTTATGTAAAAATATATTTTTGCGCATTGAAATGTATCATCTAAAGCAATATGACTTGTATTAAATGTTTCGCCTATTTTATTAGTAAAAAGATGTCTTATAACTTCTTCCATTTTAGGATAAAATTTATATCTACATACTAAATCTGGTATATTATCTATTGCTACTCTCTGACTACATTCAACATTAACTGTGTTTAATTTTTCAAGTAATTCTAAATCATTATATCTAACTGCTTCCGAACGTGTAATATTCCAATCAAATTTTACATTATATCCTATTATAGTATTTTCATTCATTAAATCATTTTTCATTTTTTTAAATATTTCAATTATTGGTATACCATTTTTCTCTGCTTCTTCGTAAGTTATTTTATGTACTTCGAGTGCTTTAGGATGACTAATAAATCCATCTGGTTTAACAATATAATATTCCTTTTTTACTAAATTACCAACATCATCATAAATTATCCAAGATATAGAAACAATTCTACTCGGGTTATATGCTTCTAATTTTTCTGGTGGAAAGTATTTATCTTTAGACGTTTTATCTTTTTTAGGAAGACCTGTAGTTTCGATATCAAAAAAAAACATTATTAAAAAGTATAGATTAAGTTTAATATAAATATTTATATATAGGATACTTAAATTTATTTATTTAGTAATAATTTATTATGAATCATCATTACGATTTATTCTTGTTAATTTTACTAATAGATGATAGTAGTTTACTCATTGTTTCTTTATTTGATTCAAATTTGTTTTTTAATTCACTATCACTATCTTTATCTATTTTATCAATTAATTTTTTATTTTGTAATAAAAGACATTTCATACTGCTATTTAATTCTTTTAATTGTCCTAACATTTCTTTGTTATCAGTTTCTACTTTACGAGAAAGATTTTGTACTTTTTCATTTAATTTTTTATTGCTAGCATAAAGCTCTGTCACTAATTGTTGATTTGAAGTCATAATTTTATAAATTTATAAATACATTTAATTTATATTTTATTTATTATTTATAAACTAAAGTTTGTTTAAATATAATTTCATTATATTATAATTTTTTTAATTTAAATAGTTACAATTGTAAATTATTATAGTATTTATTTCATTTTATAAATATGAATAAATTTAAATTTGATGCTATTAATTTTGATAATCGAATAAGGTTAACTTTAGAACATCAAGGTAAAGTACGTGATATTTATAATGTTCGCAATGAAGTTGAAAACAAGGATTTTATTTTATTTTTAACTAGTAATAGATGTAGTGCTTTTGATTATAATATTTGTAGTATTAATAACAAGGGATATTTTTTAACAAATATATCATCATATTGGTTTAAACACACTAGAAATATAATTGATAATCACTATTTAAATCATCACGATAATTATATGCTTGTAAAGAAATGTCGGCCTATTAAATTGGAAGTTATTGTAAGAGGATATATTACTGGAAGTTGTTGGAAACAATATTCTAACGGAGAACGCGTATTTTGTGGCGTAAGACTTGAAGATAATTTAAAGGAATACCAACAATTTAATAAACCTATCATTACACCAACAACAAAAGATGAACATGATGAACCAATTTCTATAAATGAAATAGTAAGAAGAAATATTTTAACAAGAGAACAAAGTGATTTTATTCAAGAAAAAGCGATACAACTTTATGAAAGAGGTCGCCAATTATCTGGTGAAAAAGGGCTTATTTTAGTTGATACCAAATATGAATTTGGATTTGATGAAAATGATAATATTATTTTAATTGATGAAATCCATACCCCCGATTCATCGCGTTATTGGATTAAAAAATCATATCATAATCATTTAATCAATGATACAAAAATTGTTAACCTAGATAAAGATGTTGTTAGAAATTATCTAAAAGATATTAATTTTGTTAATAAAATAGCAGAACATTTGAAACATACTGGAAATAGAACAGATTATAAAATACCAGATATACCAAAAGATATTAAAAATAAAATGATGATTATGTATGAGAAACTTTATAAATTATTTTGTTGTGGTGAAATAAATTATAATGTAAATCAAATTACAGGAGAAGAATTATGTGATAAAATATATGGCAACGATATTAATAATCATCATAGAATTATACCATTATTTTATCATAATTTAATTTCTAAATCATATCCATTCGTAATGATTTTAATAGGTTCTGACATCGATATAAAACACGCAAATAAAATTATGAAATATATGAAATTGACTAATATTATAGGAGGATATTGTGTTGCTTCAGCACATAAAAACACAAAATTAGTTTTAGATATTATAGAATATATAAATACTAATTATTATCGTGTTATTTGGGTTACAGTTGCTGGTAAAAGCAACGCATTAAGTGGTGTTGTAGCAGCGAATACACATTTTCCGGTGATGGCTTGCCCTCCCTTTGAAAATGATATTGATATGATGGTAAATATACAATCTACTCTACAAATGCCTACCGGAGTACCAGTAATGACTGTATTAAATGTTAATAATTTAGCAGAAAGTTGTGGTAGGATTTTTAATATGTCTTTATAATGTTTAATGTTTTTTATTTAATGTTTTTTTATTTAATTATATTATAATAAATAATAAATATTAAATAAAAAACATTAAATATTAAATATTAACAATGTTTTTATTGTTACCTAATCAATTGTTTGATAAAAAACACCTAGATAAGAAAGAAGAATATCTTTTATACGAACATCCGCATTTTTTCAAAGATTATAAATACAATAAGAAGAAATTAATATTACATCGTGCTAGTATGAAGTACTATCTAGATTATTTAAAAAAAAACAAGTTTAATGTTTCCTATCTCGAATTTAATAGTCCATTAAAACTAAAAAAGGGAGTTGAAATAAAAATGTTTGACCCAATTAATAAACTAGATATATTAAAATTAAAGGGTGATATAACAGTTTTAGATTCCCCTAATTTTCTACTTAAAACAGAACATCATTTAAAATATAGAAAGAAAACAGATAAATTCTTCTTTAATGGATTTTATATGTGGAGTAAAAAGGAAACTAATATTTTACCTGGTGTTAAATCACAAGATAAATCAAATAGAAAAAAACTCCCTAAAGATATGAAAATACCCCCAGTTCCTAGTAATAAAACAGATTTAAAATATGTAAAAGAAGCCATTCAATATGTAGAAAAACATTTCCCTAAAAATTACGGTAATAGTGATCTAGCTGAATTTATATATCCTATTTCACACACTACTGCGAAAAAATGGTTATTGGATTTTATTGAAAAACGATTTAAATTATTCGGTGATTATCAAGACCATATTGACGATAAAGAAAACTTCTTATTTCATTCACTTCTATCTAGTTCAATAAATATTGGATTAATAAATCCAAATGATATTGTTGATATAATTAAAAAATATAAAAAGAAAATCCCTCTAAACAGTTATGAAGGATATATTAGACAATTATTTTGGAGAGAATATCAACGTTATTGTTACATATACTATGATTTTAATAAAGTAAATTATTTCGGTAATACTACAAAATTAACTAAAGCATGGTATACTGGTAAAACGGGCAGTGTCCCAGTTGATGACGCAATAGTCAATGGTTTTAATACTGGTTATTTACATCATATTTTGCGTCTTATGGTAGTTGGTAATTATATGAATTTAAGTGGAATCGCACCAAAAGAGGGATTTAAATGGTTTATGGAATTTAGTTGTGATAGTTATGAATGGGTTATGTATCAGAATGTAATGGATATGGTCTTTTTTGTATCAGGTGGAGCAACAATGCGAAGACCATATATTTCATCTAGTAATTATATTATGAATATGAGTAATTATAAACGCGACGAATGGTGTGATAAATGGGACAAATTATATCGGGACTTTACAAAGAAACATCGAAGTAAATTACTCAAATTCAGATACTATTTTAAAGGTTTATAGTTTAATCTTATATTTATTTTAAAGTTTTGAATTATTTTTTGCGACTTTTAATTTCTTTATCAAAATCAGTTTTCGTTAATTGATATCCCCAATGTTGAAGTGTTTGTCGTATTTTTGGCGAAACGTTGAAATTATTATATTTTTGTTCTGAATTGGATTTTTTTAATATCATTGTTACTAACCACTTACGAAAGCGTCCGTTTTCACTAGCAATACCTTTCCATCTATCTATTTGACGTTTATCATCTTCACAACGTCTGCCTTGATAAAAGCGACAATACCATTGAACCCAACCATATGGGTCATATTTATCATTTATCCATTTTTTTTTTATCCAAAATTCTAGGGTTGTTCCAACTTTAACTTTATATGTATTTAGGGATTTATCATAGTTTTCAAAAGGAGTAGTAAGTTGATTGCCTGTTAATCCCTTCCACCAACTAGCGGGGAATTCTTTATGTTGGTCTTTATATTTATATTTATTGGTTTTTTTATCTTTATGAATAGGTCTCCAATATGTTCCACCAAATGAACCTAATTGAAATATTTGTTTTGGTGTTAAATTAGGTTTAAAGTCAGGAAAATCTTTAAAGTGAATTGTCTTTGGTTTTATTTTAGTAGTCATATTATTTGTTTTATATAATTAGTGTTATTATTTATAATATATAAAATTATTTTATATATTTTTATTAACTTAATCTTATTTAAATAAATAATACATATGTGATACAATTTGTGAAACACCTATAACAATAGAAATAATTTGTAAGAATTTTGATATTTTTCTTCCTCTACTTCCTATATAAAGAAATAATCCAAAAAACACCAAATAATGTGTTAAAAGTATCCAATCTCTATTCGTTAATTTATTATCATTATTACTTGTTTCATTTGGGTTATCTGTATTATTCGCATCATTAGATGTTTTAAATATTTTACCTAGAAACCGATTTGTTACTATAAATGGAATAAAAAGAGCAAATACTATAATAGAACTAAATACAGCATCAATCGATTTATTTTTTGTATCTCCTAACTGTTCTTTACTTAAACTACCCGCATATATCATTGTGGGACCCAACAACAACATATGAAGAAAATTAACTTGCCTATACGACATAATTGTATTTTATATATTATATATTGTTTATTAATCTATAATATATAATATTATAACAATTTACTATTTATAATTAATATATATATATATATATATATAAATAATCAAATAAATCAAATGTTAGCAAAAGCAAATACTAATAAATTATTAGTTATATTTTCTATAACTATTATATTATTCATAATAACAAATTTTGTTTTTTTAATTACTGTAAAATATGATATTATAAAAAAATCAGATGATATATCATATGATACTTCTATTTTATTATATGAATTAGATTCCAAAATTAATAAACAAAACGAAAATATTACAAAAATTATAAACATACTTTCAAAATAATTATGAACCATATGAATATTAATAAAAAGTAACTTAAATATATTATAAAATAAGTAAAAATTAAAAATTTAATTTTTTAAAACCATCATACTATTAATTTTGTTGATGCGGTTTTGAATTTTTACAATTAACATATCTAGTTTAGCTGTTGTTGATATATCATTTAAATAGGTTATTTTCAAATTCTGGAGACCACTAATTGATTCAGTTAAGTTTTGATTTGTTTTTTGGTAAATTGTGATAGTTTCATCTTTAAAATCAACCTTTTCCATTTGACTTTTGTTTGAATAATAATGAATAGATGCATGAGTAGGAAGGGGGTTTTTAGCATCTTCAAGTAAATTATCCAATATTTCAAATATATCATCTATTATTTTTTGAATATATTTAATTGATTTTTCTCTGCTATCACCATTATAAGTTCTAGAAACAGATTGAAGTAAATATGGTGTATCAATCATAATATTATCACGCACACATATTTTATCATATTCTTTAATATTTGAAATAATTTTTAATTCTAGTAATAATTTATCTAGTTTATCATTTATTAAGTTTTTAGTTGAATTTTTTTCTGTTTTAACATCATTTATATGTTTTTCAGTAATATCTTCTATCTTGACATTAGTAGTCATTTTAATTAATTAAAAATTTGGAGAATATAGATTTTAGATTTTAGATTATAGATAATATATAAATATATAATATATTATAATTAAAAAATAATATTTTAATATATTTCATTTAAATAAAAGTCTAAAATAAAAATGAGTGCCGAAATAGATAATATTAATCAAAATAATTTTAAAAAATATACAATAATATTTTGTGCATGTTTAATAATAGGTATTGGTATACTTGTAATATTTTTTACAGATTATATATATAATTTTAAAAACATAGTAAAGGATAAATCACAATCTATATATTATTTTAAGTGGATAATATTGGGATTTTTATTAAATATTATATTTTTAATAGCATTAAATTCTATGAAATCATATAAAAATAACATTATTGGAGAAAGAGGCCCACAGGGATTTAATGGTAGAAAAGGGAAAAGGGGAGAAAAATGTGTAATTTGTACTGGAACAGAAGACCATAATTATGAATATGAATTAGGAGAAAGATTTAATAAAGACAAATGGAAAAAAAAATAATAATCTAATTTATATATAAGTATTAAATAATTAATATTAATATTTAAATTAATATTTAAATTAATTTGAAAATGGAATCAAATAATATAATAGGATTACTATTTATATTAATAATATTCTTTATTGTAACAGACTATTGTAAAAAGAAAAGAGGAAATAATATTGAAGCATTTGAAGATGTTGTTTGTGATGAAGATACATATACTGATCCTACTATATCTCATGAAGAAAAAATAAATTGTAGAATTAAGAAGTTAAAAGAAGACAGAAAGGATTTAAAAGATTATGTAACAACCCAAGAAAATAAAAAATATAAAAATAATATTGAATATTATAAAAAAATAAATGATGCTATAAATCAAAAACACATAGATAGTGACCAAAAACGTACAGACGCTATAGATGATAGTAACACAATAATTAAATCTATTAAAGACAAACTAGCATATTTAAATAATCTTAATAAATTTAATATGCCTCAACAAGAGTTTAATTCTATTCGTTCTCTTCAAAATGGAACAAAATTAGTTATAGAAAAAAATAAAGATGGAGATGATTATTTAGTTAAATTAAATAAAGATAATGATACTGAAAAATGTTTATCTGTAAACTCAAATGGTACTTATAACTTAGAAAAGTGTGACCAAGGTAGTGATAGTGATCAACAAAAATTTGATTTAGTAAATATAACTAATGATTCAATGTATAAAAATAATTTAGAAAAAGGTATATTAAGCAATAAGACATTACCAGCAATTGTTAATTATCCATTTAATTTAATTAAATCAAAAAAAAATAAAAATTGTATTGGTATTTTTAATAATGAATTAAGTGTTACACCGTGTGAAACTAAAAAATCGCATAGATGGGAACCATTAAAAGAACACATTTATTGCTCTAGAGATTAAAATGAATAAATATAATAATAAATAAAAAATGTTTTTTATTTTTAAATTTTTAATATTTTTATAAGATAATAGTAATAATAAAATATTAAGTATATTTATATAATAAAAATATGAATAATAAAAGTACTAAAAGTAATAAACAAACTAAAAGTAATAATTTAACATATTTTTTAATTGTAGTTATTATTTTAGTGGTTGTTATTTACCATTGTCATACTAAATATAAAGAACATCTTTATAAACGAGAAGCATTTCAAAATAACATAAATAACAATAACAATAATGAAAGTATTAAAGCTTTAGATAATATGTTAAATAAAACATTAAAAGGTACTAAAAGAAATGAAAATAATATTTCTAGTAATGAAGGTAATTCAATAATTCCTGTAGATGAAAATAATATTACTATTAGTAAAGTAGAAGGTGATTTCAATACAAATACTGTAAATAATAATACTCAAAAAAATAAACTTTATTTAGATAATAAAAGTGATGGTTTAGTATTATTACCAAATGGTCATATTATTATAAAGTTTAATAAAGATGAAAACATAGAAAATATATTATTAAAGGGTTTTGCAAAATGCCGTGTAGATATTGCTAATAAAAATAGTAATGTTTATAAACAATTATTTCGTGTAGATAATCCTAAAAAATTATTAAAACAAGTTTTACAATATTCTAAAGAAAATATTAATCAATATAATAGCATATATCCAACTTCTGTGTTAAAGGGTTCTTCAATTAAAATTACAAATACAGATATAGAAAGAACAAAACCTATTAAAGTAGAAATTAAAAATAATAGGTGTAAACAATTAAAATGTAACAGAGATGCCACAAGAATATCTAATCTTCAATTATTTGATCATAATAATAACAAAATTACTGAATTATTAGTTGATAAAGAAAATAATAAAAGGTCTCACATTACAGTTAAATTACCAAAAAAAGTTGAATTACACGGTTTTAAATTAAAAACAAATATTCCTCATTTTAGAATTAGCACATCTAGTAATGGCTTTGAAACATTCCCAAAAGATGGATTTTATGAAGGAGGGAAAGATGGTATTAAAGAAAAAGATTATTATTTAGAAAAACCCGTATTAACAAATATTTTGAAAATTGTTACATTTATTAATCCAGAAGAAATTGATAATAAAAAGTATTTTATAAATAGTATAAGTGTTTACGGTAATGTATCATCTCAAAACGTTATTGAAGGTTTCCAAAATAGTATGGAAGTTGATGATACTAATATGGAAGGAGAAAAACTAAAGGAAATGAAAGAAGTATTATTAGAAGACTTACAAAACTCAATTGATGTTCAAAAAGCGTGTCAAGCTTTATCATATCAAGAAGATATTAATAATGAAGCTCAAAAATTAGAACAATTTAAAAAATATAATTTAATTCTAGAACAACAACACGAGGAATATAAAAATTTAGAACGCGTTGTTAATAAATTAAGAGAAAAACGAAAAGTACAATTAAAGAAAGAAGATATGTTGAATGTTGCTAGATATCAGAAAATGAGAGGAGAAGAATTTAAAGTTAAAGAAGCTCTTAAAAAATTCCATAACGAACAATCAAAACTTAATATTGATTTAAATGTTATAAAAAAAAAAGAAAATAATATTACAGCTCCCAAAGAAATTATAAATACTAATAATCCAGAAATAGGTAGTGTTAAAGATTTTAATGCTGTTGGTGCTTTAGGAGAATAAGTAGAATAATATACATAATTTCATTTATTTAAATAAATGTTTTATTTTAAATGTTTTTTATTTTTTATTAATATTTATATTATATTATATATATAGTAAAATATAAAGTTAGAAATATATTTAAAGGAAAGATATGTTATCTTACAATCATTTCCAACAAAACAAATTAAAATATGTTATACTTGGTATATTTTTTATACTAATATTAGTATTGATTAGATGCTATTGTAATAATAAAGACAAATTTACTAACAAAGAGGGATTTTCTAATGGAATGGTAGTTGATGTTTTACTAGGTAAAAAATTTGATAAACCAGAATTAAATAGAGTTAGTTTATCTGATAATATAAAGGAAAGTGGAGGAAATGAACTAAACATCTTATATTCAACTTATTATATTCAACCTTCAAAAGATAATACTCAATTATCTAAAGATGTAATAAATATATTTTTAAGAACAAATGTTTCTGAAAATAGTAAAATAATAGGTGATTTATGTTTAAAGATTAATAGTAAAAAACTATCGTTTGATGATAATAATGAAATTATATTTAATAATGAAAATGTCCCACATTTATTAAATCCTATATTAAAAAAAGAAAATGCTTTGGAATTAACTGAAAATGATATTAAAAAAAAACAAGATATTAATGGAATTGAAGAATTTGATATTATTGAAAAACAATTTGATTATAATGAAGATAAAGATTATACTCAAATATTTTTAAATTTATTGGGTATTAACAATAAAAATGATGCTTATAAAAATAATAATATGAAAAAAATATATAATTTTTTTACAGAAGGAAAAACAGACGAAGACTTATTAGGAAAAAATAATTCTCAAGTGTTAAATGATTTAGATTATAAAAGAAAAGATGATTCTGACGCATTTAATATTATAAATACCGTTACATATATTGAAGAATTACAAATATATTTTAACGATATTGAAAACAATACATTAAATATTAAATCACAAATAGCTATGATATTATATAAGAGATTAGAAGATAGTAGAAGAGTAGAAAATAAAACATTTACTAAAAGAATTTATGCTGGTTATAAAATAGGTTCTGATAATATACCATTCCCTTTTACAATGGAAGAAGGAGGTAAAACTGTTACAATAGACAATAATAATAAATTTAAATTTAAAAATAATGTATTAAAAAAACTAAAATATGAAAATAAAAATAGCGCACAAATAATTAATAGTTTAATAGATTTTTATAATATAGAAATATATACAATAATATTATTTGAAGGTACTGTACTAGAAACTAAATTTGAAATACCTTATCTTGAAACTGAATATGATTATATAGACGTTGGTGAAGAAGAAAACACTCTAAATATAAAATATAATAATGATGGTACTACTACTACTGAAACTATTAATTATAATGAGGTTAATAATGAAGATGTTGCTACTGATTTAGGTGAGTTTGTTGATAATCTAAATATAGATATTAATAATATTAGTTTAAAAATAAACCTAGAAAATTATCTTGATTTTAGTGAAGTTAAAGATAAAATTGAGAATTTTAAAAATAGTTTAGATTATATTTTAAATAATCCCAATTTTTTCTTAAAAATACCATTAAACTTTATAAGAATGAATGACCCACTAGATGACGATACACATATTATTTTTGGAGATATATTAGATACGGGTGATATTATTAATACTGAAAATAATATATTAAGTAATTATGTTAAAGTTCCAAGGAGATGTTGTTTTAAAACAGAACAATTTTATGGAGATGATAATAATAAACCAATAATGCCTTCTATGAAAGGAATTGATGGTAACACTTATAATATATATCAACATCCTATATATAAAACATTTAAAGTATTTGCCGTGGGTGAAAATTTAACAAACAAACACATATATGAAATAGAGCCCTGTGCCCCTAATGTATCTTTATATGAAAATAACATAAAAGCATACAATAAATTAAAAGGGAAATGTAAAAATATTAAAACATTTAGTGATGACAATAAAATTAAAGATAATAGTTTTAATCAATTACAAATTAGAACAAAACTTAATACTATTAATAAAAATAAGCAAAATCTAGATAGTTTGAGAAACGAAGTAAAAAAATTAGAAGGTGAACTAGATAGAAAAGAAATAATTAAATCTAATTATAATAGATCAAAATTACAAAAATATAATGAACATAAACAAGACCAAATATATGAAGGAAGAAGGCGTCTTAATAAAAAAAATGGTGTTGGTCTTACTGTTACTTATCCGCAAGAAGTATTAGATTACTTAATTCAATTTTATAGAAAAAGACCTCTTGATGGATTAACTATTAATGAACAAGAAAAAAATAATAAAATGTTAGATAAACTACTTCAATTTGATAATCAAACTAGTAATAAAGACTTTAATAAATTTATTGAACAACAAATTAAAGAAGATAATATAGATATAGTAAAATTATTACCTGACCCAAATTCTCAAAAATTTAAAGATAAATGGATTAATAGAAAATTATTAGAATCAAAATTAGTTGAAAGAAATATGGAAACTGATTTAGAAATTGGTGAATAATATATTGTTTAATAAGATAGTTTTTCAATATCATCTAAAGTATATGGTTCAAGAGAAACATCTCTTAAAGGAACCCATTTTTGAAATATACTAGAATAGCGACATTCCATACAAATATTAATTGAATTTTTATTATTTATAAATAATTTATAAAGATATTTACTTGTTTTCATATTAGGTACCAGAGCATTATCATATTTAATAAGTTCTGTTTTATCTTCATTATAAATATAAAGATTAAAAACATCAGGCATATCTGTATGAAGAACTTTAAAAACCATATTATTTTCACCAATTTGAGACTTATTTGTAATGTCTAATGATATATCTTCATTTGTAATTATATTTTTAGATGATATTATTTCATCATTATTTGATTGTTCAAAATGAGTTTCTGTAGATTTATTAATTGTTTTAGACCATAATGTTGGTTTGTGTGTTCTAATCATATCATCAATATCATCATTAGATTGTAAATGGTATATATGGTTTCTAGGAAATAACATTGAATAATTAGAATATTTTGTATTTAAATTATAAAAGACAAGCCCCTTACAATGATAAGAAAGACTAGGAAGAAATTTATTAATTAAAACTTTAATTTGTGAATACGAAAATAACTTTTTAATTTGAATAGGACACGGTTCTATTGTAGGTTCTTGTGTAAAATTATTATTAAAAATATGATAAATAGTTTCAAATTTAGATACTATATTCTCATTATTCATTTTTTTACCTTTATAAATAAGAAGATTATCTATTAAGAAAAACCATTTTTTATTTTTATCACGAACCAATTCTCCTGAAAACATAGTATCTGTATATAATTCATCAGCAAACTGATATTTAACACAATGAATTTTAGGAAATGAAAATCCACCCTTTAGTTTTCTATCAATATAAAAACAACAATTGGTATTATCTATTCTTGTTAAATATAAAAGATATGGATTACCATTTGTTAATGGTGTTAATAAATGTTGATGATACAACACATTTTTTAAAATAGATGGATTTAAAAATACATATAACTTATCTACTACTTTAATATCATATTTATCATCTATAAATCTTATAAATTCTTCTTTAAAGTCATTATTATTAACATTACTACATTTTTTATCACAAAATGATATATCTGATAATTTTCCTTCTAACGATAACATTTTAAACTTAACTAAGTTTTATATTATTTAGTAGTATTTTATATTGTTTATCTGTATTATCTAAATTATAATCTATAATTTATAATTTGTAATTTGTAATATAAAAAATTTCTTAAAAATTTTAAATCAATTTTCTTTTATAGTATTTATTATTTTAATTATGTTTTAATATATATATTTTATTCTCTAGTTATATTAATATATAATATTGTTAAATTATTGTTATATTTCTTTTATATTAATATTTAATAATAATAATTAATACTATAAAAAATAAAATTAAATACAATGGTTTCTCATTCAAATTATAGTAAAAATAAAGCGTTTAAAAAGGAAAATATTAAACAACAATTTATAAGAAAAAAAACGAAACAAAAAAAAGAAACTTCATATTTAAAGAATAAAAATAAATTAAACGGTAAGAATACAAGAAAGCGTAAGCATACTAAAAAAGGAGAACAATATAAGGGTAGTTTAAAATCAAAGAAAAAAACTCCAATAAATATTAACAAAAATAAGAAAAATTTAAAACCGGTTCTATTAAAACAACAAGATGGTGGCGGTATATTTTCTAGTTGTATTAGTGTATCTATAGATAAAAAAAAAAGTAAATATGATAAACTAGATTCTAAACTTAAAAAAAATCTGGGTCCATTTTCTAATATTATGGATGTAATGAAAAAAAGCTATTTAAAAGTTTTAAAAGAACAATACTATACATTATTAATAAACAAAAGAAAAAAATTTAATCAAGAAAAAAAAAGAGATGAAGTAAAGGGTGATAAAACATTATTTGACAATCAAATAAAAATTTTAGATGGTAATATTCAAGATTCAAATAATAAAATTAAAATTAAATTAAAAGAAGCTACTAAAAAAATGAAAAAATATAAAAAAATAAAAAAAAAATATGACAGTGTATCTAAAAATTATATGAAATTTGTAGATAAATTAATGTATGGTTCAAAGAAAGGTAAGGCAGAACCTGATAAAAAAAGTTTTAATTATAAAATGAATCAAATTTTAAATATTATTGAATCAGCGGAATCTACATCGGAAGGTAGCGAAGATAGGAAAAAATATAATAAATGTAAAAAAAAATATGATAAAGCAAAATCAATCTATACTGATATTAAATCTAAAATAGGGGCAAATATATTTACGGGCGATACTTTAAATAATGATATTGTATTTATTGATGCTTTTATTACTAAATCTGGTCTTAAACATACAAATGATATAAGTAAGTTTAAAAATGAATGGGAAGGAGAAACTAATAAGTTTTATAATGAAATCATAAAATTAGTACCAGAACAATCAGTAGATAGTATAAAAACCAATACATCAATAAAAAGTTTAGATTATAAAAAAGACGTAGAAAGAATTGAGGGTGATATTATTAATGTTTATAATATATTTTATCAGGTTAATGAAAGTACATTAAATATTAATGTTGTAAGAGTATTAGAACATATTAAACAATTTATGAATGGTATTAAAGAAACACAAGGGGGTATAGTAAAGGATTTGCGTAAATTAAAGGAGGGATTTTTAAATTTACAAAATACATCTATATTGAAACTAATGAGTAATTATATTATTAGAGCACATCTACAAAACACTAAATTATTAATCTGTATAAAATATTATTTTGAAAATATTAGTAATCAAAATGCTGTTGAATTATTTACTAAAACAAGTACATATTCAAACACAGACCCTAATAAAAGAATTGGATTAGCGGAGGGGCTTGGAGTGGGAAAATCAGACCAAAATGTTTTTGAACAACAAGTAAGTAAAGCACCAGCAGCTCCTATACCAATTGAAAAAACAAATTTAACATCAAGTGTTAGCGGGGGAATTATGAGAGGTGGTGGTAAATTACAAAATATTTTAGATAAAGATAGAAAATTTAAATTTAATAAACAACAACTTGAACACATAATGAAATCAACAAACTTAGTAAATTATAGTAAGCCAAAATTTGATAAGCAACATAAAACAGAGACAGAACTTAAAAACTATTACAAAAAACATAATCAAAGAAATATAGAAGCAAACAATTTTTTAGTACAAGCAAAAAAAATTTCTAAATTAACATCGGATATTAAAGATAAAAAAGAAAAAATAAACGATAATAATGCTGAAATAAATACAATAAATACTAAGATACCAGCTGCTACTACTGCTGCTGCTATTAAAAAAAAATTAACCTCCCGAAAAACAGTTTTGGAAAAAGATAATCTAAAATTAACAGATGAAATAGATAAAAAAGAAAAACAAAAAGAAGAACTACTAAAAGAGGTAAAATTTAGACCATTAACTGAATGGAGAGATAGTTCTGTAAAAAAGAAATATGATACTAAAAGTTGTAAGCCTCTTAATGGTCAAAAAGATAAATGTTATGAAGAAACAGTTTGTTATTATAATGAAAATGACAATATTTGTTCTACTGATTTTAATATATCAACAATATTAAAAAAAATAAATGATAGAATTAAAGAATTAGAAGCTAAACAAGTATCTAATCCTCTTAATTCTTCGGAATTAATAGAATTAAAAAAGTTAAAAGAAGAAAAAAATAAAATATTACCATACGATACCGCAAATCAAATAAAACTTAAAACAAAAGAATATGAAGAACACTATAAAGATTATTTTGAATTTAAGAAAAAATATTATTTAACAATATTATATTTTTATATTATTTATGACCAATTTAAAGATATTGATGTAACAGAAGATACTTTAAGTAACGCAAAAGAGAATTTTAAAAAAACATCGTTATATTCAACTTACTATGATATGTTTGATATAATAGATCCAAACATTAATTTTTATAAAATTAAAGTAGGTATTTCTAAGTTTAAAGAAAATGCTAATCGTAGTGATAAACTAAAATATATAAAAACAAGTGTTAATTTACATCCTAATCAAACTGATTTAGTAAATGATAAAATTGAAGATGCTTTAAAACATTTTATAGAATTGTATCAGATTGATTAAATTTTAAAATTGAATTTTTTAAATTAAAGTTTTTTATATATTATTATTATAAAAATAAATAATAAGTAGTAGTCTAGTATTAAAAAAAAATATATTGACGTAATTATGAATTTTTGTAAAGAATGTGATAATTATTTAACATTACAAATGAAAGAAACCACACAGCAAGATAAGTTAATATATGTTTGTAAAAATTGCGGATTTGAAGAAGAATATAATACCGTATTAAATAAAGAGGAATCTGGCGAATTTTGTATATATAAAAACTATTATGATAAAAAAGATATAGTAACACATAACGAAAATATTAGATATTTAAGTGAAGACCCTACCCTCCCTAGAGTCAATAATATTACTTGTCCTAATGATGAATGTATTACAAATACAACATTAGATAGTAGTGCATTGTTAGAAAAATCAAAAAATCCTAAATCGCAACAATTAAGTGAAAATAAAAATGAAGTAGTTTACCTTATTATTAATCAAGAAGATATGATATTTCAATATGTATGTTGTAATTGTAAAACATCCTGGACTAATAGATAAACTTATAAATATATAATAAATATATAATTAATTTCTAGTTAAATTTTTATACTTTTTTAAAAATCTTATATTAATTTATATAATATAGAATATAAAATATATAATATAGAATATATAATATATAATATAAATATAGTACTCAAAATATGTATAGTATTAAAAGAGATGTAAAAGCATCTATTACTAAAATACAAGAAAAAAAAACATTAGTATTAATATCGTGCATCGGTATTATTCTTTTGACATTATTTTTTTTTAAATTAACATTTGAAGAAAAAAAAACAAGTATGGTTGAAAAATATAGAGATACACTCAAAAAAAATCCATATATTAAAAGAGACCTAAAACCACTTTCAACATGTAGAGAAATTAAAAATAAAGATTTTGATTATAAATTAGTAGATTATTATATTTCTTCTAGTTTTAATTCTCCTTTAATAGGTAATCAAAAACGCGATTATTTAAGCCTAGAATTTTTTAAAGAAGTAATAGATACTGGTGCTAGGTATTTAGAATTTCAAATAAATCCATCTTCTACTAATGATTTTCCAGAACCTATTGTAGGAACAGGAGAAGTTAATAATAATTGGGGAGATAGTATGAATTTCTTAACTTTAGACGATGTATTAAAAACAATTAGAAAATCAGCATTTAATAGTAATATGAATTATCCTTTAATAATATATTTGGATTTTAATAGTACTAACAAACATTTACTTAAGAGAACAGGAGAACTTATAAACGCATATTTAGGTGATTATGTAGTTAAAAATAATAAATATGTAAAAACCCCTTTTGTATTTGAAAGAATATGTATATTTAATAGAAAAATATTATTTTTATCATCTTTAAATAAATCCAACTTTGCGACGACACCTTTAGAAACAATAATATTACCAGAGCTTGGATTCGTAAGGCGTGTATTTTATGAAGATATTGATAAACAATTATCAATAGAAAACACACTGTCGCAAAAATTACAAAGGGCAGATGATGAAAAATTTAGAAATAATTATAAAACTTATGAAGATATATTAAAAAAAGCGAATACGCAAAATAAAATAGGTAAAACATTTTATGATATCCTAGTTGAAGAAGAATATCTAAATCCATTATTGCATTTTAATAAAGTTGGTTTAACTATTATAATACCTCATAAAAAAGAAGATAATTTTACACTTAATTATGAACCACAGTCATATTGGGATAATGGGTGTCAAATTGTATCTATAAACTTTCAAGAATCACTAGACCGTAACTTTTTAGATAAAATAAATAATCCTGTTTATAAATTGACAAATAAAGACCCTATAATAATAAGATATTTATCTAAATTTAATAAAAATAGTTTTATATTAAAATCAGATGAAGAGCGATTTTTTGAAACATCTACAAAAGATAAACCAATGGAATTATTTAATATAGAAGAAGATAAAAGACTTCAATTAAAAATTAATAATAAATTTATTAATAATCATATTTCAATTAATAATGAATTTGTTGTTTGTATGATACAATCATATTCTCATCCTATATATTATTTAGATAGTAATAGTGGTATTGTAAGATTTGTTAATAAAGATGATTCATCTAATAATAATAAATCCGAAAATGATTATTTATTTATGTTTGTTCCATCTAAAGATGATATTCTTAATAATAAACAAGCAATTTCTATTATTCCATTAAATAATATGATAGATATAGATGTTATGAAAAGGAAAGTATTAACAAGAAATGTTAATGATTTTATGTATAGAACAATATCTAATAATTCACATAGTTTAATACAAAAATCATCATTTTATCCAGTTACTGCTACTTGTAATGAAGCAAGTCCAACTGTATCATTTAGAATAGATGGAGAATTTAATACCCCATTTTTGGGGTATGATAATAAGATATTAACAACATATGTTAAAAATGATACCAATAAAATGAAAGAATCTTGCTGTTTTAATATTACTAAGATACCATATTTTAAAGAAGATATGAAACAAAATAAATCTGTTAAATTATTTTTATATATTAAACATAGATATTCTAATAGATATTTGCAAGGACTTAGTAATAATATTTGTATCTTTAAAAATAAAAATGTGGAAAAAACTAATAAATTTCAAATTATAATGGATAATGATATATATGATGTAAGTCAATTATTTTCATTGAAAATAAATAATAGATATTTAAGATATCATATATCCAGTAATAACTTATTATCAGATACTACTAATATAGATAATAGTTCTACATTTAGAATAGTAAAATATAATGATAACTATAATTTACACTTGCTTAATACTACTTCAAATAAAGAAGATAGAACTCTTAATAATATAAATAATAAACCTATATTTAACAAAAATGAGAATGTGAATAATACATATATAAATAATTCATTAATGTGTTATCTTAAATTTGAAATCGAAAATTAACTTTTATATTTTTAACTTTTGTTATTTGTAAAAAATTATATTTTTAAATAGTAATAATAACTATAATATATTATATTAGTTATATTTATTGATAAAAATAATCAATAGTAATAAATACTAAATAATCAATAATCAATAAAATATTCAATATGGATACTAAAAATACAAATTTAAATACTACCAATGACACAAATACTGCTAGTAACACAAATACTGCTAGTAACACAAATACTGCTAGTAACACAAATACAGCTAATGATACAAATACTGCTAGTAACACAAATACAGCTAATGATACAAATACTGCTAGTAACACAAATACAGCTAATGATACAAATACTGCTAGTAACACAAATACAGCTAATGATACAAATACTGATAATAAGTCTAATATGGGTAATAATATGGATAATATTAATAAAATTAATATGGAAGAACAGAAAAAGAGTAAAGGGAAAACTGGATTATTACGGCGTGGAAATCCACTATCTAATAATATTTTTTTAATAGCAATTGCAGTATTTGTTGTAATATTCATACTTTTAATAATATTATTTTCAGATGGTTTTAGAACTAAAAAAACTATTAATAATTTTAAAGTTTATGATAAATATCAAACAATTAAAAACTATAACTATAAAGCCAAAGGTCATAATGTATTAGGAAATCATTTTATAGCTAGTTCTTATAATTCTTGTAATGTTAAAAAACCTACATTAAGTTATATAAATTGTGATGATATTTTAAAGGGTATTTTAAAATCTGGTGCTAGATACATTGAAATGAAAATATTTAATGACAAATTTGGTGATAAAAATATAGAACCAATTGTTAATAATGGTTTTGAAACGGGTGAATGGAAACTCTGTTTTAATAGTGTTAATTTTGAAGATGTGTGTAAAGTAATAAAAGAACATGCATTTAAAATAAATAAAAAACTCGGTGATGGTAAAATAGAGGGCGTACCTAATCCAGATGATCCATTATTTATTTCATTAGATTTAAAAACTAGAAATAATGTAGATACTCTTAATAGATTAACTAGACACATTACTACTCATTTGAGAACATATCTTTTACCTACTAAATATAAGTATAATAATAATCCCAATTTATTAAATATGAAAATGAGAGATTTAGAAAAAAATATTGTTATATTCTGTAGTAGTGGTTATCAAGGTTCGGATTTAGAATCTATAATGAATGGTTCTTGGGAAGAAGGAGGTAATATAAATAGAGTATATTGGGAAGACCTAGATAAATTAGGAAAAGATGATAAAGAAGATTTTAAACTTAAAGTAAAGCAAAAATTAACAATAGTAACACCAGACCCAAATTTAGATTTAGTAGGAAAGCTTAAAATAGTTGGAAAACAAAATTATGATACTAAAATCGCATTTGATTTAGGTTGTCATTTTGTTAGTGTTTATTATCAATCAATGGATAAATTTATGAATTCTTATATCACCAGATTTAGAAAAAACTCTATAATATTAAAACCAGATTATTTACATATTACACATAAAAATAAAAAATATTTAGAAGAAAGTAAAGAAGATGACCAAGATAGATTTAATTATTCAGCATACAGAAATAAATTACAAGAAGCCGCTGATTATTTAGAAAATTTAGATATTGATTAAGTAATCGATTGAGTAATTGATTAAGTAATCGATTAAGTAATCACTAAATCAATTTACACATTTAATCATATTTTTTCGTAAATAACATACTAGACTTAAACGTCCATAATTTTTTTTGCCTTTTACTTTAGGTGTAATATTTGTATTACAATGCCATTGATGGACATCCATCGCTAGAAAATCGCCATTACGTACATCAACTGCTACTTTATATTGCGGAAAGCCCAAATACCCTCCTTTGTAAGCGTCATTACCTGGCATACATTCACTTTTTTCCAATACAATTAAATTACCAAATCCCTCCTCTAAATCACCGCGGTCTTTATGTGTACCAGTTCTATAATTATAATTAATCGTAATTGTACTAAACGCTGTTTTTTCTATTTGGAATCTAGGTGTTTTCTTAGCTCTCCTTAACTGTATTGAATGTCGTTTAGGTGCTAGTTTTTTAAAAAGGGTGTTTGCCCTTTTAATAAGAGGGAGTGTTTCCTTCCATTTAGAAACTTGTTCTTTTGTAAATTTGGTTGTTCTACAAGGTATATTAGGTATTGATTTTTTACTTGTTTTCTTTCCATTTGATTTATTAAAAACATTTCTATCATAACGGTCAAAATATCCTATAATACCACTCTTTACATAATTACTAATATGATCTTTTTTTGCTTTACCATCACTCCCAATATAATAAGAACGAAATTTTGATTTTGATGTTGTTTTTTTAACATATTTAGGGAGTTTTTTTGTATTAAGTAATCCGGCAGCACTCCCTCTATTATTGTGTTTTTTTTGTGCTTCTTTTTCAAGAGCGTTATATGCCTTACAACACAATGATGGTTTAATGACATTTTTTCTAAATGATAGGAGCAGTTTTTGTTCTTTATTATCATCTAGTATATAAACATCACAATCTTCTTTAATTATAGTATCAAAATATGATTCATCAAAGAAATGTCCTTCTTTTTTTGATATTGTATCTTCTTTGATACGGTCTTTTATTACTATAGTTTTTGGTTTCATAATTATAAATATATTAGATTTTATTTATTGAATGTATAAAAATGTTTTAAAAAATATTATTAATTTATAAAAATTTATAATTATAAACTTAATTCACCTCTTTCTATTTTCTAATTCTGATTTTTTTTGTTATTTGGTGTTTTTCTTTTTCTTACAATAGATTTTTTACTTTTTTTACGAGAACTTTTTTTCTTTGATTTACTAACACCTATTTTGCGGACTACACGTCGTTTTGTTCTTTTTGTCGCACGTGTTGATTTACTTGAACGTAATTTTCTTGACATAATAAATAATGAATTAAAGTTATTATAATATAGTTAAATGTAAAAATGTTTAAAAATAAATTAAATTAAATCAAAAAAAATTAATTAGTATTTTCTGTATCCACCACCACCACTGTGTTTACTATGAGCTCCGCCACCTTTGTGTTTGTTACTACTAGAACCTCCTTTGTGTGATTTGTGTCCTGCTCCACCTTTGTGGTTTTTTTTAGAGTGTCCTGCTCCACCTTTGTGTTTGTTACAATTAGTACCACCCTTCATTTTTTTACTAGATTTTTTACCAGATTTTTTTTTCATTTTAGTATCGCAACAATCTACCATTTTAGAGCAAGATTTAACACAATCTTTACAGCAAGCCATACTATGTTTTTTACATTCCGCAACACACGCCGAACAAGCTTTTTTACAAGCCATAGTTAAGCAATTGATAACTTCTTTGTCACCTTTACATTTCATTGAAACTTTCAATGCTTTACAAACTCTTTCACACATTAAACAAAGTCTAACGCAATCGCTCATTCCGGCTTTACCAGAACAAAGACAATCAGAAATACACGTTTCGCAAGCTAAAATACAATCATTAATCATACGCTCCATAATATAAATAAAAATTTAGTATAAACACAAGAAACTTAAAAATACAAATATATATATATATATATATAGTTAGAAAAAAAATTTATTATTAATATTAATTAAATAATAAATAAGACATTTTAAAAACAATCATCTATTAATTTTTTAAAAGTAATTGGGTTTTTAAATACATAACTTATAAATGTTTCTCCTTTTAAAAAACAGGTATTTTTTTCTTTCGTTGATGTTTCAGTAGTAATATTTCCAATTATATTCGTTTCATAGTTTTCATTGTGAATATCATTTAAAAAATAAGTTCTTTTGTCATTATTCCAAATCAATTGAAAATTATAAAAAATATTATCATAAACACCTTCAACATTATTATATTCTTCATTATAGTAAACATCAAATATATAAATATTTTCACAATTACAACTTTTAAATAAATAATGTGGTGTTGAATTTATATTTATTATTTTAAAATAAATACTTTCATCAATTGGTATGTTAAGTGTTTGAGTTCCTACAAATATATCTATATTTGAGTTTTCTGAACATAATGTTGTCATATTTTATTTATAATATTAGTAGTTTAAAAATAATTTTCAATTTTATTATTATATATTCCATACTTTTTTATATTATAATTTATATATAGTAATAATTACTAATTAATATATAATAACAATAATTAATAAAATAAATAATATAGTATGTCAAATACAGATAATTTTCTTAAATATCTTCTAGTTGTACTACTAGTTGTAATAATGTGTTTATATTTTAAACAACAATCTGGTTTTAAAAACAATAATAACAATAATAACAATAATAACAATAATAACAATAATAATTTCAATATAGAAAGTAAAGAGTGGGTTAATAGTAAAGTGGAAGAAAAACAACCAAATGAATTATTATCTAGCAATCAACAATTATGTTCTAATAAAAGAAGGGGTGATTTAGTTGAATTTACAAATGGAAAACATTGTTTAGGACCAGTAAGGAATTTTCATCAATCATTTAATACATGTAATATAAAAGGTTTAGGTTGGCGTAAATGGTGGTTTAAAAATATGAATAAAAATAACGTATGTAACCCAAATAACTTTCAACCTATAATGAAAAACTTTTTAAAAAATCAAGAAAATACAAAAAACATTTATTTTTAATTTAATTAATTAGATACTTTATTTTTTTAACTTTTTTGTTTTAATCTGTTTATATGTTTTACTAAATGCATCATCATTTATACCATAATATTTTTTACTATTTGGTTCCATTAATATATAATCTCCAACTTGTAAAAATTGTTTTCCACCCCAACTAGGTGTAATTACTATTTCACTTTTTGATGATTTCTTTTTTGTATTTTTTTTTGTTAATTTTACACCCTTTCTAATAACTGGCTTACTAACAATATTACCTAAATTATAAGCATTCAATACTTTTTCTAATAATAAACCGTATTTTTCATTTTTTGCTCCACAAATAACATAATCACCTCTTTTTAATTTAATATTGTTTTCTTTTTTACCATCAATCATAGTTATTATTTTAGTATTTTTAAGTAAAATCATAAATTGAAATGGTTTTAATTTTTTGTAATCTTTAACATTAACATATTTATAAACACTCGGTTCTCTTTCAAAATGGTCTAGTTTGGAAGATTTGAGAACTTCTTTTACAATATTATTATTCATTTAAATATAATTTAGATTTATAGATTGTATTATAATATATAAATATTTTTTATTAATGTTAAATATAAATATTTATTATAATATTTAATAATATAATATATTATTAATAATATTATTAGTAATTATTCAATTCAAATTATATAATAAAAATAGTTTACAAAAGTATATATTATATATATATAAAATACAAGTATGAATATAGAAAAAGATACTTGGCATATAATTAATTCTTATTTTAAATCAGAACCTGAATATATAGCAAAACATCATATAGATTCATATAATGATTTTATAGTTAAAAAATTACCTCAAATATTTAAAGAACAAAGTAAACAACTTGTTTATAGAAATGGTATTCCTGCTGATACAAAATTAAGATATAGTGCTAATATATATATAGGTGGTAGAGATGGTACAAAATTTTATATTGGTAAACCTACAATTTATGATCATGAAACAAAAGAAATGCGCATTCTATATCCAAATGAAGCAAGACTTAAAAATATAACATATGGTTGTGATGTATATTATGATGTAGAAGTAGACTATTCTCTTTTAGATGAAGATACAAATAAATATATTTATAAAAATTTAAAACCACCGAATATTGATTTTATGAAAAAAAAGTTTCTAACTAGATTACCTATTATGGTTCATTCTAATTTATGTTCTCTTAATAATATTTCCGAACCTATGAGACAAAATCTAGGAGAGGGTAAATATGACCCAGGGGGATATTTTATATTTGACGGGAAAGAAAAGGTTATTGTTTGTCAAGAGCGTAAGGTTGAAAATAAAATGTTTCTTAAAGTTTCAAAAGTAGATAGAATAACTCATTATGTAGAAGTTAAATCTCGTTCAATAGATTTAATTAAATTAGCAAGGTCAAATAGAGTTCAATACGAAAATACAAATTTTATTACGGTTCGTCTAGGCCAATCTAATGCTTTCCTTGAAGAGAAAAATGGAAGAGATATACCTTTATTTATAGTATTTAGATTATTAGGTATTGAAAGCGATAAAGAAATATTAGAATTTATATTACAAGATTTAGATACAAAATCATCAACTATTTTAATGGATATGTTAAGACCATCTATTAATGACCCCTTTATAATAGATGAACAAGTATATGATCAAGCATCAGCTATTAATTATTGTGAAAATATCCATAAAAAAATTATTAAAGATAAAGAAAGTAAATTTACTCAAATAAAACGTAATAAACAATTAAGATTAACATTACTTTATGAAGTTATATATGAAAATTTTTTACCTCATATTGGTAATGACTTTAAAGAAAAAGCATTTTATCTAAGTATAATGGTTCGCAAATTGTTGTTATTTAAAGCTGGTTTATTAGAAGAAACTGTTATTGATAATTTTAATAATAAAAGAATTGATTTATCAGGTGGATTATTATCTACTGGTTTTAAGAATGCGTTCCGTGAATTTAATCGTAAAATGCAGATTAACATAGCTGTTAAATATGAATTTGAACCAACAGAATATAGTGATGAAAACTTTGCAAATATTATAAATGAAAATACATTTGATAAAATTTTTAGTATTGAAGTATTTGATAATCACTTTTTTAAACAATTAAAAAAAGGCAATATTGAAAGTGGTCCCACCGCTGTTAAGAGAGGTGTTATAAGATTATTAGAAAGACTCAGTTTTTTTGATGATATGTCTCATATTCGTAGGATAGTTGACCCGGTTGAAGATCTCTCCACGTGTGCTTTAAGTAGAAGACGGCTCCATGGAACACAATATGGTTGTGTATGCCCTCTAGAAACACCTGAAGGTCAAAGAGTAGGTCTTCAAAAGGGTCTTGCTATGTTATCATTAGTCACATATGGGACAAATCCTATTAATATAATAAATCTATTAATAAAAATGGGTATTATGACATTGGATGAAATTAAACCAACACAATTATTAAATAAAACAAAGATATTTGTTAATGGCAGATTTATAGGTATTGTAGAAAATCCCAATAAAGTCGTTAAATTATTAAAATTACTACGTCGTAATAATATAAAAGATTATATACATAGATATAGTAGTATTAGTTTTTATAGGGAAAAAAATGAAATTATAATTAATACTGACGACGGTCGGTTCTGTTTTCCCCTATATATTATAGAAAATAATAAACTTCTTTTACAACCAAAACACATTGAAAAAATTAAAAATGGTTCATATACCTGGAATGATTTAATTGCTAATAAAGAAGTATCAAAAGAAGATAAAAATATATTAGATAATATTAAAATTAAAAATATACTAAAAAAAACAGATACATCTTACTATAAATCATTAATAGAAACATTAGAAAGAAATCAAAGTGTTATAGAATATATAGATTCTGAAGAACTTCATAATTCTCTTCTCTCTCCAAAAATAAATATTGATAAAATAGAACCACACCTACAGCAATTAAATTATACACATAGTGAATTACATCCATCTATGATTTTGGGTTCTAGTGCCTTTTTGGTACCTTATCCTGAATATAATAATTCAGTTCGAAGTGTTTATAGTCAAAAAAATTCAAAAAAAACAATAGGAACTTACAGTACTGCTTTTAATAATAGATTTGATACTAGTGGTAATATTCTTACTTATCCAGAACGTCCTCTTATTACTAATCGAATGGCTCCTATAATACACAGTGATGTAATTGGAACTGGTACTAATGTAATAATTGCTATAACTGTTTATAATGGTTATAACCAAGAAGATGCTATTATTGTTAATAAAAAAAGTTTAGATATGGGTCTCTTTAATCATAGTATGATGAAAATGTATACAGAAACAGAAATTGATGATCCTAAAACAGAACAAGAAGAAAAATTTTATAATCCTCTACAAATACAAGAAAATGAAGAACATAATGAAATAAATATGAAAAATGATAAAAATTATCAAAAATTAGACGAATTTGGATTTATTAAAAAGGGTTCTTATTTAGAACCTAATGATATTATGATTGGAAAATATATGAAGTATAAAAATGATAAAGGTCATACTGAGTATAAAGATATGAGTAAGGAAGTAAAAAAAGATAATGAGGGATCTATTGTTGATAAAGTTTTTTGTTGGAATTCTAATGCTGCTAAATTAAAAGTAACCAAAATTAGAACAATTCAATATAGAAAACCACAGATTGGAGATAAACTAACAAATAGAGGTGCACAAAAAGGTGTTATAGGTATGATATTAAATCCAGAAGATATGCCTTATACTAAAGATGGTATAGTTCCAGATTTAATTGTGAATCCATATGCTTATACTTCTCGTATGACAGTTGCAGGTTTACTTGAAATACTTAATGGAATGTTGGGTCTCAAAATGGGACATATTTCTTTGGGTAGTCCATTTGAACCAATAAATCCAGAAAAAATAGGTGATATATTAGAAGAAAATTGTGGATTAACTAGATATTGTGATTCTGTTTTATACGAAGGTACAAAAGGTAAAATGATGGATACTAATATTTATACCGGTCCTGTATATTATCAAAGATTAAAACAACAAGTACAAGATAAATTAAACGCGCGTTCTGGAGGTAGAAGAACAGAAGATAATATACCAGAACCCGGAGGGGCATATACTGCTATAGAACGTCAACCTGTACAGGGAAGAGCAAATGGGGGTGGTATGAGATTGGGAGAAATGGAAAGGGATAGCGTTTTGGCCCACGGTATTTCAGCTTTTATGAAAGAAACTACTATGGAACGTGGTGATAAATTTATTGTATATATTAGTAAAAAAACACATAATATGATTATTATAAATCCAGATAATGAATTTGACCAAAAAATTTTTTTTAATCCAAATGAAGACGGACCAATTTTATATCATTTAACGGAAGGTGAAGAAGATGGTTATTCTAATAAACAAGATATAATAGGTTTAGATACATTATATCAAAGTGATACTAATTTTTATAAAATAGAAATACCATATTGTATGAAATTATTAATTCAAGAATTAGCTGGTATGAATATGAAAATGAATATTGAAATAGAAGATATTACTATTAAATTAGGAGAACTATTTAAACTACAAAAACTTAATTCTTTAAAGGGTTCATTAGAAATTAAAGAAACACAAGAGATAATCAAAAAACATAATAAATCAACACAAATTAAAGAAAAACAAAATGAAAAACAAAAACAAAATGAAAAACAAAATGAAAAAAAAAGCAAATCAACTAAAAATAATAAATCAATGAAGGGAGGAGGTAATAATGATTTAATAACAGAATTGGAAAATACATCAGAAAATATAAAAGAACCTTCCGACTCACAGAATGAAAATAAATCTAATATGAATGAACCTAAAGAAGACATTAAAAAAGTATTTATAGAAAATAATCACTCTGGTGGAAATAATGAAAATAATCAAATGAATATAAATACTGAAGAAAGTAAAAAAATAGGAGAACCAAACTCAAATTTAAAAGATATTCAAAATGATTTCAAAGCTATAAATATTGATGAATTAAATAATGAAATAACTGACAATGAAATATACGATACTGAAAAAATGGAAAAAAAAATATCTAATGAATTTAAAATAATTGATTTAGAAAATGAAACTAATAATGATAAAAGGTTATAATTTAATTAAAATCTAAAACATATTTTTCTCCTTCTTTAATAGGATTTTTTTTTTTTTTTTCATCTAATGATAATAATTTATATATTAAAAACTTTTTTTTATTACTATATTTTTCTTTAGTTGTTATTGTATAATTAACAGTCTTTAAAATCTGTCTTCCTACTGTAATTATATTTTTATATTCATATTTATCAAAATAAATTTTTCCCTTACACGGTATATAAAACTTTTTAATTTCTTCCTCTATTAGTTTATAATTATCCATTGTATTGTTTGTTTCTAATTGTAGTATTGTAAATTCGCTTTTATCTTCTAAATTAGTTAAACCAAAACAGGTTAGAATTTTATTTATAATTGCTTCGGTTGGTCTAGTCTTAAATAATTGATTATACATCTTATGAATATATATAAAAAATAAATTATGAAAATAAAGTTCTTAAAATATTATACTTAAAATATAATAATAAATTAAATAATATAAAAAAACAATCTAATAAAAATAATAAGTTATGTAGAAATAATATTAATATTCATACAGCTATCTAGTGTATTTTTTGAGTTAGTTAGTGGTTTTGATCTCTTCAACTTTAATTCTTTATTTGCTTTTTTAATTCTATTAGTATCCAAGGGAATAAAATTATTACTTTTATTCATATTTTTAATATTGTATTTATTTTCATTTATTTCTTCTATAACTGGTATAATAGATATAGAGGGTGGAAATTTTAATAAATAAATATTATCTTTGTCTAATTTGTCCCTATATTCATCTATTTCCATACAGCCACCAAATTTTTTTAGAGATAGTTTTGATGGGGCTAAATATATTTCTTTTATAGTATTATAAATTTTATAATATAATAAATTTAATAATGAAAAATATTCCCATTTATTATTAGAATATGATAGATTATTAAATATATAAGATGCGGCACAATTGGGGGAACAAAATATTCCAAATAAATGAAATAATCCATCCTCATATTTATAAGGTATCCCCCATGGTGTATTATCAAATTCATGACAACACCATATACAACAAATATTTGTTTTTTCTGGCCATTTTTCCATTTTATTACAATGAGCTAATTGTATTAAAATATTTATTTTATTTTCTTTCTCGAATTTATTTTTCAATAAAAGAGATATTTGTCTATTATCTAATTTATCATTATATAATGTATTTTTTATAAAAGTTTCATTAAACATATCAGTATTAATTTCTGATTTTATGTTTTGTATTATATTATGTTTTGATATATTTAATAAGTTATTTCTTTGCGACTGTAATGTGTTGTTATCATACGTATTATTCATATATTTTATATCTGTTTTATCAGTTTCTGATACTGTTTTATCAGTTTCTGATTCTGTTTTATCAGTTTCTGTTTTATGTGATTCGTATGATTCTGTTTTATCAGTTTCTGTTTTATGTGATTCGTATGTTTCTGTTTTATCTGTTTCATCTTTATCTGTATTATCTGTTTCTAATTCTGTTTTATTTTTGTTAGATTTTATAATATTAATTTCTAATTTATTATCATTTTTTTTTTTATTTTTTTTATTTATAGTAGAATATCCCAAATTATTTGAATTATATTGTAAATTATCATTTGGATCGAATGGCTTTGGTTGTTTATTATTATTTTCTAAATTTTTGATATCCTCTGGACTTATAGATAATCTAACAATTATAGATTCTGGTTCATTTAAATTAGTTTCAGTATTCATATTATTTGCATTAAAATTAAATTTTTCTTTTGGTTTTCTACCCCGTTTTTTCTTTCCTACTTGAGATAATAATGCAAGTTCTTCAGGTGTGCGAATTTTTGGTTTTCTACCTCGTTTTTTTTTCACTTTTGGTTCAGAAACAACATCTGTACCATCATTAGATGTTTGTGTAATTCCGCCATTTTTATTTTCAATAACAATTTTAGGGTATTTGCGCGGTCTTCCCATTATGAGAATATTAATATATATATATATATAAAACTTTACTATATAATAGTACTTTTAAAATTAAATAAAAAATTATTTTATAAATATAAAAAGACTAAAATATTTTAAATGATAAATTTTATTAATTATTTATTTATGAATATAACAAGAAGGAACATATATATTGTTTGAACCTACAACAATCTGTTCTTTATCGTTTGTTATTCTTTTAGTGAAATATGCTTTATTTTTACATACATAACATTTACTTGACAATTTTATAACATTTTCTGCTTTTGCTATTAGTTTTAATAATTGACCATTATTAAAGACATTTTGTTGATAATCACCATCTAGTCCAACACAAGTTATTTTTAAATTAGAATAAGTATTTAGTAAATTAGAAACAAATTCTTCTAAATCTGTGAAAAATTGAGCTTCATCTATATAAATATGATCTAAAGTTTTAAAAAACAATGGATTGTTTTTATTATAGTCATAAACTTCATTTAGTTTAGAAAATGATATACAATCTGTTGAAATATTGTTATGATTTGTTATTTTATCCTTATTATATCGAATATCAATTTTATGATTAATTACAAGAATTTGTTCTTTATTTTTATTACTAATATTAATTTTATCTAGTAAATATGTTGATTTACCAGAGTACATAGGTCCTATAATTATAGATAAAACCATTATTAGTATTTAATATTATATTTAATATAGTTTAATTACTATTAAAATATTATAATATTAGTATTATATAACTTATAATATATAAGTCATTAAATCAATTTTATAAAAAATAAAAAAATAAATTTATTATAAATGTTTTAACATTTTTAGTTATTTAACTCATTGTATTTCTACAAATTTTTATATATATATATTTGTTTGTATTTTTTTACAAACTACGCATACACCTACACCTCTAACTTATATCTTCTATATATTATTTTCCTTTAATATATTTTAAACACATTTCTATGTATTGATATTATTTATTAATATCTGATAATTAATCACGAGATTATATAATTTTATACAATTATATATTTAGAATACTATATTAATTTATAAACGTATTTCTACGTAATATATAAATATAATAATTAATATATTATATACTATAATATAATAATCTAATCTATTCTGAATCATCATCTTCTGAACCTTCGTCAGAATCCGAAGGGGCGTCATCTTCTTCTTCTTCTTCTTCTTCTTCTTTCGGTGATGCAGCTTCTGTTGCTGGTTCTTCTTCAGCTGGTCCTCCATTATCTTCACTATCATCTCCTTCATCTCCAAACTTGTACTTAAAAGAACCCGCAGAAGAAGAAGAAATCTTAATTTCATCAATCATAAGTTTAATTGAATAAGTCTTACCATACCAAAGATGTTTAACAGAACATTTGATATCATAATGAGTATCAGGATGAGATGCTTTATATTCTCCAAAATCATCCGCATCTAATTTATTACCGTCTTTATCTAAGAAATTAAATGCGAAAGTGTCATTATATTTATATGTCGAAATGTTAATACTTGGATTATATTTAGGTTCTTCCCCCTTCTTAATAAGTTCTTTATCAGTTTTACTATATTGAAGAATAGGTTTTAATTTCTCTTTAATACTCTTTGTTAAAATAGTATTTTTCATTCTTTCTGATTTTTTCGCGTGTTTTTTCTCTTTAAAAACACTATCATGAATATCTGAATTAATATCTTTAATATTTTCAGTAATGAAGGAACTAATATTATTATCTATTTTATTAAAGAGAGATTTACAATCATTATTGGCCGATACTGAAATACTTTGTTCTAGTTTTCCTGTATTTTCATTAACTCTTTCAAATGCCCACGGATTAAGTCGACTATCCTTCAACTCAATAGCTAATTGTACAGAACTGTCTTCCAATTTATATTTAAGTTTACTAAAAGAACCTCCTTTATCATTAGTATCTTTTACAGTAATTTCAATCTTATTATCTTCATAATTATCATTATTAATATAGGTCTTAACGTATGGCTTAGCTCTTTCAATAATTTTAATTTTTACAATTTTCATAATAGGACGAAATTCAGTATCTTGGAAAATAACTCTATCTAGTGTAAATATAACTTGAACTTTAGTACCTCGTACTAATTCCTTGGTATAATCTGGATTTTTAATTTTTTCACTGTTTTCATCAATGAGAATATTTTCATCCTTTAAAATACCTTTGTACTTATCATCCTCAATTTTGAAATTTACCATTGGCTTGTATGGTTCTTTATGATTAAATGGAGATTTCATTTTTGCACTAATCATTTCATTAGTCATTTCTTCATCTTCTTCTTCTTCATAAGGGAGTTTATTAATATTTTCAATTGTTAATTTAGTCATTTTTTTTGACAAATCATTAAAACCCAGTTCATACATATCATTATCTTCTCCAAATTTAACAGGAAAACTTAATTTATTTTCATTATATTGAGACGGTTTTACATCAAAAGCTACTTCCATAACAGATGATATAATCGCAATTTCTGTTCCATCTGCATTAACAATATTAGCACATTTCATACCTTTTTTAGTATAAAATTCGCTAGTATTCCAACTTTCTATTTTGGGTTCAACAGACTCATTAAAATCACTTGAATTGATTGTTTTTGCTTCAACAACCATATTGATTATTTAAACTTATGTCTTATTTAATCCTTTTACCTTATTTAAATAATATATATATGATAAAAAATGTTTAAATTAAAATTTCAATTTTTTTTTTTTGGATTTTAAAAGACGTTTTTTTTGTTAATATTTCTTGAAAAATAAAATGTTTTTAAATGTTATATAGTAATCTAATTATTAGTAATTACAAAAATGTATTATATTGTTAATAAAGTTTTGTTTAATCCTTCAAATGATTTGATTGAAAAACAACTTTCGTGTGAATGTTTGAATATGTTTTTAAAAAAATACGAAGCTGTTAATTTCATTATTTTACTTAAACATATTAAAATCTTTAGTGAAGATATTATATTAAATAATCCAATAAAAAAAGAACCGGTTAATAATAAAGATGTTGATGGATATCATATCATATATGATGATGAAAATACACAAAAATACAATATTTATTTAAAAAAGTCTAGTCTCATTAAAGGTTATGTATATAATACAGTAAATATTAATATTAACTATATTGGATTTATTGAAATTGTAAATTACAAACCAAATATTAAACAAATTGAAATACATACTTCTACTTACAAAAAACTTAAACCAAAAAATAATGACAACTCATTTAAAAATGAATTAAATAAATTAAATGAAAAATTTATTGATAAAATTTCTAATAATATAGTAAAAACAGTATTAGATGATGTTAAAACTATGCCTACAATTTTTGAAAATACAGAAAATAACAATGAAAAAAGAGAACATATTGAAAATTCAGAATTATTAAATATTAATAAAAAGCAAAAGCTTAATAAGGATAAACTTATATCAGATAAACATTTATATGTTGAATTAAATGACCAGTTAATTGAAGAATTGAAGAAAAAACTTGATAGATTATCACTTAAAAAATATAATTAATTTTTTTATAATTTTTACAATTAAAATAATAATTAATATTTAAATATTAATAAATAGTAATTAATAAATATTAATTAATAAACAATAATAAATTAATAACAAATATTTAATTATGAGTTATAATTATAATAAGAGTAATGTAAAAGAAGTATTTTTTAATCCAGAAATGAAATTTGAAAATTTAAGTTATAATATTGAAAAAAATAACAATAGTATCGTTCAAGAAATGGATATTGATTTAGATGGATTTGAAACTGAATTAAATATGACTGGTGGTTCTAATAAAGAAGCTGTTAATCAATTATCCGTAGAAAATATGGGAAAAATTAATACAAAATTTAATACTATAAATTCTCTAGATCCAACTCTTAATCAATTAGGAAGTGGAAATATGAAAGATAATGAAGTAAATATGGAAGAAAACCAAGTAAATATGGAAGAAAATGAAGTAAATATGAAAGATAATCAAGTAAATATGGAAGAAAACCAAGTAAATATGGAAGAAAATGAAGTAAATATGGAAGAAAATATGGAAGTAAATATGGAAGAAAATGAAGTAAATATGGAAAAAAATGAAGTAAATATGGAAGAAAATGAAGTAAATATGGAAGAAAATATGGAAGAAAATATGGAAGAAAATATGGAAGAAAATGAAGTAAATATGGAAGAAAATATGGAAGAAAATATGGAAGAAAATATGGAAGAAATATTCCCTAATAATGAAACTAAGTATTTATTTGGGGGTTCTAAAAATGTTGAAAATATTTTATCAGATGATATTGATTTAAATATTAGTTCTTACAAAGAAATTATACATCCTCTAGTAAATATAAATAATGTTAAAAAATGTGTTAACCGCTGGATTACTAACTTAAAATCCAATAAGATGATTAAGTACAAGAATGATATTAACAAAATATATCAAAAAAATATAAAAAAATATAAAATTATTAGAGAAAATAATAAACTTATATTAATTGATAAAAAAAACGATTCACAAACTGAAAGTATTAATATTCCAGATTTTAAAATTATTTTTATTGAAAAAAAAAAACTAGAAGATACTATAATTAAATTAAATCAAAAATTAATACACTTATATTTAGATATTAAAAATAATCCAAATTTACGGGATAAATATTCAGAAATTTATAAAACTACTTTAAATAAATATAGTTCGTCATTAGAACTATTAACTAGTTATAATATTTATGAAAATATAATCAATGCACAAAATAAAGACAACAAAAATAATAATAATGTTGATTACGAAGAAACTAAAAATAATAAAACTACAATATTCTTACCAGACTTAAAAACTGATATTTACGATCAATCTAATATATATATTGAAAATAATCAATATGTAATAGATACTAATCTAATTGAAATAACACAACAAATAAATAAAGAGCAAACTAATTTATATAATGATATTATTATTTCTATTAATAAAGATAAAGATATTAAGAATGATAGAAGAGAAACTAGAGATTTAATAAAAGAATATTTAGATAATTCAAAAATAAAAACAATAAAAAACAAACTTAATATTTTTAAAAAACATCAAAATAATAAAATTACATATGTCATTGATAAATTTAATTAGAAATTTTAGTTTTAATTTTATTTATTAATTCATCTTTGTTACCCTTAGTTTTTATATTCATATTTTTAGCAATTACTTTTAATTCCTTTAATGTCATACTATCAAGATTTTCTATTTCTACTAGTTCTTCTTTTTGATTTACAATATTATCTTCTGTTTTTTCTTTATTATTCTCTACAACTTCTATATTTACATCTAAATCCAATTCTAATTCTTCTTCTATAATTAAATTATTATCAGCAGTTTCTAAATCAGCAGTTTCTAAATCAGCAGTTTCTAAATCAGCAGTTTCTAAATCAGCAGTTTCTAAATCAGCAGTTTCTAAATCAGCAGTTTCTAAATCAGCAGTTTCTAAATCAGCAGTTTCTAAATCATTAATTTCTTCTATTTCATCTGTTGATAAATTTAAATCAACATCTGTATTGTCTTCATTTTCACAATCTGTATTATTATCTTCTTCTTGTTTTATGATATTTTCTAATTTATCTTCTATAAGTCCTATATCTAAATTTTCTAAATTTTTTTTTGTTAATTGTCCTACATTATTTTTTCTAGATGATGCTATTTCCATTAATTTAGTTTGTGTTAATCCATTTAATAATTTAAGTTTTTTAACTTCGATGTGTAATTCTTCAAATTCTTGATGTTTTTGGAAGTTTAAATAAAAAAGATATATACATGATATAGTTAAAACTACTAATCCTATTAAAATATGATTGTTTTCCATTTTTATAATTATATTGAATTATAATTAATAATAATATTTATTATAAACTATTTAATTATATATATGATATAATTTAAAAATATTAAACGAAAAATTATAAATAATTCTTTAATGATGTATTTTGAATAATTTCTTCTTTAAATTTCAATAATTTTTGATAACACTTATTAATAGTTACTTCTGATTTGGAACAAATATTTGTTATATCATTTTTATTTACAGACACCTTCAAAAATTCACAAGTAAAATAAATACAACCAGCAGTTCTAGATAATGGTACGTGTTTAATTAAGTAATCTTCTTTTTCTACATAAGTACAAACTTCTTCACATAAATCTTTAATTTCATTTGGTAATTTAAGTTCCCTTGTTCTTTTTTGTAAAAAATTAACAGAATTACACGGTATCAAATCAATATATAAAGTATCATCATTTTCTTCATTAATAATACTCCACATTTCTTCAAATTGTTTTCTTCCTTTGCTCATATCTCTTTTTGATATTTTAAACATTAAAGCCATTTCATTAGAATCACGAGGAACATTATTAATTTTACATGCACAATAAATACACGCTGCTTGAATTGCTTCTTTTTTAGCCTTTTTCTTATATTTATGAAACGCCAATTTTTTATACATATGTTTTGCTTCTTGTATAATACAAGGACTTATACCATTATTAAGAGCTACACTTTCCATATCTTTTGAATTTCTATTAAAAGTCGTATCCATATACCCAGAAGAATTCCATGAATGTATTTGTCTCAAACGGCGCATTTGTGTGCTTTCTCTGGTATTTAAACTAATAATAGAACCCATACTATTATTTGGCAATAAATCATTGGTAGGAACACCACATCTAGATGGGTCTGATGATTTATTATCACTACTTCCATAATAACGCCATTCTTGAGATGAATCTATTATACTATTATATTGAATACCACATTCTTGACAAACATAATATCCATACATTTCTACTATATTTGTAGAATTACATTCTGTACAATTAGTAATAATATTTTCTTCTTTTTTTTTTTCTTTCGTCTTTTCAGATAATATTTCATTAGGTTCAGATGTATCATCTATTACTTTATTTATATTTTTATCATTTATACTTAGTTTATTTAATTTTATATCATTATATAATGTATCTATATCAAACAAATTGGGCGTTAAATCTGCTAATTGCTCCATACTATATAAATATATCAATTTAATCCTAAATAAATTTTCAATTTTATAAAGTATAAAATAATCTAAGACTATAATAATAATGAGTAAAAAATTAAATATAATATTGGATTTAGATGAATGTTTATTACATTCTATTATAGATGGTGTAAAAGAAGAGAATTATAAAAAATTTTCATCTTATAAAAAGATATTACAAGAAAAAGAGTTTGACCCACAAATATTTAAGTTTAAATACGTTGTTAATTTGATAAAAAAACTTAATTATTATTCTCTAACTTTTATAAGACCACATTTACAAACATTAATAACATTTTTATTTAAAAATTATAATGTAAGTGTATGGTCTAATGGATATTATACTTATGTAGATAAAATTTGTGATATAATATTTACAAAGTCTCAACGAAAAAAATTAAAAATAATATTTGGAGCTAGAGGAACATTAAATGGAAATCATTTTGTATATGATATTAAAAATAAAAAAAAAGTATACGATTTTGAAAAACATAATAATTGGATTAAAGACTTATCCCATCTCTTTAAAACAAAACCATATTCAACCATTTTTAATAAAGACAATACAATTCTCATAGATGATCAAGTTGATCATTTGAATTATAATAAACATAATGTATTAAATATAAAACATTGGCTTTTTTATGAACAAGATGACACTACTTTACTAAAAATTATTGATTTTTTAAAATCATCGAATATAAAAACTAATAAGCTACCAATATTAAATAAATTTAAATCTAAAACTAAGAAAGCTAAATCTAAAACTAAGAAAGCTAAATCTAAAACTAAGAAAGCTAAAACAAAAAAAAGTGTAAAAAAAGGCGGTAGTTTGAAAGAATTAGAAGGTTATAATTTCCCTATCCCTTCTATTAAAATTGCACCACAAGAGGGATTTGATTTTGAAAATCTACTTATTGAATCGGGTATTGGTTTGCCTCCAGTAATTCAACTATAAATATAAATATAATAATAAAAAATAATAGGGATAAATTTAGTATTTTTAAAACTTTTAACTATATAATATCATATATCAAATATTTAACATATAATATTAATATACAATATGATTTTACATTTTGTAAATATACTTCCTAATATATATTGGTTTTTTATTGAACCCGATAAAGATGAAAAACATATTAATAATACTTTAGTATCTAATAGAATTAAAGAATTTTGTAAAATTAAAAATATCAATAAAATAATTCGTTTAGATCAAGATACTTCATATTGGAACAAACATAATATGTATAATGTACAAATACAAAAACAAATACTTGAAATGGAAGAAAAAAAACTGTTTGACTATTTTGAAGCTAAAACACAACAAATATTAAATGATTATCATAATTTCAATAAAACACTTATAATTTCAAATAACAATACAGATACCGGTATTGCTTTGTTTATATATCTATTAAAACAATTTTGTAATATGAATTATAGTCAAAGTATTATTAGTATACAAAGTAAAATGAAAACAAACATATCATTCCAAAACCAAAATACTAAATATATAATAAAAAAAATGTAAATGTTAATACTAAATTTTAATAATAGTATACCAATTATATATTTTTTTTTTGGTTTTTTGTTTTTTTATTTAATTAAATACTTTATTAATTTTAAAATTTTACCAAGAATATCTCTCATTAACCTTAATAGAACGTTCCTTTAAACGTCGTATATAACGCTTCTTTTCATCTTTTTGGCGTTGAATCTTCTTTTCAGATGTTTTTGGTTTATGTGCTTGTTCAAAATACATACATCGTTTAAACTGTTGGTAAACCATCTTTGAAATTTTTATTTATATATTATTACAATAAAAATTCAATTTTATTTTTGAATTCTTACTATCATTTTTTTAAAATATAAATAATAATATATATTTATATATATTAATATTTACTTCTTTTTATTATTTTTTTTGTCTTTCTTATGGTCTTCCTCTTCTCTCTTAATAATTTTATCAGCAATTTTAGCTAGTTCATTTATAATAAATGTATGCATATTTTCTCCGCATTCCATTTTGATTTGTTTTTTATACTAGATTTATGTTTTATTACTTTTAATTTATTTTAATACAATAATTAGAAATTATCTAATTATATATTAAATATTATTAAATATTATTAATAAATATTATTAATAAATATTATTAATAAATATTATTAATAATATGAAAAAAACAAAAAAAATAAAGAAACATAATAAAACAAAAAAAAAAGACACATCTTTATTTATAAAAAAATCTAAATCTTTATTAAATAGTTTTTTAAATAAAAAAAGCAAAAGAATTAATTCCTTATTTAATAATAAAGATATAATAGAAATGTTACATCATTATCAAGATGACGATGATACATTTACAAAAGAAACAGATAGATGTATGTGTATTGATTATGATGTAATGGGAAATGATTATAATATGGAAAATAATCAAGATTATAGGAGATGTAAAAAAAAAACATATAATGGAACTGATTTTTGTAAAAAACATCAAAATTGTAGGAGTTTTTTAAGCCAATCATTGAATGGTTTTGAAGTTGATTATAATCCTGGTGAATGGTCACATCCTTATATAGAGGGAACTCATAATTGTTATTCTTATTTTCTTAATGATAAACAAGAATCTATAAAAAAAAAATGTGATAAAATATGTAAGAGAAAACACGGTTCTGATTGTCCTAAAAAAATAAGGGATTGTGGTGATTTAAAACCACAACCCGGTGATTATTCATTATTGATGAAGGAAGGTACTTTAAAAAGCAAGAGTAGAGTTTATAAATGTTCTAAAATGGAAGACAAAATAAAGCAAGATAATCCATCTATTAAAAACTCTACATTTTTAGGTCAATGTCCTAAAAAACATTATAAGGGTGCTATGGTAGTAGCAGATGATCACACTTTTCATTTTTATAGACAGAACTCTGACGCATCGTGGAGTCATAAACCAGGTACGCAAAAAGTTGTAGATAAAGACGCTTCTGGTAAAAAAATACACATACCTCATTTTTCGAATAGAGATTATTCTCATAAACCCAATAAAATCAAATATAATTCATTTTGTAATTATTATTGTATTCCTACAAATAAACATATTAAAACAAATAGTATTTAGTTATTTTTATATTTTTATATTTTTATATTTTTATATTTTTATATATTTATATTTTTATATTTTTTAATATTTCAATAAAATAATATTTTTATAATATATATTTGATTTATTATAATAATAATAATATTCATAAATAATATAATAAACATTATAAAAATATAAAAATGGATTTTTTTAAAAATTTATTTAAAAGTAAAAAATCATTAGATAATGTGAGAAAGGATATAGATATAGATAATAATGAATATGTTGAAACATTTAAAAATAATATTAATATTATTTTAAGTGATTTATTAGTACCAATTATCAGTAAAGAAAGCAAAGTACATTCTTTTCAAACTCTCTCTTTATTAGAAAACGCAAAAAATTGTAATAAATTAACATTATTTTTAAGTAAAAGTATTAGTCAAAATTTTAAAAAAATAGAATTATCTAGACTTGCTGATGAAATATTTTTTTCAAAATATACAAATGAAAAGTGTGAAACTGAAAATTGTGATAAATTAGATGCAGAAAAATATAATATTAATAATAAAACGTTTACAAAAAGAACATTATGTAAAATAATTAGTAGACATTATATTAAACATTTAAATCTTATAGCAGCTATAGTAAGCGCAGTAAATCCAACAAACAATATTTGTTTAATGAGATTAAAGAAACTTTTAGAAGTTTTAGAAACAAATAAAAAGAAAGGGGTAATAAAAGTATGTGAAAAAGATATTGTTTATGATGGTGCTTTAATTAATCAACCAGGAATGAAACAATTATTAGATTTATATTATTATCATTTAATTCAAATCGCAGAAACAAAAAATAAATTAAGTGAAGAATATGTTTCTTCAATAAATAATGAATACGCTAAATTAGTTGAATTATTTAGTAATATTATTATGGATAAAGATGAAAGACGCTCCCAAATTATAAAAGATGTTAATCTTATCAAAGAGAAGAAAGAAGCTAAACAAATACAAAATTTATTAAATAATCCAGATGCAATTACAGAAAAAGAACAAATAAAACCAGAAATTATAAGTAAGTCTGAATTAAATAATATTAATAATGGAAAAGAAAATAACAATAGTAATGATAATGGTAATGGTAATGATAACAATAACGGTAATGATAACAATAATGATAACGGTAATGATAACGGTAATGATGAAGGTAATGATAACGGTAATGATAACGGTAATGATAACGGTAATGATAACGGTAATGGTAACAATAATGATAACAGTAATGGTAACAATAATGATAACGGTAATGGTAACAATAATGATAATGACGAAAATAGTAATAGTAATATTAATGTTAGTTCTTATGATAATTCAAATAATAATGATAATGATAATAATAAACAAAGAATATTAAAAAAAGAAATTAAAGAAAAAAAAAGAGAAGAAAAACGAGATGAAGAAAAGAAAAAGAAAGAGGCAATGATGCAACGTGATGAGTATAGGGCAAAAGAAATATTAAATAAACATATTAAAAAGGAAACTATATTAGATAAGGGGAAGAAAGAAAATACTAGTATTAATAATTTAAGTTCTAATTTATCAAATAGATTAGATAAAGTATCAAGTAATATACAAGACGTTAAAAAGAAAAATAAAAAGAAGGGTAAATATAAATTTTATACTGGTGGTAAAAGAAATAAAAAAAAACATACAAATAAAAAGGCAAATAGAAAACAAAAGGGAAGTAAAACTAATAAAAGAGCTCTTAAAAATGCTCTAAATAATTATATTGATAATAGAAAACATAGAAATATGGCAAAAAATACTATTAATAAAGGAAAATCAAATAGTGTTTCTAATATTGATTTTAGAAAATTAGATCTTAATAAATTGGTTGATAATTTTAATAAGTATGTTAGTACTACTAAACCAACTAAATATTATAAAACATTAATTCCTATTATAAATAAATCATTTAGGAGTTTTGACAGGGTTAAATTAAATAATATTTGTGAAAACGCAAGAAACAATAAAATAGTTATTAATTTAGAAAGTAAATTATTAACAAAATATTTAGAAAATTACGAAGCTATAAAAACTACATACCTTGACAACTCAGTAATTTTGCTTGATATTTTAGAAAAAGAATTACTTGTTAAAGAAAGTATATCGTCTAATACTAATAAACCCGATGAACCAGTTGAAACTATTGAAAGTTATAGATTAAAAACACTTTCAACTGATGAAATACAAAATATAGAATATCGCGTAAGAGATAAAATAAGTACTCTTTATTATGATTGTCAAATGAAATATGTCGAAGGGGTTCAATTACTTGATGAATATTTTATTAAGCGTGAAGAACTAGAAATGTAATTTATTATTACATATTAAATATTAACTATTAACTATTAAATTTGTTTTATTTTTTCATAATCAACCTTTGGATTGTTTTTTTCTAATATCTCTTTCCCTTTTTTTTTATAATCAAAATCACAGTTATGATTTTCTGCTAATAAACATTCATTACAAAATTTATAATCACATCTACAATCAAATAATATAAGTCTTACTTTTTTTCTTTTATATTTTCCGCAATTATAACAACGTTGTTTATTTACCTTACATTTTGTAGTAGTCGCACATTTACTATTAATAAGGTCTTTTGTTTCTTCACTTTTAGTACATTTAGTACTTTTAGTACTATCAGTTATTTCATTACTAAAAGAATCATCTTTTACAGATAAAATATCAGTTTCTGAATTTGGAGATTTAACCATTTTATATAATATACACTAATATTTAAGATTTGAAAAAAATAAAATTGATTACTTTTAACAAAATCAATTTTATTTTTTTCAATCTATAGGTTTTGTAAATATATGAATATGCAAAATATCTGTTATGCTACAATTTTGTATTGTATTTACCCAATATGTTATAATATTTTCGATAATTGGATATTCTTCTTTTTTCTTTTTATATTTAATATTTATATCAAAATATTTATTTATTTCATTTTTAATAAATAGTTTATCTAGTTTGTCTAAGTTTTTATTTTGTGGTGTTTTTTTTTTACGTTTATTATTTATCCATAATACATAATGTTTAATGTTATTAGAAGTATAGTATGGAAAATCATTTAACTGTAAAATAGAATCTTGCGTTTCTAATACTTCTTTAATTTTATCTACAAAAATAAAAAATTTATCACTAGAGCGATATTTATCATATTCTTCTTGAATATAATAATCTCTATATAAAGATATTAATGGTGGATTATCAATTGAATAATTATTTAAATATTCTTCGCTTATTGAATATAATGTTTTATTATTCATTTAAATATAAAAAAGATTTTAATTTTAAAATATAAAATATGTAAATTATGTTTATATTAGTTTTATGGTGTAATTAAGTAAATAACTTAGGTAAAATAGACATACCTTGTAATTCTTGTATTAACAATTTACAAGCATATGGTATATTAAGTAATGAAAAATCAGACGAATTTACACATTTTGAGCATTTATACAGTTTCTTTTCATCATTAATAATAGAAAATGTTCCACATTTTTGACAAACGTGTGCTTTAAATAAATCACTTCGTTCTAACATACTTTCTTTTAAAAATGAAAGTGTACCGTGAGCTATCATACAATCACGTTCCATTTCTCCAATACGTAAACCACCATCACGACTTCTACCTTCAGGTGGTTGTCTAGTTAATTGAACTATTGGTCCTGTAGCTCTAGAATGAACTTTATCATCTACCATATGTTTTAATCTTTGATAAAATGTAGGGCCCATAAATATTTGACAATCCATTTGTTTACCTGTTATTCCATTATAGAGAGTTTCATTACCATGTCTATTATAACCATTAATTTCCAATAAATCATATAATTTTTCTTTATCTAATTCACAAAAGGGAGTACAATCTGACAAACCCCCCATCAATGCTCCATTTTTACCCAACATACATTCCAATAATTGTCCAATGGTCATCCTGCTAGGAATTGCGTGAGGATTCATAATCGCATCTGGTGATATTCCATCTTTATTAAAAGGCATATTTTCTCTTTGTAATGTCATACCTATTGTTCCCTTTTGTCCACATCTACTACTAAATTTATCACCTATTTTAGGTGTTCTTTCTGTGCGTGTTTTAATTTTAGTAAAACGAAATCCTTCTGAATTGCGATTACGATATATTCTATCAATAAATCCAGATTCATTCATTCTCAAATTAGTACTACAATCTTTGTAAGTCATTACATTACTATTTTTAGTTTTAATAGGTAAAACTTTACCTATAATAACATCATTTGAATTTACATATTCATTTTCTTTAATAAAACCATTTTCATCTAATTTTTCATAATTACACGGTTTCATATTTTTTGTATATTTAGGTTCTGGTTTACAAAACTTTTCTTCTTTACCCGACGATTGTATTTTTTTCTCATCGTCTTTATAAATTCTATAAAATGTAGCACGAAATAATCCTCTATCTAAAGCATCTTGATTAAATATAAGAGAATCTTCTTGATTATAACCAGTATGTGAAGCTATAGCAATAATAGCATTTAATCCATTTGATAATTTATTACAATTTAAAATTTCATTATATTTTGTTGAAACCATTGGTGTTTCAATATTATTCATATTATAACTAAGAGTATCCATTCTTTCCAAATTATTTGTCATACTAATACCCATTGCTTGTTTACCCATAGCACTCTGATATGTATTACGAGGTGATTGATTATAATCTGGAAATGGGATTAAAGAACCAAGAACCCCTAGTATTAAACTAGGATGTAATTCACAATGTGTATATTTATGTATATAAGGAGATACATTTTTAATTAAATCTTTATTATTACAAGCAACTAAACAATTTTTAATCTCTTCACAATCTATAAATTCTACAGCTGATTCTTTAAAATCATAATCATTATTAATTTCATCTTCACACCGTTTTAATAAATTCATATTTAAAATCTTCAAGTTAGAACACAATAATTCTTCAAATGATTTAATTTCATTTTTTTTATAATCATCAATTATTAAATTATTATCCTTTACTTTATATAATGGACGAGTTAATCTTCCACTATCTGTGTAAATATAAATTATATTTTCTATAATATTCCAATGAATAGAATTATAAATATTAATTATTGCTTTCCCCCTTGCTGATTTAAATTTATTAATGAATTCTTTGGGATTATAATTAATACCTATCCATGTACCATTAATAAATACTTTAGAATTAAATAATGCGTCTTTAATAGGAAAATCTTCCAATTTGATAACACCATTTTCATAAGACCATATATGAACTGGTTCCGAATTACTAGAAATTGTAATATGACACCCAAGAGCCAAATTTTTTACTAATCCAACAGGCTGACCTTCAGGTGTTTCCACTGGACATATATAACCATATTGTGTTATGTTTAACTTACGCGGTTCCACAATTTTACAATTATTTTTATCAGATGGTGAATTAACTCTTCTAATATGTGATAAAGTACTTTGATATGATAATCTATTTAATACTTGAGAAACGCCAGATTTTGACTTACTTTTATTAAAACTAGATCCAGTTTTAATATTCCAATTACCAGTTGCTAAGGCATATTTTAGACCTCCTTCAATAATTGTTGATTTAATCATCTTATAAATATTATCGGGTGTAATAATGTCAAATGTGTCTTTACCACTTTTATTACTTTTTAATTCTTTTAATATTGATTTTTTTATATCCTTAATTTGTCTGTTTGTAGATTGCCTTACAATACTAGCAATAGATGCTCCTGCAGTATCAACTCTTTTATTATGAAATTGGTCTCTATTATCATATTCTAAATAACCTAGATGAACCTTTAATAATTTTTGAACCATATAACCATAAAAATATGCCTTTTGTACATTATTTTCTTTTAAATGAGGAAGCATTTCAATCTTAATAGAACGAATTAAATATTCTTCTTTCATAGTATTATCCATTTTAATTTCTTTATTATTTCCTTTATAAATTAATTCATTAATAAGAAAGGATTTAATATCTTCTTGTGTGTTCAAATTATTTTCCCTACAAATATCTTTATAATTAAATAGGGTCTTTTTTAAGCATTCTGTTAATCTTTTGTTAATTCTATTATCAGTATCCCATAATATTAATTCTACCATTTTTTTATCTTTTTCAATACCCAATAATCGTAGTATCAAAAATATATTTACTGATGACTTAAAATTTGGAGTTTCAACTACAATTATTTCTGTTTTATATAAATATTTTACATAGTTAGTCATTACAACACTAAATTTATTGTCATTAATTGATTTAATTTCGGCGTTTAAGAATTTAATTTGTCGTGTATTTTGAAAAATAAAGACTTTGTTTTCAGCCATTCTTTCTTGTGAAACAATAATTTTTTCATTACCACTTATAATAAAATAACCACCTAAATCATAGGGACATTCGCCTTCTGTTTTTAAATCAAGATTTGGTTTTTGTTTTAATACACAGAAATTTGATTGAACCATAATAGGAATTTTACCGAAATTAATTTTATTTAATGTTTTTTCTTTTATGTCTTCATTTTCTAAAAATTCTCCCGTTCTCTTAATACACTTCATTTTTATGTTTACATACAGAGGAGAACTATACGTTAAATTACGTTGTCTAGCAATTTCTGGAGTCATTGTTTGAGAACTACCATCTGTTTCATAAATAGTAGGTTCACCAAGACTGAAACTTAAAAACTCACATTCTAATTCTATAACGTGTTTATTATGATTACTATTAAAATCGTGATATATAGTAAATGTAAATTGTTTTAATATTTGAAGAAGTTGATGGTCTATAAAATAATTAAATGGTTCAATATGATGTCTATTTAATTGATTTTTAACATATGGGCTTAATACTTCCCACGTGTTTTTATTATAATCAAAATATTCATCTTTTTCTTTCGTTTTAATTGGCGATTTCTGTTTATTTTTTTTTGGTTTTGTTTTAGATTGTTTTACATTTTTTATTGTTTTCTGTTCTTTTTTGTTTATTTGTTTCTTTTCTACAGGCATCACAAATTATTAATTAATTAAAATTAATCTTTAAAAAAAATCAATTTTAATTTATATCATAAATATTATTATAATAAAAATTGTGTTAAATAATTATAAAAATAATATTTATTAATAATAATATATTGTATATTATATTATTAAAAACAATAATTTAATAAATATACTTAAAATATGGTTTCTAGTAATACTCAAAAACGTACTTATAAAAAACCACGTCATATATCATCTGTTGGAAAAACAAAGACTAGAAAAAAAAAAGAAAAAAAGAAAAATACACATAAGTTAAAAGGTGGTGAAAACAATAAATTAATAAAATTACTGGAAACACCGTATAAAAAATATGAAGAGGTTAGCTGGAGTAATTCCAAGACATATAAGATTCTATGGGGAGCGCTTACAGGAGTTGAAATGGTTGGAGCGATTGGAGTTGGAGCGGCATCGGTAGCGGGAGCGACTGGAGCGGTTGGAGTTGGAGTGGTTGGAATTATTTCTGGGCTTTTAGCTCTTTTGGTGAGTGGGTCAGCAGATATTTTACAAGAAGGTAGTAAATGGGTACTTGACGGATTATTGGAAGGACGTACCACCTTACAAAAAATAAATAAAGTTACATTTACTATAGGTAATATTAAGTATCATATTATTTATAAAAATATTGAAATACCATTAAAAACTGAAATACTTAAAGAAAAACTAAATGATACATATAAAAAAATAATGAATAATAATAAGGATATTGAAGAATCCAGCATAGATCTAAATTATACCATAGAAAAATTTATAAATGATTATACAAGCTCTATAAAAGATGCAACTAAAACTAACAAAGATACATTTACAGATAAATATCTATTATATTATTCAGAAGGTGATAAATCTAGTAAAATACAAGAAATTAGTATATATACATTATTAAAAAAAGTTAATGAAAAAGTTTATGAAGAAGTAAAAAAATATATAACTGAAAGAACAAAATATATTGAGCAAGAACAATCTAATCGAAAAAACAAGATAAAACCCGATAGACTGTTAGATCCTTATTTTAAAGAAGATAATAAACAATTAAAGGATGATTTAGAAAACCAAATAAAAAGTGAAGTTATAAATTTAAGTTATTTACCTAAAATAACTCTTATACCGGGAGCATCTGAAGAAATAGAAGAAGAAGATAGACTCCCATTTATAGATTATACATATTATCATTATAATTATGAAAAAAAAGTTAAATATTATGAAGCAGATAGTGTAGTGAATACAATGACTAATACTTTTTATGATTTTATATATGAAAGAAAAATATTACAAGGTGAATCAATCACACACGATAATATGATGGATGTTATAAAACTAGAGTCAGGATGTGACAAAGAATCTTTGGAACTTGAAAAAATTACTGAAATTATTAAAACTACAAAAGAATATAACGAAAATAAATTCGTTTATTTTGATAAAACTGGTAGTAATTTGGATGATAAAAAACAAAATTATATATATTCAATATTAAAAGAAAGTTATATAAATAGTAGCTCTATGAATACATCACTATATCTTGTAATTGTTGTGGGGAATGCGAGAAATATTAAACATCTTTTAATATATATAAGAATAAAAGGTAAAGGTGATAAAAAAGAAATAGGAATAAAATGTGATGTTATGGAAGAGGGATTAGATGAAACACACAAAACAAACGTATTAGATTGGTTTAGCAAACAATACTCACAATTAAAAAATATAACTTCTAGAATTGAGTATGATGCTAAGATTAATCAAGAAAAAATATTAATGGTAAGACATTCTATATCATTTCACTTATTTAGTAATAATTTTATACCAGAAGAATTTAAAAGTAAACTTAGTACAACACGTGCAAATGTGATTGGAAGTCAAATAGATGATGATAAAAAATATAAAATACTAGATATTAAGGTAATTAGTGATGATGATAATAATATTCCACAACCTATTACAATAGATGAAAGTGAATTAGAAACACTTAAGGCTTATGATACACATTTTGAGGGTAATATATCCAAATTAGCTACACAAATAATATTAGAACAAATTAGAAAAGAGCAAAATCCTAAAAAATCAAGTACTGGAGGTACTGGAGGTACTGGAGGTACTGGGAATACTGGAGGTACTGGGGGTACTGGGAATACTGGAGGTACTGGAGGTACTGGGAATACTGGAGGTACAGGGGGTACTGGAGGTACTGGGGATAAAAAAGGGGGAGGATACCAAGATATTATAGGAGATCATAAAAATATATTTAAACCAAACGTCGTATATAATTCAAAAATGACAGAACTAATTATAACTTTATTTGAAGACTTATTAGGTATTCTAAAAGAAGGAAAATTATATTCTAATATAGAAGAAGAATTTGGAGATATAAATGAAGATGAAGTTATTAATATTATAGATAAATTAGAAGAACAAACATATTTAGAAGCAAACAAACAATATAGAAAAATAAAGGATGATTTAGATAAATTATTAGAAAAACAAACTACAGATAAAAAGAAATCAACTATTGTAACTTTTGATACTTCTATTACAGATAATACAATAAAACCTCAGTTAGCAGTTTCTATAGTAGCATTACAAAAAAAAACAGCAAATTCTAAAGGTGGATTTAATAAAAACGCACAAATGGGTGGTGATAAATTACCTAATATAGTAAAAACAAATATCAATTTTTGTATTTATATTCTTCAACAATATATTAAACGTATTTTTGATATATATACAATATTTAATCTTATATTACATTTTAATGTAAATATTATAGGAAATAATATTGGATATTTTGAATCTAGTAATGATGGCAAAAATACGTACAAATATAAAGGTTCTGGAACAGACAATATTGTACTAGATTTGTCAAAGTTAAATAAAAAAACTGACCCATCAGTTAATAACTATAACGATAATGATTTGTGTTTATTATTTTTTAAACCAATGAATGATACTCAAGAAGATAATAATAATACTCATTTTGTTTTAATATTTACTGGAGGAGCTATGAAGGATAGTGATGGGGATACTAACGCTAAATTATTTGTTGGTATGATTTATCTAGGAACCTCCTTCGTCATATCATATAAAAAAATATATATCTATAATGATACATTTGAAGGAGGTAAATGTATTATCTCGTTTTTAACTACTGAAAATAAAGCAATGCCTTGTTTTTTTAGCGATGAAGGATTATTTCCTATACCTGCTTTATCTTTAGATTTAAATCAATTTAAAAAAGATAAACTAGACCATTTAAAGTATATAGAAAAATTACATAATCAACCTAAATCTGTTATGGATGTAAATATTGTTAATAGCTGTTTAACTAATATAATTAATAGAGGAGTTAATCAAACTAATTATATATCTGATATCAAATACATTTTAGGAAGCCATAAAAATATGAAGGATGAATATAACGATTTTTTTAATGAATCTAATTCTGGTGATAAACTTAAATTCTTTAACTTTAATGGAGAAATTGCGGTTACTATGACAACATCTGAATTAGAAACTAGATATAAAAAATGCACAGCGGGTACTAATATAATAAATTTAGCCGCACCATCAGAACCAACATCTGGTAGTATAGATTATGACAAAATGGAAAAGGAATTATTTAAGGTTGATTATTTTTTTGATAAAAATAGTGATATTATTGATTTAAATCTTCTTATATCTAAATTAGACCAACATCCAGAAAATTTTAATGTAATATTGGCATTATTGTCAAAATATCATAAATTAATATTTAATTCATTGCTAAATTCACGTAATCGCGATGGTACTTATTTCTTAAAAGAAATAACAGAAAACGCTGATAATGCGGATACATTATTCTTACACTTTATGAAACATATGAAAAAATATGAAGACAATACTGAACTCAACTTATCATTTGATAATGTTTCAAAAACTTTTAAAGAAGCTATATTAAAACAATTGGTAACTAAAATGATTCCATCTAAAGATAAAGATTATAGAAAATCTGATTTGGAAGCAATAGAATATTTTTTAGATACTAAAGTAGTATCTAGTAATGAAAAAATAGAATTATTAATGAAAATAAGAAAACTAATTACTCTAAAACAATACAAAGAAAGTAAGACACCGTCATCTAAACCACCCATAATACCACCACCTAAAAAGGGTGGTAATAGTCAATATGGAGGAACTTTAAAAACAGAATCTATTAATGACAAATTATTAGAAACAACAGCTGGTAGAAATATTGTTGTTATGATTAATGAAATATGGGAAAATAATGGAGGTGTTGGTAATTATTTTGATCCAAGTGAAGAAGATATGAGTGCACAATCTAATATAAAAGAATGGGCAAGTAAATTAAATATTGATGGTATTAAAAATATGTTAGGTGAAGGTTGTAGTCTTGATTTTAATAGTATAACTCAAATACCATCTGTTGTATGTAAAGATGGAGTAAAATATAGCTTACAAGAATATTTTAAAGCAAAAAATAAAATGGATGAATTTATAAATTTAGAAGGTCACGCAAATATTGATGGTGGTGTTGTAAGTTTATTAGGTGAATTAGCTACTCCTAAGCAAAAAGAAGAAAGTAAGGTTCGCGTTAAAGAAATGCTTAAAAGAGATAAAGATGTAGATGAAAAAATAAAAGAAATAACTAAAGATTTAGATATATTATTAAAAAAAATTACAGCTGGTAATAGTAATTCATTTGAGGCCGCTTTATTTAAAATAGATACATATTTGATAAAATTAGAAAAATTAGAAAAAATGTTTAAACCTCCCAAAGAAGATGAAAAAATACCTAAAGCTAAAAAAGAAGAATTAGATACAACATTTAATCCAGAAGAAATAGGAGCAACACCAGATACTCTATTAATAGACTCACGTCTTACATCTGAAAAAATAAGTAATATTGGTATGTATAAAGAAATTATAAATACTAAATATACTCTACTTAAAAATTATAGTGATAGTATGAACTTAAAAACAACAGCATTCCCCACATTTGTTAATAATGTATATAAACCTCCGTCTTCAATTGGAAGCAATTCTCTAACAACACATGGTCCTAAAGAAATTATTATAGAATTTCTATTAGATTTTAGTTCGAAGCCACAAGAAGATATTAAATTACCTCAATATATTAATATAATACCATCTGTTGTAAATGATATAAACTTACTTGAAAATATTATTCGAACATTACCTTCGGACCAAGCAATACGTGCTTTATTTAGATTATATACTTTAAGAAAAACTGCATCAACTATATTTAATCCACAAAAACCAGAATTTTTGGAAATGATTCAGAGTCAATTTGATTTTAAAGAATTAAATAAAAAATACCCCAATTATCCTTTATTTGAAAAAAATTTTTTATGGTATGAAGAAATAGGAGCTCAAACTAAAAGAATAAATATGTATGAATTTGATGACCGTGGCCCTAAAGAAAATAGACTTTATACTGCTAAAAAGGAGGGAAATATCATTTAATAATTAAATAATTATATAATTTTTATTAATATTTTTAAGAATACTTTTTTAAATAATTTATATTTATATATATTAATTTATATTTATATATTATAAATAATCATTTTGAATTTTTATTATTTTAATATTATATAATATTATATAATAATAAATATGGATAATAAAGATAAAGAACCTAAAAATAATAACGACAAACCTAAAAATAATAATAGTATAAAACCTAAAAATAATAACGACAAACCTAAAAATAATAACGACAATACAACAACTGAAAATAAAATAAATTTATTATTAAAAAGAAACAAAAATTCTAAGGAAAATAAAAATAATGATAATAACAATAAACCAAAAATTAATAGAACAGTATTGTTAATTTTATTAGGGTTAATCATTGTAGGGGGAATTGTTTTATTTGTATTTATATTTTATAAAAAAGATAAAGAAACATATAAAGTTGGATTTTCATATTCTCCTAAAGATATTACAAATATAGACATAAATCCACCAATAGATAAAAAAACAGAAAATATTAACCAATGTATTGATGAATGTAATTTAAATGGAAATTGTAATGGTGTAACATTCAATAAAGATACATATAAATGTAAAGGATATAAAAATGGAATGTTAGTAAAAACAAGCCCAAATATGTATGCGTGGGAGAAACCAAGAGAGAAAAAATCAAAAGAATCTGAAATTATATTACTTACAAAAACATATCAGCAAACAACTGTTGACCCCGGTCGAATGCCTTTTCCATACGAAGTATATAATCTTAATTTTTCTTTTTGGTTGAAAATCATAGATTGGTATAATTCTACTCATTCTTATTGGAAATGCGTATTCTTTAAAAGTTCAACAGATAATCTTAATAATAGATATAACAAAGTTATTAAAACGACAAATTGGGAAGATATTGTAAAAGAATTACCAGACCAATGTATTGGAGTATGGTTAGCTCCATTTACAAATAATCTTCGTATATGTGTTTCAACAGAGAGAAATATGAATGATAATAAAATTTCATTTCCACAACCTAATAAACAAATATGTGTAAATAATTCTTGTTTGTATACAAGTGATTTATCAACAAAAAATATAGATGAAGAACAATATAAAGAACATATTAAAATTATGAAACAATATTTAGAAGATAATAAAGAGAAAAAATCAGAAAAACCAAAAACACAAGGTTTTATACCTATCAAAACGAATGTAGATGATAAACAACAAATAATGGAACATTTTGATATATTAAATATACCAATTGGCGAATCTATATTTATATCTGTAAATATAAATAAAACAATTATGGAAATTTATATAAATGATAAATTAAATTATATTATTAATTTAGAAGGAAAAGCTATATGTAATACTAATCAATTAAATGTTAAAAATGAACCAACCTTTAATGGAAATTTATATAATATATCATATCTTCCATATTTTGCTTCTTTTAAAGAAATAAAAAACTTATATAAAATAGACCCTCCAAAAGATTAAATTTATTATTTATTTTTTATTTTTTTATTTTTTATTTATTATATATTATATATAAGTTAATTAAAATATTAATTAAAATGTTAGTTCATTTACTTGATAAAAAAGCTAAATATGTATTATTGGTACATTTATCTGTATTATTAATATTTAGTTTTATTTATCATTATAATAAAGAATTATTTATAGGTCATGTAGTTGAAGATTCTGATATTTCTATTAAAAGTAAAAATCAAGTATTTAATAACTTAAGTGATAATAAATATATTAATTCTTTATACTTTAGTGCTGTTGTTCATACTACTACTGGTTTTGGTAGAATGTACCCTGTAAATACTAAGGCAAAAATAATAGTATTTTTACATATTATGATTGTATTTAGTACAATTATAATATTATAATTATTTAGTAGTTTTTTTCCTTTTTTTTCCAGTTGAAGATTTTCCAGATTTAGATGCCTTTTTCCCTTTTTTTCCAGTTGAATGTTTGCCAGATTTAGATGCCTTTTTCCCTTTTTTTTTTGTTTTTTTGCTTGTTTCTTTTACATTAGCAAATCTTACTAAATCTTCACAACTCCTATCACCATTATATTCTTCTTTAGTACCATTCTTATATTTATGAATTGTAGGATATCCTAACATAAAGGGTTTATTATGTAATAAATTCATATTTTCCGATTCTACTTTTGCAACAACGCAATTATTATTATTTTTGTATTTTTTTTCTAATTTTTTCCATTCTGGTAACATTAGTTTACAATGAATACAATTTAATGAATAATAAAGAATAATACAAACATTTGTTTCATTCATTTTTTCTTCTAATAAATCAGCATTGTTTTGTGAGTTAACATCAATAATCATTTTATAGTTACAATTATTTTATAATAATTTTATTTTAAATATAATATACTATATAATTAAATAAGATATTATTCTATTATTTCTTTTTTAAATATTATCTAATATTCTTATATAAATTAGTAATAAAAAATGGATAAAAACAATACAAAAAATAACAATAATAAAAATACGAAAAATAGTAGTAACAATATTAGAAATAAAAATGAGGGTATGTTTAAAAAATATAAGACATCTATGAATTCAAATAATAATAATGTGACTATTTATAAAGAAAAAGAAAACCCTATTTTTATTTATACTTTATTAATAATTGGTGTTGTATTATTAATTATAGTATTTTTATATTATGAATTTTATTATCTACCTTCTAAATCAACACAATTTAAAGATTATAAAATATTACTAGATAAAAATGATAATGATGGTAAACCATATTTATTTAATCAAAAATTTGGAACAGAACCCAGTGGTAATGTTGTAATTGATGAAGGAACCAAAATAAAAAATATAGATAAATTTATTGAATATAGTAGTATTGATAAATTAGATTGCAATTCAACTTTAAATAATGTTACTATATCTATGAAATTAAAACTACCATATGTAGCACCTAATAAAAAATGGCATACATCATTTCGAAAGGATAAATATATTATACAATTTGGTAAATCTCCTACAATTAGTTATCAACCAATAAATGATAAAATAATATTACGGATATTATATAAAGATAATCCAACGCGACTTATAACAGAGAAAATAGAACTTGATGGTATAATAGAAAATTGGATGCATATAGTTTATGTAATACAAAACCGCAATATATTTATTTATTTAAATAAAAATCTAATAAAAACACATACTTTAAAGGGTGTTCCTATTTTAAATTTTAATAATAAAACATTAGTTAAATTTGGAGAATATAATAATAATTTTAATGGTTTAATTGAAAATATCACATTATATGAAAAAAATTTAACAAGTGAAGAAATAAAAAGTATGTAATTTATTTATTTGCTTTTATATAATATTTTTAAATAATTTATAATATTAATATATTATAATAATAATAATATTTATATTTATATTAAATATGAATTTTGATAAAAAAAATATAACAGCTCTTACATATTTAGTTGTATTTGTAGTATTGATAGTAATCCTTTTTTTTTCATATAAAACATATATTAAATATAAAACTTCTAATACTCTTTATAATTCTGTAGGGGATAATGTTAATGAAACTTTATTAATAAAAGACTGGACATCTGGAAATAACGCGCCTATAACTCCTACAACAATAATGCCACAATCTATGATACCCAGTGAATATTCTATATCATTTCTTATTTATTTAAATGATTTACAAGAAACTGATACTAATACTGAACAATTAATTTTTATAAAAGGAACGCCTGGTGATAGTGAATTAACATTATCAATTAAATCACTAAGATATAATCCTCATAGTGATTTACGATTTACTTGTAAATTACAAATTAATGTAGAGACAACCGATATAAATGATTTATTAAATAGTAATGATAATAATGAAGATAATAGTAATACTACTGAACAATTTGCCGATACAGGTTCTAATTCTAATAGAGTATATAATAAAATTGGTTCTAATGTTATTGATTATTTTACAGTTCAAAATATATATTCTAATGAAACTTTTAAATCTATAAGTACAGAAAACTTTAAAGATAGTGACAGTGGTGAGAATGAAGAAGAAAAAAAACAATTACAAACTGAAATATCTGATAAAATGAATAGTTTAGAAGAACATAAAACTAAAGCGACATTATTACTAAATAAAATAGATGATATAGTAAAAGATAGTACTCCTAATAAATTTAAAGAAAACGCATACGAATTAGAAAAACAAATAACAGAAGCTGATATTGAAGATAAAAATACAGAAGAAAAAACCGTATTACAATTAACAGGAATGTTAGACAAAATTAATAGTGTTTTAGAAAATGTTGATGGTTTGTATAATCAAATTAAACATATAGAAGAAAAATTATTGGGTTCAACTAAAAATGAAGATTTTGTTGAATTACCAAATACGTCTACTCAAAAAGTATTACATATATGTTTAGTTATAAGAGATGATATTATGGATATTTATAAAAATGGAATGTTAGAATCCAGTAAAGTATTAGATAGCTTTCCTTTAATTAATAATGGTAAATTTACTTTCTTTCCAGACCAAAATAAAGCTTTTAATGGTTTATTAAATAAATTCACATATTTTAATAAAGCACTAAATCATAATGACGTGGTGGATAATTATAAAAAACACGCTACTGAAATTAATAGAGATACTCATTTTACACAGTAAGTTCATTTTTCATATTTTTTCATTTTTTTCACAATTTTTTTATATAATTAATATATTATTATAATTATAATATTTACAATAAAAACTTTAAAAGAATATAAACCGATTATTTATTATGAGTAATAAAATAACCCCTAGTCTTTCTGACGATGAGTTTAACAAAGCAATGAATTTTGGTAATACACCTACAAATACTGGTACTAAAAATTCTACTAAAAAGGAAAATTTGAATACAAATAACAATACAAATGTAAAGGAAAAAACTATAAATTCAGTTTTAAATAACAAAAAAGATATAAATATTAGTGAGTTAGACGTACAAGACTTACGAAAAATGAAAAATGATAGTGATAATATGTTAAGTGAAAATGAAACAGAACCTCTTAATACTAATATTAAAGATAAATTAAAAACAACTGGTTCAAAATTAAAAAACGCAAAAGACAATATTAAAGATAAATCATCTAATACATTAGGTAAATTAGTAGGAAGAATTAAAGAAACACCGGAAGCAAAAAAGACAAGATTATTAGAAAAAAAAAAGAAAAAAGAAAAAAAAAAAAAAAGAAGAGAACTTCGTAAAAAAGAAGGTAAATCTAATACAGGTTCTCTAATACAAATACTTTTAATATTAATTGTTGTATTAGCATTATCTTATAGTGTATATTATTATTTTAATAATATTCTTAATGATACTACATATGGTATTCATTTGATAGAAGGAGTTAGAGATGGTAAACAACCCCTTGTTATAGCACAAGATAAAAATAATCCTAATTATATACCTATTAATAAATCATTTAATTTAGAAGGGGGTGCTCAATTTACTTATTCATTTTGGTTTTCTATAAGTGATATGGAATATAAAAAAGGAGAATGGAAAGATATGTGGTATAAAGGTGATAAGAATAAATATAACCAAGGTCCTGGTGTATTTATTCATCCAAATAGTAATAGAATTAGAATTAATATGAATGTTATTAAACAACAAGCTAAAACTCAAGAAGATACACTAGAATATATTGATATTGATAATATACCTATTGGTGTTTGGATTAATTTGGTTATGGTTTTTACAGAAGATAAAAAATCAAATAATCCGAATAATAAAAAGAAAAGATATAAAAACTGTTTAGATATATACATCAATGGATTATTAAAGACGAGAAAAGAATTAACTAGTGTTCCTTTATTTAATACTCATCCGGTATGGATAAATATGAATGGTGGTTTTGATGGTGTTTTAGGTAATTTAGAATACTTTCCAAGAGCTTTAGAAACAACCGAAATTCATAAAATATTAAAAAAATGTCCAGGTGAATCTCAATGTGGTAAACAGTTAGATTGTCCCCCATATTTAAGTAATAAATGGTGGTTTAATTAATATTCAAATATTAATTTAAGTTTGGTATTAAATTATTACTTATTTCAGTCTTAATTTCAGTCTCTCTATTAATTTCATCATATTTTTCTATTAAAATTTTATCATTTTCCATTAATGATTTTAAGTCTTTATGTATTAAATTAATTTGTTCATTAATCGTATAAATACTATTTTGGTTACTATTTTTATCTTCTTCATATTTATAATTTATATTTTTTTCTATTGTATCTATCTTTTTTTGTAAATTAGAAACTGTTTTAATTATATTATTATTAAAATATTCTAGTTGTTTAGTATTCTTAATATCTGTTTCAAAGATTTCAATATTAGTATCATAATCTAAGTCTCCATCTAAATTATTTACTAGATTTTCAAATAAATCATTGTCTTTATCATTAAATTTATAACATTTAGTAAACAGATTACCCATAATATTTTAATTAGTTATTATAATAATCAATTAAATTTATTTTTATTTTTATTTTTATTTTTATTTTTATTTTTATTTTTATTTTTATTTTTATTTTTATTTTTCAGTAAAATAAAATATATTATAATATTATAAATAAATTTATTAACTTATTTAATCTTAATCTTAATTATTAATATGCAACCTATCCTAGTTCAATCTATTATATTAATTTGTCTCGCATTTATCTACACTATTTTAGCACACGTTTCTAAAAAGAAAACACTATGGAATAATGCCTTATCAAATAATGTTAAAATAAGTAATGCTGTACGTGAATTAGATTATACTACAAAAAGTTTAGATGATATAATTTCTAATATAAACTTAAAAGAAAAAGAAATAGTAGCTAATAAAAATGAGGGTGTAGTAATAAATGAAGATTTAGAAAAAAGGTTAACGAACGAATTAGGTGAATTAAAAGTTAGAAAAGTACCTATACATGATGCTAAAAGAAAAGCACAAAGAAAACTTAATAAATTATTAATAACTAAAAATTCTACAAAAACTAATTTTAATGATAATAATGCTAATTTGAGAATACATAAAAATATTGCTGATTTAACACCAAATGGTGGCCAAATGCAAGAAAAATCTGTTGTTTTAGTTATTATTTCTGTATTAGTTCTTTTATTAAATATGAATGGCCTTCTTAGATCTAGTGAAGTTGGAGACCCACTCCAACTTGTTGTTGGTATTATGTTAGTTGTTTTTGGCGTCAATGTATTAGTTAGATTTAACAAAAATGATTTAACCCAATTAGGAACTATTGCTGTATTAAAAAAAAATCCAGCACATGACGAAGAAAAAAAACAATTGGAAACTAATATAAAGAATGCTATGGATATTTTAAAAGCATTAAATTCTTCTATTTCAACGGAAGAGGAGATTCAAAGTCCTGAAGATGCTGCTGATGCTGCTGATGGTAGTCAATATTTTAGTACAATAGTAGAAGAAGAAGAACAAAATATGGTACTTATTAATGCCAGAACTGCTGTACAAAAAGCAGAAAATGCATTAAAAAACTTTAAAAAACAACAAAGAAATACTAAATCAGCAGCTGTATTTGGTACTATTGGTGGTATATTATGTGCCTTATTAGGTGTTCAAATTCTTAGTAGTTCTTTTATTAAACAAATACCAAACTTCAAATCATTAAAAAGAAAAAAAAAGAAATAAATTTAAATACTATATTTTATTAATTTAACAATTGTTATTTAATTTTAGTAATTTTATATGTTTTTATAAGTTTTTATATTTTATATTATATTTATTATTTAATATTTAATGATGATTACAAAATCTCTTAATACCAGATGAATATTCCCCAATTATATCATTAACAGATTCATATTTCCATCCAGTATCAGTAGTATACCAAATATGTTTAATATTAGTAAACTTAATCGCTTGAATACAACTTAAACACGGTTTGGCCATTGCCATTTCTCCATTATTCTTAATTCTAGCAACAACAATAGTATTTCCCTTATGAGACTTGCATTTCTTAATCGCAACTGTTTCTGCGTGTCCAGTTAATCCTCTATCTTTGTATCTTTCTATATTTTCGATTTTCTTCTTTCTACTTAACTTTACAGGAGACTTATTAAATCTTCGTAATGACTTATTGTTCTTACTTGAAAATGAATTTGACGAAAATCCAGAATGACCTTCTGATATTAATTTCCTACCCTTAAAAATATAAGCAAATGTTACAGTCTTAATATTGTTTACGCACTTTTACATTATTAGATGAATGTGATGTTGGAATTGGTAGGGTTGGCATTTTTTTCCAAAAATCACAAATCAATTTGATTTAAATATATAATATATAATAAAATAATCAATTTTATTTAAATTAGTTATTTTTTTTGTATAAAAAATCTAAAATTAAATAATAATAATAATAATAATAATAATAATAATAATAATAATGATAATTGAAAGCAAATTAATTACATATAATGTTTTTCTAATAAATCACGATATTTTTGATTTTCAATTGGTCCTCTAAATATAAAATCTGTTTTCCAGAATTCGTCAAGGTCTTCCAATATTTCCTGGTTTATTTTATTTTTTAATTTAAAAAATTTATCTCTTTCTTCTCCTTTAGTTAAAAAATTATATATAATTTCACATAAACTAGCAACTCGCAACCATTGTAGTGTTGATTTTTTTCTTTTGGATAACATTTTAACCATAGTATATAATGCATTTGGTGTTATTTTAGTATGTTCTTTTTTATATTTTTTAGATTCTTCTAATATTTCAGTAATAGTACTTTCTTTTGTTACTACTTCTTCTGGATTTAAAGCAACACTAGATATTTCATCTTGTAACCCTAAAATTTCGGCAGCTAACTTATCTGCGTCTTCATCAATATAATCTCCAAAAATATCAAGAGAAGATCTACCTTCATAACTTTTTTCTCTTTCACTCTTTTCTTTATTTAATTTTTTTAATTTTTCCTTTGCTTCTAATTTTTCTTCTTCATTTTTATATTTACCAGGATAATCTACTTCAAGTAATTTAATTTCTTTTTCTTTATTTAATAATCCCAATATAGTTCCAAAGTCTATTCCAATTAAATAATAACCTTCTCGCTTTCCTAATTCATCTGCTTCCTTTAATGTTTTTAATTTATTTAATATCCCTTCCTCATTATTATTTTCATCATCTATATTAAATTTATCTAAAACATCTTCTTCAAAAAGTTCGACTTCTTTATTTGTTATTGGTTTTTCTTTCTCATTGCTCTCATCTTCTTTTTCTTCACTTACATTTTTTGATTTATTATTATTATCATCATCGTTTTTTTTTGCCTTATCAATTAAAGATTCTAAAGAATTATCGTCAGAAGGAGGTTTTTCTGTTGGTGTAGAAGGTGTTTCTGTTGTTGGATTTTCTGTTGGTATAGAAGGTTTTTCGCTTGTTAGATTTTCTGTTGGTGTAGAAGGTGTTTCTGTTGTTGGATTTTCTGTTGGTATAGAAGGTGTTTCTGTTGGTGTAGAAGGTGTTTCTGTTGGTATAGAAGGTGTTTCTGTTGTAGGTGTTTCTGTTGGTATAGAAGGTGTTTCTGTTGTAGGTGTTTCTTTTGGGACTGGAGGTGTTTCTGTTGGGACCGGTGGTGTTTCTGTTGGTTGATTAGGAGGTTGTGTTTCATTTCCTTCAGCACCCCCTTCAAGATTATAATTTAATTTATTTTGTGACATTTTTTTAATTTGTTTTTTTTTTTTAATTTTTTTAATCTGTTTTTTAGATTCTGATTGTTTTTTATCTTCTTTGGTTAAGGGATCAAATAAAATATCAATATCTACATAATCTTCATCTCTATTATGTATTATATTTTGTTTGATCATTTTTTTTTCACTTTCATCTCCAATGCTATAATAAAAATTATTTTTGTAATTACTTGTTTTTAATTTTTTATTTAATTTCTTTTCTATTCTATGTTTTGATTTACTTTTTATAGGTTGTGGTGATTTACTTTTATTTTGTATTTCTTTTTTAGTTCTATCTTTTTTTTTAGAAGTCATTTTTATAGTATATTATTATATTATATTAACATTTTAATATTATAATTTAAAAAAAACTAATAAAATTATTTTTTTCTTAATACATATTATAGAATAATCTAATATGGATACACGATTTTGGGGCCCATCAGGATGGAAATTATTACATTTAATTACATATGGATATCCAAAAGAACCAACACTAGATGATAAACATAATTATGGTCTTTTCTTTAATTCATTAAAGTATATACTTCCTTGTAAATATTGTAGGAGTAGTCTAGATAAATTTTATAAACAACTTCCTATAGAAGAACATCTTGTTTCTAAAGATACATTAACTAATTGGATTTATAAAATACATAATAAAGTCAATAATAAATTACGAAAACAGGGTCTTATAAAAGAATCAAATCCTAAAAAATCAGAAGTTGATATTATATATGAAAAGCTAATAGATAATCCTTGTCAAATACCTGGTTGGGATTTTATTTACTGTATGATATTTAATTTTCCAAAAGATAAAGATTCAGTTCCCTTTGATAGATTAAATGGTTATATTACATTTTTTACATACATTGGTAGAATAATACCATGCAAGGAATATTCAGACGAATTCATTAAAGTTGTTAAAGATGATCCTATTGAAAATAATTTTGAAACTAATAAAATATTAGTTGAATGGCTCTACAGAATTAATTGTAAAATAGATAATAAAATGGGAAATAAAGAAAAAAGTTATAAAAGAGTTTGTTCTATTTATAATAGTCATAAAGCAATAGCGTGTTCTAAAAAAAATCATAAAGGTAAAAGTACTTGTCGCATTTCAAACAAAAAACTTTCTAAGAGAAATAAATTAATGAATAGAAGTAAATCGAAACAAACTTTTAAACATTTTATATCGTAAACTCATATTCAATATTAAATATAAACTGATTATTAAAATCTTCATAATCATTTTTATTTTTTGAATTTTTTTTATTGCGTTTTTTCGTAGTATTTTGTTGTTTAACAATTATTTTATTATCGTCATTATTGTCATCATTATCATCATTATTATTATCTTCTAAATCTAAATCACCCATATCATCAATAGATTTAATCTCGAGTTGTGTTGATGTTTTACTAGTAGTAGATTTAGAAACTATATTATTTTCTTTTAATAAATCTCCATTTGGTAAATGAAGAGAAACTGTTAATCCATTTAATGTAATTCCTGAAGTAAATTCAATACTTTTATCATCACATACATAATATAAATACTCATTTTGTTTTTTATATAAATCTAAATAGCAAAAAATATTACTATTATCTTGTGTTGTACCATAATATTCACTATCTATTTCCTTTATATTTAAAGTTATATATGGTGCTTTTGATATTTGAGATGTTTTTTTAATAATACAATTTATAAGTGTTACTTTTTTAATTGTTATATTTTTGAATTTACCTAAATAATCTAGAGATTTATTATACTCATACGGTGAATTATACATTTTAGTGTCCCTCTCTAGAGAATTAACAACTAAGAAAAAATTTAAATTTTTCTTTGGTATTAATGTTTTTATTTGATTAACCTCGTCTCTTCTCTCTCTCATTGGGAACTTTTCTTTATATTTATTTTTCATATTCTCTAAATCATCATTAGAACTTAAATCTAACTCTAGTTTAATATCTGTTTTTGGTTTTTCATCCAATTCTTTTATTAATTCTTGTTGATTAATAAGATTTGTAAAAATACTATTATCTATTTCAAGAGTTTTTTTTTGAGGTTGTTGATTTTGCTGTTGGTTTTGCTGTTTATTATTAAATATATTAAATTGATTTTCTAATGTTATTTGAGTTTTTTCTTCTTGTTTAGCTTCCTCTTTAGCTTTTTCTTTTATTTCTTTTGGTTTTATAATAATATCACTATTGTTCATATCATATATTTTTTTTACTACAATTTTATTAATTGTTTCTTGTAATGTATTTATTATACCTGGTATTTTTGATTTTGTTATTTGCTCTTTTTCTAATTTAACTGAAACTATTTTATTTATTTTTTCATTATCTAATTGTAATGATTTAAATTGTTCTCCATATTTATTTATAAAAAAGGTATGTAATTTATTACTAATACTCTTAATTAGAATTTGTTTGGAATTGTTATTATTCATTATTTTTAATTATATATTATAGATAAAGTATCATTTTTATATTAAAAAATAAACAATATATCTTAAAAAAAAAAGTTAGCTAAATAATATATTCCATATAAATAATATGGTATTACAAATATTAATAGTAACATTAAATATGTTATAATTTCTATTTTAAATTTTATGTAAATTTGTTTTATAAATTCAAAATGAGTAACTAATAAATATATTATTATTAATAATAAAAATACTAAAATAATAATATATGTTATTATATAGTTTTTTTCTTCATTGGTCTTATAATTATATTTATTTAATATTAAATTAATTATAGATTTTATTATTTTATTATTTGGGGCTTTATTTTTAAAGTCTTTAATCATCTTGTTTTCAAATAACCTAGCTTTGTATAATATAATAAAAATTAAATTAGATGCAAGAGTTAAAAATATTCCTACAAAAAATACTAGTAAAATTACTGTATAATTTGATTTATCTAAAAACATAATTATTAATTAATTTATTAATTACATTATTAATTATATATATATTGAGTATTGTAATAAATTATGGTTATTTTAATATTATTATTATTAATAAATACAAAATTATAGATTTAAACTAGTATTATAAATGAGTATTATAAAATATTACATTTAGATTTAGATATTTTAATATTTTCATTAAATATATTTTGTTTATTTTGTTTAATATTTGGGTATGTATATTGTTCTTTTGGTAAATATATATTTAATATTTCAAATTCTTGATTACACATAGGACAACGGATTTCATTAAAATTCATTGATTTATTTTTTTGTATCCAAGAACCGATACAGTCATAATGAAAAAAATGATTACAAGATAAATGTGCGATTTCATTTTTTAATTTTTCAAAGCAAATAGAACATTCTTCTTCTGTTAACGAAGTCATATTTTTCTATAAATATACTTAATAAATAAAAATACTTAAAAATATTAAATTAAAATATAAATAAATTAGTTAATTAGTTAACCAGTTGATTTGCTTAATTCAGCTTCATTATTTTTTAGTTCCTTTTCTTTTGTAACATCTTGTGGTTTTACATTACAAGCACCAGATGGATCATATTTAATATCATATTCGTTATAATTAAAATCATTTCTATCCCTATTCATATCCATTTTAACAACAAATACACCAATTATTAATAAATATAATATAAATATACCAATTGTTATTATGAAATTACTAATAAAATTAAAAAATCCCATCACTAGTAATATAAGTATAAAAAAATGTAATGTTGATACTATAAAATAAAATTTATATTTATCTTCAAATTTTTGATTATCATATACTACTTGTTTCCATTTTTCTTGTGCTGCCCCATGTATTGATATAGAAGCTCTTAATTTTCTTTTTTGTTCTTTAATATTATTTTCTAATACCTCTATTTTATTTTTAATATCATATTTTTTAATAAATTCATCTGTATTCGTTTTATAAACACCCTCTAAATCCACTATATTTTTATTGTGTATTTGTATAGGATTTTCACCATCATTGTCGTGTTCGTGATTTAAAATATTATTTAAAGTAGGTTCTGTATCTTCCATATTATATTATATTATTTTTAATATCAAAATATTAATATATATATATATATTATTTATTATTATTTATTATATTTTATCATATATTATAATTTATAATAGTTGATAATAATTTATAATAATTTATTTACTTAATAATTATTTTTATTACATCATTTTATTTTCATTATTAATGTTTTCAGTCATTATTTTATCATTATTAGAACTAAATAAATTATCTTCTTTTTTCTTTAATTGCATCATTTTCCTTTTTCTAGTTACAAATGGTTTAAAATTTATATATAATAGACTTATTATTACAAATATTAATACACCAATATTAATATTTTTTAATAACATTGTTTTGGTAGTTTGACTTTCTAGTAATGTGTCATTACTACTCATATTTTCAGTAATCTTGTTTGTTTTACGTTCATATTCTTCTATTTTACTGTCTAATTTATACTTTTCTTCTAATAATTTTGTAAATTTCTGTTCTTCTGCTTCTATTTTATCTTTATCATATCTTAATTTTTTTTCATCTATTAGTAATTCCGCAATTTTTTTTTCAAAACTATGTAATTCAGTATTATTATTTGCGTGACTGTCAGCTGTAGTCTCTATTACTTTCATTTTTTCTTGATGACATTCTATGATTTTATCTAATGGTTTTTTTCTTGCTTCTTTAAATACTTTATAATTATTATCTATTAATTCACTCTTAGAATTTAAAATCTCTAATGAATCTTTAGCTGCTTGTACCAATTTATCTGCATTACAACTAGACATAATATTAATTATATTATTCTATACTATTAATAGTACTATATAAATACACTAGATTATTTATAAATATAAAATATAAAAATAATAAATAAAATATAAAATTGAATTTATTAAATAAAATCCTACATAATTATTACTTTATAACAAAATACATAATAATGAAACTTCCGACATTAATACAAAAATCTTGGAGAATTAATAGTAATACTACTAGAATAGGTTTAAGTAATTCATTAAATGTTAATATAAATAGGAGTACAAGTATCCCTATTTTATTTATACCTAAAAAATGTGTTATTGAAACAATTGGAAAAAAAATAAGGAAAAATCAAATAATTGCTTCATTCTATAATGAAGTAACAAGATGCGAGTACTTATTCTACTCACCAATTAAAGGTACTATTGTTAATAGAAATGAAACACTTCTTACTAATTTAGACTCCATATATATTAATAAAAAAAATAATGATAATTGGATAATTGATATTGAACATTATAATGAAAATAATGAACCGCATTTTGAAAAAAAAATGAAAAATGATATTAAAACTAAATATCACTGGTTTTACTAATTAAATAAATATTCATAAATATTTTTACTAGCGCTTAATCCTAGGTTGCGCTTTCCTGTAATTTCTATATTTTTTAATAAATTTATTTTTTCTTCTTCTGTTTCTAAACTTTGATAAGCATCAAATAAATCACCCAATGTTTTATATATTTTAATAATTTCTGTTGCCATTTTGTAACTAATACCAGGTACAACTCCCAACGCCATACACTGTGCGGTTATAGGTTCTATATTTGCCTTCTTTGACGCTTTTAAGGTTTCAATATATTTGATAGGTTGTATTTCGTTTTTAATATTATGTAAATCCTCTTTTATTAATCTTTTATATAATCTTATTAAAAAATCACCAGTATCACAAAACGAATCCGTTTTTATAATATGAATATTATCGCGCAACGATATACTAATTAAAGCTCCTTGATAAATTGATTTCTCATATGGCTTTAAATAATGGCTAGAACCCTCAATAATATAAAAAAATGTACCTATTTTTTTTTGTTCTATTTGTGATAATATACGTCCTTTCTGTTCTTTATAACGCCCGTCTTTTATAGAAGCTAGTAAATCTTTCACTGTTTTACGTTCTATAACATAATCTATAAATGTTGATGTTTCTGTATTGTTAATTAAATATTGTATATCACCTAATAACAATTGTTTCTTTTCATATGATATTTCTTTTTTTGTTTCTAAATATGCTATTAATTTATTTTCCCTGTTATCTATCCTAATATTAATATTTCTAGTATTAGACATTGTTATATTAAGAATAATATTATATTAAAAACTAAATATATTAAAATAGTATATTAATCTTTATATTTTTCTTTAAATAATATTTCTTTTAATACTTTATTAACATTTTCTTGTTTTTTAACCATTTTAGTATTTATTATATCCATATATTCTAATAATTCACTATCAACTATATCTTCTATTGCTTTTTCTTTTCTTTTTATATTAAAAAACTGTATTGCTTTATTTAAAAGACCATCATTGTTGGAATTATTATAGTTTTCAATATATTTAAAAGATATTAAATCCATTAATAAATTTCCACAATCTATACAATCTTTATTTCGTAATTTAATATATTGTTTATTAAGTTTTTTCGTTTGTTTTTTCTTTATTGAATTATTAATTGATAAATCATAAAACTTAATGCGGACTTCTAACTTTTTATTATTAGTATTAACAATAATATTTTCTGGTGTTATTTTTTGATGGTATAAACCCTGACTGTGTAATATTGCCAGACCCTCTAACATTTTTTTTACTAAATGTTTAATTATAACTTTATAGTTTTCATTATCCATTTTTAACATTTTTTTTTTTAATTGTTGTAAATTATATCCAGAATAATATGGAAATAATACATATAAATCGCCGTTTTTGAGTTTGTAATCTAGTACTGGATTAATATATTGGCGCACACTTCCTATTTTATATATTTTTTCCATTATTTTATAATATTTTTGAATATATGGTTTTGTAACTGAAGCTGAATTTGGTATTTTTTTACATATTAACTTTTTGTTACTAGATTTTGTATTGATGTTTGTATTTTTAATTAAAAATATAGTACCTCCACAAGAAGAACCTAGACATTTTTTTACTACTAAATTTTTATCCATTAAAGATACTACTGATTGAATTGATTTTATACTTGTATTTGATGTTTGTGTTTTATCCAAATCTTTTAAATTATATGTTAAAAAAGTTGTCATATCTAATATATTTTATCTAGTAGATAATAGATTCTCTATTATAATATTATAATATTATAATATTATAAATATATGAAAAATAATGAAAAATAATGAAAAATAATGAACAACTTATGTCATTTCATTATATTGAAATTCTGGAAGGATACTACCTACATTAGTTTGTCTTACATCTCTTTCCGATGTCGCAATATCTCCATATTGTGTTAATTCTAGAACATTCGTATGTGTACCAGAATCATATAATGGAACAGCACTTAAATCATTATTATAATGACAAACAGGTGGTCTTTTTTGTGGTACATTCCACATTCTTGGATCTATATAAGAATAACCGTGTGGTTTATTATCCAAACTAGAATAATATTTATCTATTAAATGACCCGAACTCATTGGATTTACATAGACTCGTCCTCTTTCTCTTTTACGAGCTTCTAAGCTACTTTCCATGTTATCTGGATTATAATTACCTCTTGAAGCATATCTAAATGAATTAGATGTTCTTCCAGACGAAGAAGTATTACCATTACCATTACCATTACCATTACCATTACCATTACCATTACCATTACCATTACCATCACCATCACCATCACCATCACCACCTAATATATTACTTACATCGCTACCCAATGATTTACTTACTTTATCTTCTTGTGCTTTTGCTAGTTTTCTTTTAAGAGCTTCTGCCTCTGCTTTTGCTTTTTCCGCTGTTGCTCTTTCTTTAGCTAAAGCATCTCTTTGTGCTTTTTCTGCTGCTGCTTTTTCTGCTGCTGATTTTTCCGCTGCGGCTTTTTCTGCTGCTGCTTTTTTACGTTTTTCTTCTTCTAATTTAGCTCTATTATCTTTTTCTGTTTTTAATTTTCCACAAATATCTTCTTCTAATCCACAATCATTACATAAACCTAATTTAGTATTTATTATTAAATCTTCTGTTTGTTTTAATAATTTTGCTGGATATTTATCATCTTTTAGTCTCATTTCTCTTAATAATGACCTAAGTATTTCCTTTTTGATTATTTCATTAATAAGAGTTTCTTTATCTAATGCTTTTCCATCATCATCGTCAGTTTTAATTGATAAATCAGTAGCTATTTTTTTAATACCAGCGGCATTTGTCTCTTTAAGTGTTGCATCATAATTTTTAATCATATTCGTTTCAATACAATCGCCAAATAATTTTTTATTTGTTTCACTATCACATATATCTTTTATTTTTTTTTTATCATCATCTGTCAAATCATCTTCTGATTTATTCTTAAGATTATCACATTCTATATATTTTGATTCTTCTATTGTTGGTAATGTCCAACATACTTTTTCGCCCTTTTCTATTCTTCCTATGTATTTTTTTAATAAATCCATTCGTTTTTTATCCTTTTTAACACCAGATATTCTAGTTTTATATACGGCTTCTCTTTTTTCATCTTTACATTTCTTTTCAATATCATCTTTTTCTAAATCACTATCACTAAAAACATCATTATTTTGAAATCCCTCTTCTCTATTTCTATATTTTTCTACAAATCCCATACAAAGTACAAAAGTTAATATACATATTATACATATTACTACTTTATTATTCATATTAATATTCTTTTGGTATTCTAAGTATGCACATACTAATATTAAAACTACTATAACTAATGGTAAAATCATTTTTAGTTTCTTTATTTATATTAATTAACGATATTAATTAACAATATTAATTAAATATATTAAAAATATTAAAATTTTAATAATTAATATTAATTATTAAATAATATTGATATAATAATATTAATAAATAATAAAAAAATATTATTATACTTAAAAAAATTGATCCATAAATTTAATTTCTTTTTGATTATTACTTTCTATCTTTAAATCTGGATTTTCATCACCAATAGCATCTATAATACAACTTTCTAATTGGTGATTACCAGAACTTAAATCATTAATTAAGTCTTTATTTTTTTCTATATCTTTTTCTGATTTTGAATAAGCAAAACAAGTATTCATTCTAGAATTAAATGGTGATATTTTTTTAGAACAAGCTCTTTCATAATTTTCTGTAGGGTCATCCGTCGTTTTTTTAATTAATAAATTAGTAATATTTAAAGGAGGTGTACTAGTACTTTTACGGAATTTTTCTGCTTCATCTAATGTTTCAAATATTAAGGGATTTTGTCTTCCTATAACTAAATCTCTTGAATTATATAAATAAAATAGATTACCGTCTGTTAATAAATAATCATAAACTAAGTTTTTATTTTTATTTTCATCTATAACACTTAATCCATCTATATTAAATTGATTAACTTGAAATCTATTTTGAAATCCATCTCTATTAGAGGTATAAATACAATATATTAATATAATTACTAAAAGTATAATAACAATGCAACTATCGTTATACATTTCAACTAATAATTGTTTATTTATTAAATTTTAACAATTAACTGTTAATTATTAATTATTAATAATTATTAATAATTAGGTATATATATTATTAAACTAGATTTATATTTTAATTATATTTATATTTTTACTTACTTTTTATTTAGTAATTTCACTTCTGGAAAACCACTTTTTTTAGTAAGATTAAGTTTTGTTATATTTGGATATTTTTTAATTAAATATTGTGCAGATTTCATTGCTTCTTTTTTTCTATCTTTATTTTCTTCTTGCATACCCCCTTTATTTTTATAATAGGATGTTTCTATAGTTACATTATTAAATCTAATTACTGATTTATCTAATGTAAAATATTGAAGGGTTCTTTGTGTATCCTCTTTTTCATCAATTGTTAATTTTAATTTATTAGAATGTCTATTTATTATACCAAACATTGGACCTGTAATAAATCTTAAATCTGTTGTTATTTTTGGAAACATAAAGTAAGCATTATTAACTGGATATACTCCCCATAAATAAGAATTATTTTTAATAGATTGTTGAAATGCTTCTTTAATAAATTTATCTAGATTACTAATGGTTTGTAACTTATTTTCTTTTCTATTTTTAATATTGTAATTTATTAATTGATTAACAGATTTAATATCATCATCTAATTGAACTATTTTAGAGTTTATTGGAAAATATTTAGATATAAAATTTCGTTGATTTTTTAATCCTTTTTTCCCTATTATTATATTTTTATGATATTTTTTATCTAGAGACTGACTATATTCTTTATATTCTGTTTTATTAGCCACAAAAATAAAAATTTTTCTTGGAGATATTTTAGAATTTTCTAGTACTTTTAAAGTATGTGTTTTAATGAGCTGTGGTCTTTTATAAGATGGAATAACAATTATGTAATTAGACATAATATTTACTATAATATTTACTATAATATTTACTATAATATTTACTATAATATTTACTATAATATTTATTATTATAATTATTTATTATGATTAATATTAATTTGAAAAGTATAGTTTAAAAAATAATAAAATTTAAATGTAAAATTATGCACCAACTTCAAATGGTTTTCTATTAACATCTGGTTCAATAGTAGTTTGCATCCAAGGACTAACTTTAACTTGTGGATTTGGAGGGTCACTTCTGAGTTGTCTATTTGCGTTTCTAAGAGATTGACCAACAGTATTGACACCGACGTGATATCCAGCTGTTAAAAAGTTTTTATCTCCAAGAGAACCTTGACCATTTGGATTAACTTGTGCCCATTTACTATTAGCGTCAGATGGTAATAAATCACCAGATGATAAAACATCTTTAGGATAGCACTCAGCTGGTAAATTATTTGGATTAGCATTATTAGATTGAGCTACTTCTTGTTGATTAGAACTTGTATTATCAGATGGTTGTGGTCCACTGTTTTGGAAACCTTCAAATTCTTTATTAAGAAAATCTGGGATATTGGTACCATTACCATTACCATTACCATTACCATTACCATTACCATTACCATTACCATTACCATTACCATTACCATTACCATTACCATTACCATTACCATTACCATTACCATTACCATTACCAGTATTACCATTACCAGTATTACCATTACCATTACCAGTATTTAATCCTCCACCAGGAAGAGTAGCACCAGGAAGAGTAGCACCAGGAAGAGTAGCACCAGGAAGAGTAGCACCAGGAAGAGTAGCACCAGGAAGAGTAGCGGCACTCTTAGCAAGACTATTACCAGTAGTAAGACTACTAAAATCAGGGTTTACTTCTTCGGCTTCTTCTTCGGCTTCGGCTTCGGCTTCGGCTTCAAGAGGATGATGATTTTCACCCAATGAGTCGTGTAGGAGTTTCATTTCTTCCCCATTATGAAATCCTTCTTGAGTGTTACCACATATTCCATTACCATTTAAGTACGAAACTAAAAGGTAAATAACTAAACCTACAACTACGACAACCAATAACATTTTAACATTTTTATCTTCTAACGAATTATTATTAGCCATATTGAAAAAAATTATAAATTAATTATATTTATTATAATATATATATATTTTTATTTTTAGAAATTAATTTTGGCGAATAAATTAAATTAATTAATTAATTAAATAAATAATAAATATAAAATATTAAATTAAAATTTTTTTATTATGTATTAAAAATAAAATTGACTGGTAAATTATTTAGTATTATATTAATTAATTATTAGTTTTTTATTATATAAACAATTTTAATTATATTTTTATTATAATTATTTTAGTTTAATTATTTTAGTTTAATAATTTTTAATTAATATTTAATTTATAAATTAAATATGAAATCTTTTTTTAAAAAAGGTGTTATTGAAGCTGGATTAGATGAAGTAGCGAGAGGTTGTCTGTTTGGAAGAGTTTATGCCGCATCTGTTATATGGAGAAACGACAAAGATTTAGATAATTTATTAAATGAATTTAATACAAAGAAAATGGTTATTAAAGATAGCAAAAAACTAAAACCACAAAAACGTAAAGAACTAAGAGATTATATTGAAACTTTTGCTTTAGATTACAGTGTAGCATGGGCTTCTCAAAAAGAAATTGATAAATATAATATTAGAAACGCTACATTTAAAGCAATGCATCGTTCTTTAGATAATCTAATAATAAAACCACAATCATTAATAGTTGATGGAAATGATTTTGAAATTTATAAAATGACTACACATCAATGTATTATTAAAGGAGATGATAATTATACTAGTATTGCTGCTGCTAGTATTCTTGCTAAAGTGTATCACGACGAATATATTGAAGAATTAGTTAAAAATAATACAAATTTAAAAAAATATGATATTAATAACAATATGGGCTATGGAACTAAAAAACATATTGATGCTATTAAAAAATACGGAATTACAAAATATCATAGAAAAACATTTGGTATTTGTAAAAATTATTAACACTATTTAGAATATTTTAAAAAATGATTTATTAAAAATAAATTAAACAATTATAATTATTAAACTATTAAATTAACATAATCAAATATAGAATATAAAATATAAAATATTAAAAATGAGATTTTCTATAATTGTAGGCTATACATTTAATAATAATGGAATTGGAAATAAAGGACAACTTCCTTGGAGATTAAAAAATGATATGTTATATTTTAAAGAAAAAACATCAACTATTATTGAAGATGAAAATATAGAATATATTAATAGTGTCATTATGGGTATGACAACTTGGAATAGTATTACTGAAGGTAATAAACCACTTAAAAATAGACTTAATATTGTTATTACTAGAAAGACTATTAAAAGCAATAATAAATTTATAATTTATACAGATTGGAATAATTTACTTAATGTAATAATTGATTTTAACAATAAAAAACATATTATAAATAATAAAATATTAAAAATACAAACAAACTTTATTATTGGAGGGGAAAGTATTTATAGAATCGCACTAGATAAACTTGATATAGAAACTATATATACTACTGAAATTTATAAGGACACTCATTGTGATACGTTTTTCCCCAATATTTATGAGTTAGTTGGTAGTAACAAATTTAAAATTAGTAATTGTAGTAAGTTTCAATATGACAATGAAATTTATTATAGATTTATTACTTATACTAATATTGAATTACTTAATAAATCGTATAGGGTTTGGGAAAATAAAGAAGAAAAAATATATCTAGAAAATATGAAAGATATTTTAGAACGTGGTATAGAAAGAGATGATAGAACAGGTATTGGTACAATTAGTAAATTTGGTATTATGATGAAATATGATTTACAAGATACTTTTCCTATTTCCACTACTAAAAAAATATTTTTAAGGGGTATTTTTGAAGAATTAATGCTATATTTAAAGGGTTATACTGATAATAAAATACTTAACGATAAAAATATAAATATATGGAATGGTAATACTAGTAGGGATTTTCTTAATAAAAGAGGATTAAAAGAATATTGTGAAGGAGATATGGGAGAAACTTATGGTTTTAATTTTCGTCATTTTGGTGGAGAATACAACGGTTGTAAAGAAACATACCCTTCTAATTATGGATATGACCAATTAAAAAATGTAATTAATCTTATTAAAAATGACCCCACAAGTAGGCGTATTATTATTAATTTGTGGAATCCTAAAACACTTCATAAAGCAGCACTTCCAAGTTGTCTTTGTATGTATCAATTTTATGTAGACACTCAACATAAACTACTTAATCTACAGATTTATATTAGAAGTACTGATTATTTCTTAGCAAATAATTGGAATACTTGTACTGCTGCTTTATTTGTTCATTTAATTTGTGCGTTAACATTTATTGATTTAAAACCAGGTGAATTAAGTGTTGTTTGTGGGGATAGTCATATTTATAAAACACACGTTTCACAAGTGCGTGAAAATTTAAAGAGAGAACCATATCCATTTCCTAAATTAATTGTTAATAATAAAAAAGATAAGATTACTAGTTTTGAATGGGAAGACCTTAAATTAATTGGTTATAGGTCGCATTCTAGTCTAAGTGTCCCAATGGCAGTTTAAATATTTATTATATTTATTATATTTATTATATTTATTATATTTATTATATTTATTATATTTATTATATTTATTATATTTATTATATTTATTATATTTATTATTCTAATAATTCATTTTTTTTATATTTTTATATTATATACAATAAAATTATAAATAATAAATAATATATAATTTAAATATGGTTAAAAGAAGATCATCTAAATCTAGGCGTGCGTCTAAAGGTATTAAAAGAAAACACACTAGAAAAGTGAAATCACCAGTTGTTAAAAGAAGGAAAACAAAAACTTCTAGAAAAAGAAGTAAGTCACGCAAATTAAGTAGAAAGGGTAAATCATCTAAAAATGGGGGTGCTATAAGATTTCCAAGTGAATATTTTGGTAAAAATAGTGGCCGCTATGGGGGAAAAACAAAACATGGTTCTAGTTTCCCACATACTAATTTAAGATATACTATTTAATAAATATTCATTAATATTAATTTAATTATTTTTTTGTTTTGTTTTTTTATATATTATTTTTATATATATATATATATATATATATATTATAAATTAATTAAATTAAATATGTTAGAATACTATCCTATAGATTTTACTAAAGAAAGCTTTACATTTCAATATACAGAACCATTTAAATCAATTACTTATAATAATGTTTTTAAATCAAGTATTGATGAAATAGTAGACCTATTAAACGCTCCATTTACTAATGCTACTATAAATGGTGATGCTATTAGTGATAGTGATAGTGATAATATTAAAACACAATATAATGATATATTTAACAATTTCAATAAATTTATATATATTCCTTTTAATCATCCTAATGATAAATTAACAAAAACAATTTGTTGTTCGGATGATGCTGATGTCGAAAAAAAATTAAATAATATTAGTACCGCTATTAAAAAACTTGTTAAAAGTTGTAATGATAAGGGAACAAACAATAAAATAAAATGTAATGGTATCAAACCTTTTGAAGCAGAAGCATTTACAGGTCAAGTTAAAAATATTGAAGAACTAATCAAAAATTCATTTATTGTTAATATAACACTAGATAAAATAAATAATAATTCTAAAAAATTTAATACCAACTCAGTATATAATGATATTACTAATATGGTAGATATTATTAATTCAGAATCAACCACTCTCAATCTACTAACAATTGAAAACATTAAATTAATTAATAGTCTTATAGTAGATTTAGTTACTAAAATTAATGAACTTGGTCCATATGATAATAATTCTTATATTAGATTATTTGCTATAGTTAAACAACTTATAAATATAAAGAATACGTTATCTACTTTAAATATAAATATATATACAGGTGAAGCACCATTGGATGAAATTTTTAAAATATGTCAAGATTATGCTAAAAACCCTGATCCTAATGATGCTAGTCACACTATTACATTTCCATATACTTTGCCAAATAATGTTTCTGATCTAAACTATTATATTAATTGTAATATATCACCCTATGAAGAAGATAGTATCCCTAATTCATTATGGTATTATTATGTAAATACCGATGCTGGGCGTAAAAACTCTAAATGGGTAAAAAATGATTTGGGATTTTCTGAATTTAGATTACCTAATGCTAATAATCCATTTGAAATATTTGTTGGTAAAAAATCAAATTTTGATCCTAAAACAAAAACATTATGGAAAAATAATCCATTTACTAAGTATATTAAAAAAGTAAGAATATATATGATAATATCAATAATATTAATATTAATATCATTAATTACACTACGTATTGTTCATAATAAAAATATTACTGTGTTTATTATAATTATAACATGCATAGTAATGTTTAAATTTATACTTTTAATTTTAGGAAAAGGAAAAATTAAATTAGACGAATTTAATTATTTAAAAAATGGAACTAATGGAACTAATGTTGTAGATCAAAACGAACCTACTGATTCAATGTTTGATTACATCAAAAGCACAGAAATAAAAAATTTTAAAAAAAAAAGTAAACATTTAGGCTTATATAATAAATTTTTTTTTTATAATATTAAAAAAAGCGTGACATTCTCTGATTTTGATGGTAAAACATTTGTAAAAAACTTTAATATAAAATATCGTTGTTGGTTGGCTATGACAATAGTATTGGGTATTTCTGTAATTGTAATAATAATAATAATGTTTTTTTATAATCTCCTCGAAAAAAAATATGTAATCCCCGTCTTAATAATTAACATAATTACTATAATTACTTATATTATTTATTCTAAAAAATTTAATGATATTTTACCATTAGAATTACAGAAAAATAAAGTAAAAGGATTGCCATTTGCTATATATTGTTACTTAGATTCAAATGACATACCATCAAATAATGAATCAAATAATAAATTAAATGAGAAATCAAATAATGAATCTAGTACATAATCAAATATTTAATATTGTATTGGTTTTGATTTCTCGTTCTTCTTTTAAAAAAAGACATATTTTATCTACAAGTTCTTTCTTTTCATTTTTAAAAAACTTATTTAACTTTTCATTTAAATATTTATATGACAAATTTTGATACACATTTTCATTTTTAATATATATTTTACGGTCTTGATATTTAAGTGCCTTGCTTTTCATTTCGTTTTTAACCATATATGGTATAATAGCTTTCTCTAATTTATCTTGCCTTTCCTTTAATTCCTTAATTTGAGTGTTATATTCTTCTATTTTCTCTTGTAATACTATCATCATTTTTAATTGTTTATAAAAATCTTGAGATAATGGTGATGTCATTTTTGATTTTTGATTTTTGATTTTTGATTTTTGATTTTTGATTATTTTTAATTATTTTATAATAATATTTTATTTTAAAAATAATATAAAAATTGAATTATTTTAAAGAATATAAAATAAATAACATTATTTGACTTTTAAAATAACGAATCATTCTAAAATGCCTAAAAAGAATAAAAAAATAAAATGTTGTTTAGAAAATAATCCATATTCATTTTATTTAAAGCTATTATTTAATGATCCTTTTACAAATACATTTTCAATAGAAGAATTAGATGAACTTGCATTAATAATGGAGTATGTTCCATTTATATCTAAAAGAATTTCAGAAAGAAAACGTCAGTATATAACAACTTTACGTAAAAAAATTTTTAAACTAAAAAAACAAGAGTTACAAGATGAAAAACAAGAATTACAAGATGAAAAATTGCAAGATGAAAAACATAGATCATTGGATATAGATCATGGTAAAAAAAGTATATAATAACTCTATAATTAAAATATCTATAATTTTAAAAAAACAAGATAGTTTGATTTTAGATTGTATTTGTAAGTTAATGAATGAAAGTTAAATAATTGAATATAAAATAAAATTAACTTATTTTGTATATAGAAATCATAATATAATAAATAGAAATAGTAATAGTAATATATGTGTTAATTATATAGTATCGTGTTATCATTTTCATGAATCAAATGGAGATCATTTTAGAAATGATAGAGATAAATTCAATAACTATAAACTAGCGTTAATTTATAGGCTTGCTAGAATTAAACAAAGTATTGATAAAAATGAAATTATAAATAGAAATAATATAAAAGCTATTTTAGTAATATTTGAAAAAATATCTAATATTAATCAAATTTATACAAAATAAAATAATTTTACACATATTAATTTAAAGCATAATATTTTAGAAATAATTATTAAAATTATATAATATATTTTTTATTATGAATAACAATATTAATAATGTTGATATTTGTTTTGGTTTAGCCTGGGGAGATGAAGCAAAAGGAAAAATAGTCGCACATCTAGCTAAAACAAAATTATATGATTTTATTTGTAGATGGGCAGGTGGTAGTAATGCTGGACACACTATTTATGTAGACGGAAAGAAATATGTGACTCATTTAATTCCTACTGGTGTATTTTATAATATACCTTCTATAATTGGTCCTGATTGTGTTATAAATGAGAATAAATTCGCAGAAGAACTTGTTTATTTACATTCACACGGATTTGATATTGATTTAATTAAAGTATCACCAAAATGCCACGTAGTCCTAGATAAACATATTAATGAAGATAAAGCGTCTTATGCTAATAAATTAGGTTCTACATCTCAAGGAATTGCGTTTTGCTATAGAGATAAATTTGGACGGACTGGTACTAGAGCAGAAGACGTTCCTTTTTTTAAAAAGTATTTATGGGACGAAAAATTACATGGCGATATATTATGCGAAGGAGCACAGGGTTTTTGGCTCGATATTAACTACGGTAATTATCCTTATATAACATCTAGCACAACTCTTCCTTATGGTGCGTGTTCTCTCGGGTTTTCACCTAAACTTATTCGTAATATTTATGGAGCATCAAAAATATATGACACGCGTTCTGGTGTTGACCCCCTTTTTCCACCTGAATTATTAGAAGACAATGAATTAAAACAAATCGCTACATTAGGTGAAGAATATGGTGCTACTACTGGAAGACCCCGTATTGTTAATTGGTTAAACCTAGATATGTTAGTTAAAGCAATTGCTATTTCTGGGACAACACACGTTATTGTTTCTAAAACAGATATTTTAGAACAGATAGGTGTATATAAATGTAAATACAAAGATAATATAATCACTTTTGATACATTAGAATTAATAAAGGAATATATTGATAATGTTATTATAGAAAATTGCCCCTTTGTAGAGAAAATAGTTTATTCTAATAATCCACATTCTGTTGATTTATAAATTTTTCTAGATATTTTTATTGTTTTTGCTGATTAAATAATTATTTATATTGTGCCACAAATATTTATTTACTCAATAAAAAACTTTTTTTCATTAATTAGTTAATTTAAATAATATTTCATTAATTAAATTATATTTATATTTATTGTTGTTTATTATTGTTTATTCTTGTTTATTTTTTAAATAATAAATAAGGAATTATGGATTATATAAAGGGTTCGCTTTATACATTTACTACAGATAGACAAATCGCATTTCACGATAAGAAATTAGGTATTTTTTATAAATTAATACAATGTGCGATTTTTTCTTTTATTTTATATGACCTTATTACGAAACAACTTTATTTTAAAACTGAAGTCCCATCTGGATATACAACAATGTGGGCTGAAGCAAATGAACTATATAATATTCAGAGAAATGCTACTCAAAAAAAACCAGACTATTGTGACAATAAAGACTATGATTATATTTATTCATTACCAAATTGGGATTATAGAAATAGTAGTTGTATAAATCTCCATTATAGCGAAATGTATGAAAAGGGTGAAAACGAATTTTTCTTTCAAACTTATTTTACTGAAAATAAAATTATATTACAAGATTGTGATCATTTTAATTATACAAATAGTGAATGTCAAATTATGGATAGACTAGATGGACAATGTTTCTGTCAAAATTATAAAAACTTTTATTCAATTGGTGTAGAAGGAATGCAATTAGCATTTAATCATTTATATTCTACTTCTTTTGAAAGTGGTAGTAATTTAATAACATCTTCTGAAGTAAGACCTATCAAAACGATTATTAATAATCATAATGAAACACAATCTCTAACATTTGAAAAAGGAGAAAATATAGTTATTAGTATAAAAGATTGGCTTGAATTAAGTGGTGTTAATTTAGAAGAATATAATAAAGATGTTAAAGTCAGTGTTACAGATGAAAATATTAAAAATAACACATATCCTATTTATAGAATAACTGGTTTAGAAATTATATTAAAAGTTAATTATTATAATATTGAAGATTTATCTAATTTTGAAGAAGCTGTTTGCATTATAGATGTAGTAACTAACAAGGGGTGGTCTAGTAAAGGTTCTAATATTAATTATATAAATTATCCTAATTTACTAGATGGTAAAGAAAATGAAAAAAATATTTATGTTGATAGATACAGATTTGGTATTAAATTTAAAATAATTGTTTCTGGACTTATGGGAAAATTTGACTTTTATATGTTAATTAACCATCTAGTGTCAGTTATTGTTTTAACTGGAACAGCTAGAAGCGTTGTCTCCTTTATTATTATGTATTTTCTAGGGAGAAAATCAACTCTTTTTAAAAAACATAGAGTTAAAAATGTTGAGTCAGATAAATTTAAATTAGAACAAATTAAAAAAAAACAATCAAAATTTATAATAAACAATAACAATAATATTAATAATGAAGATTGTGATATTATGGAATCACAAATAAGATATAGAGGTAATAAAAAGAAGAGTTGTAGTATGAGTGAAAGCAGTAGTAGTTCATCAAGTAGTGATTTATATGTTATAAGTAGTGATGATGAGAATAGTAATAATAATATAGATATAGGTATTGATATAAAACTAGATAAAAACAGATATAAAGAATTTGAAAAAGATTTCACTACATTGGATAAACAATTTTCAGAATTTAAATAATTTAAATTTCATATTTTTTATTGTGTATAATAATATAAATTATAGTTTTTTTTTTATATTTTGCTTTAAATCCTATTTTATTTCTTGTTTTTTTTTTAAATATGATTTTTTAAGAAGTTTTAGAGTGCATTATTAATTTACAATTTAAATATTAATTAAAATATTAATTAAAATATAGATATTGATTTTCATAAAACGAATATGGAAAGTGTTAGTCTGTCAAGTGATAAATCAGCTGATGATTTATATCCTAAATGGTATAATCAACGCATTCGTAATAATTATCAACATTTAATAGATTTGTTAGAAAAGAAAAAGTTTATTTATAATAGCGCTGGTGATTATTATCGTAAAATGAATTATTATTTCGTAATACCTTCTATTTTTATAACTACACTTTCCAGTATATTTGCTTTTCTTTCAACGTCAGATATAATAGGAACCAAACAACAAGATATATTTATAATATTAGTTGGTATATTTACTGCTTTTTCTACAATGATGCAATCAATTTCTAGTTCTGTTGGTTATGCTACACGAAAGGATATGTTTCTGGGTGCGGCTGATCAATATGATAAAAATATAATAAAAATTACATTTGAAATAAATAATCCTAGTGATGAAAATTTGATTAAAGTTATTGAAGAAGATATTAAAAAAATAGAGGAAAATTGTAAATATTTACCCCCTAATTGGATTATTTGTGAATGGGATAAAAAAATAAAAAAATTAAATGAATTAAAAGAACCAAATTATTTAAATTGGAAAGAAGTTGATAAAAATAATAATAGTCATAAAATTAAAAATATAAATATAGATACATTTAAAAATTTAAATAATGAAAAAGATAAATTACTTAATAATTAGTATGAATTAATTTAATTATAATGTTTTAAATATTATGTTTTAATATTTCTCTTTCATTTTCTTTTAATACTTCTGTTTTTGGAGATTTTTTAGATATTAAAAATAATGTTATCACAATTCCAAACATAACTAATGTAACTATAAAAAATTTAGACCAACTACCCTTTTTTTCCAATTCATTGCCATATATAAATTTAATAGGGATAAATGGGATTAATACACCAACAAATATATAAAAGCAAAATATAACAAAACCCTTGTTTGATTTATCAATTATATCATATTTTGTTACTATATTAGACGAATGTGTTCTATAAAGACCCATATCTATTTTTTTTACTAATTTACCGTGATTTTCATTTAAATATTGATTTTCTTCTATTTCTTTTTGTTCTTGTTCAATAGTTTCAAAATCTTCTTTATTATTACATTTAAGTTTAATATAATCATCATACGAATTTGTATTTTTTAAATAATCTTTACAATTACATAAAAATTTATTATCTGGTATAAAGCACGGTGGGTTATTATCTTCACTATATTTTTTAACAAAATCTGATAATTTTATTTTATTATCTTTAATATTACTTTCTAATACTCTAATATATATACCATCTTTGTCTAATTTTGGGTTTTTATCTTTATCTACTTTAATTGAATATGTATCAACATCTTTTTTATAACCATTTAATATCTCTAAAGCACTATGACTTCCCGATGTATCTGGTTTAAGTTTTAAATTACCTGTTTTTGTATCAATATCACAAGTATTCCAACGACCCGTTCTAGGTTTACATAGTTCTTTTTGTAATTCTGTAATTTTCTTTCCACTTGTTTCAGTAAATATTAATTTTTCTATTTCTCTATTATAAAATTTATTTAAAATGTCATCTTCTAAATGCCATACAGTGTCATCTGTTATATTAACTAATGGTTTAATTTCATATCTGTTATTTTTTTTATTTAAAAATGAATTTTCATTAAGTGAACCTAAAGTTAATAATCCAATCATAATAAGAACAAACAACATTTTACGGTCTAATCTATCGACAAGAGAAGAACCAACTTTCATTGTAGCACCTTCAATAACATTAAAATCGGCACTAATATTTGCGATTAAATAAACTATTCCAGCAATTGCGGTTGAAATTTTAATAACACTGCTTGATATAAGTAAATCAGGTTTAATATCACTACCCGCATAAGCCCATCTAAAACGTGTATCATTAGCATATGCTAAGAAAGTAATAAATGCGACAAATGACTGTAATACGTTATCAAAATTTTTAGTAACAAACCCTAATAAACTTCCGAAAATATTTGGTAATGTTGGAATAGTATTCTTAAGAACTTGTAAGTGCGGATTGAATACAGCAACTATAACACTTTGTATTGGTGCACTGATAAACATATCAAGAAAAACTGTTATGATAAATCTCCAAAAACTAGCTGTTGTCAATTTCCCAAAAATATACTTTAATTGAGCAGCAGTACCTTTAATTTTTATATCTTTAAAAGACCCTATCTCTTTTAAACTAAAACCATCATCAGTACCATAACCTTGGTCTCCCATAAATCCAATAACACTTGCCATAAAAAATCCATATAATAATAATAATGATGTTGATGATGCTCCAGAACCTTTTAATGTTGCTTGAACTAAACTACTCAACATTAGAATTATAGATATAATTGTTCCTCTATCTGATGTTCTTGTAATTTTTTCTTGGTCTGTAACATTAGGATACCATTCTGTTACTGTTTTATTTTTTTTTAATATTGATATATAAACTATACAAGCTATAGGTGCAGCGATTAATATTAATAATATTGTTAAATATCCAAAAAATTTATTACCTTTTTTTGTTGTTCTATTATTCATATTATTCATATTATTCGTATTTATATTAATATTAATTAATTTTTAAAAATATTATAATTTAATTTAATATTAAATATAAATTAAATATAAATTAGATATTAATTCAATAAATTAAAATTTAAATTGTAAAATAAAACTAAAAAAAGTTTTAAAAAGTTAAACACAAAATCAATAAATGATTTTATTTTAAATAGATTTCTCTATTTCTATCTATATTTTTAAACATAAGCATACATTTCTTAAAGAAATTAGTTAGAGTAAGCAAGACCACCCATACCACTCATAACTCGGAGAACATTGTAGTTAACAGCGTAAACATCAAAAGCATTCATACCTGCACTGAAAGATAATTGCGCGTTATCAATTCTAGAGAAATTGCAAGTTCCAGATGGTTGGTGTTCTTCTGGTTTAAGAGCAAAAGAGTAAACACCAATAGATCCATCAACAAAACCACCTTCACCAGTGTGGTGTTGCCAGACTTGAGCTGTGGTAAAATAAGTAAGTGGTCTTGGGGCAAATCTTTCGTGTCCATTAAGTTTTAAGGTCATTGTTGTTGCTAAAGAACCATCAAGAGCAGCAAAAACACCACTACCCCAAGCACCAGTTAAGACTAATTCTTTAACTGGATGGTTAAAGTTAAGAGTATGACTGGTTTGACTAGCTGCAACAGTATCATATTGAACTTGTTCAATAAGGTATTCGTGAGATACTTGAGCAAATCTACGTCTTTCATCAGTATCGAGGTAGATGTAATCACACCATAATTTGTGGTCATTATTTGCACCAGTAATAGTTCCCCATTCAATAATAACTTTAACTTCGTGGTATTGAAGAGCAATTAATGGAAGAGCAAGACCTGGGTTTCTGCAAAACCAGAATTGAAGTGGAGTGTAAACAACACGTGAAGCCATAGTAGGCATAGAAAAGAAAACAACGCTAGCATCTGTTGCGTTATCAGCAGCAACACAAGCGTTATTTTGAACTTTACCTTGACCCATACCACTCATAACTTGATAATTAGTACCAAAAGCTCTTCCTGTTTTGTTTTCAGTGAGTTCAGCCCAAGCTTCCATCCATTTACCGTAGTGTTTGTCGATACGTTGACCACCGATTTCAAGTTCGACTGAAGTAATATCTTGTGCGGATTCATTAACAGCAGAAGTTGAATGTAAAGTGTGTTGAAGGTACATTCTGTGAACTAAATCACCATTTCTGGAGATAGTTGCACTAGTTCTAGCATTATCGCCAACAGAACCATTGAAAGTTTGTTCGATAGCTTCCATCGAGAAATTAGTGTGTCTTCGGTAGACAACTTTGAAAAAAGTAATTTGTGGATTACCTGTAAGGTAAATATCTTGTGCGCCATAGGCGACTAATTGCATTAAACCTCCTCCCATTGTGAATAAAAATTAATTAATTGATTAAATAAAAGTTTACTAAAATATATTTATAATATAAGAAAAGAAAATAATTTTGAAAATAAACTAAAATTAAATTTAAATTAAAAAAAAACATATAAAATAAAATATACCCAGCAATTAAGTATAAAATATATACAATTTAATTTTATTAATTTAATTTAATTTATAAAGAAATAACTTTTGATATTTAATATTTAAGGATTATTTAAATTAAATTATTAAAAATAAAATATTTTATTATATTTAAGTTCATCAAAATTTATTAAATATTTATAAATATTTAATATTATTATTTGTTTGAATTTACATTTTTTATATTATATATTCTTTGTTTGATTTTATTTTTATTTTTATTAAAAGAAGTAATGACATTTAAAGATAAAACTAAAAACAGAAATCCATTTAATAAAAATAAAACAATAGATGCTCTACATAATGATGTATTGAAGGAATTTGAAAAAAATAAAAAAAATCTTAAAAATTATTATCATAATTTAGAATTACTGAATAAAAAAATAAATTTATTAAAGGAGGATATTAATAAAAATAAAGAAATATATAAAAATTTTCATTTACAAGAAAACTTATGGAGTTTAGAAGATGAAAAAACTATTATAGAAACTGAAATAAATAATATAGAAACCAGAAAAGAAGAAACTGATTATTTACTTGAGACTGGGGCTCTTCTTAATCACTACTATAAAATTAAAGATAACGAATATGAAACTAAAAAATATGATAAAATATCTAAAAAAACAAAAAAACAAAAAAGTAATATTAAAAATGATGTTTTACATTGGTTAGAAAAAGTTGACGATAAAGAATATAATATTAGAACTGGAAAACAAATATTAAAACTAAAAAAATCGAGCACCGATACTTTAAATCAAAGTATTAATAACAATATTAAAAATGAAAACGAAACTGACAATTTAAAACCAAACAATATTTATGAGCTAATGACTAAAAAAGAATTACATAAAACATATATAAAAATAATTAATAATGAATATGTTGATAATAATACTATAACTATAAATTCCGATATATGTGAATATTGTAATACCGATATGCTTCTTAATCAAAATAGTGGTGTACTTATTTGTTCTAATTGTGGTATTCAAGAACAAGTTATATTAGACTCTGATAAACCTTCTTATAAAGACCCCCCAAAAGAAATGACATCTTTTTGTTATAAAAGAATTAATCATCTTAATGAATTTCTCGCACAATTTCAAGCAAAAGAAACAACTGAAATACCAGATGATTTATATAATGAAATTTTGGTTGAAATTAAGAAAGAACGTATTAGAAATATGGCACAAATTACACCTGAAAAAATGCGTATTATATTGCGCAAGATTAAGAGAAATGACTATTATGAACATATTCCTTATATAATTAATCAACTTAATGGACTTCCTCCACCAATTATTAGTGCTGAAGTTGAAGAAATAATTAGAAATATGTTTAAAGAAATACAAATTCCTTTTGAAGAATTAAGACCTACTGTTGTTCCAAAAAGAAAAAACTTTTTATCTTATAATTATGTTATGTATAAATTTTTTGAATTATTGGAGCTAGATGAATATTTACAATGTTTCCAATTACTTAAATCTCGCAACAAACTTCATCAACAAGATATTATTTGGAAACATATTTGTAGAGCTCTTAACTGGCAGTATATACCTAGTTTATAATATTATTGGTAATATTATAATCGTTATTAAAATCTAGTAATTCATAGTATTCGTTTCTTATAACTAACTTACCATATTGATTATGGAATATTATATTTTCTACATTTATTTTGATATGATGTTTTTCTTTTTTAAAATTAATTGGATATATAAGTTTTCTCTTAACATCTTCAACATTCATTTTTATAATATTTTTATATGTTTATTCTAGTTGTTCGTAATATGTTAATTTGTTTGCAAATGCCTAAATATTTCAATTTTATTATATTTTTAATATTTTTAAAAATAAAATTGATTTTTAAAGAAGTTTAAAACATATTATTCATAACAATTATTATAATATAAATATTTAAAAAACGTTAATCTCTTAATAAAATACATTGATTATTATTGCTATGGTACATTATTTTATACATTATGATAAAGGAAATGAACATGTAGATAAAAAACATAAATTAATGTTTGTTAAAATAACAAATACTACTTCACAACATATAAAGAAAGATGAACACATCTCTGATGATTATATTAATATTAATAATGGATATATGGAATATGAAGTAAATACTAGAAAAGAACTTGAATATTTAAATGCTCATAATTCTATACCACAAGAAAAAGTAGATGATTATAAGACATTTTTAGATAAACATTTAATAGACCAAAAACCAAATAATTATACAATTAATTATTTATATTTTGATAAATATAATAAAATATTAAAATCAGTTATTAAATATAATTTATCAAATAATAAGGGTTTATATTTTGGAAATAAAAAAATAAATGATTTGTTAATAAAAATTAATAATAATACACCATCTGATATAAATCATAAAAAATTATTCTCACATGAAGATTGTAAACTTCTTTATAATTTCTTTGACTTTTTATATTTTAAATTTGATAACTATGATTTATATAAAATAGATAAATGTCTAACATTAAGTCAATTTCAAAGAAAATATTATGAAATAAGTAGTATTATGACTGTTCGAGAACTATGTGATAATATTAATTATAAGTTTAAAACTTATATGGAAAAATTGGAGAAAAAAGATAAAACTTCTTTACTAAAATTTGATAAATTATATTATTCTTCTATTCAAAGACATTTTTATATTTATAACTATGAAAATTCAGAACAAAAAATATCAGAATATATTTCATATCATAATCCAACACTATACAAAGAAACATTGAATTTCATAAGTAATTTTGATTTTGATAAAGCAACACCAGAAGAAGTATCTAGTTTTATTAATAATAATTATTATAATTCAAAATATAATAATACTTATAGATTTGAAAAGGATTATTTACCTAAATTTAATTTTGATCCAAATAATGATGTAATTACACTTTACAATCTTAATAATAATTACAATAATAAAATAAATTCATTTATTAATAATTACATATTTTCACAAAATACTGAGGGTATTTTCAAATTCAAGGTTGATACAGATTTTAATTATACAGATTATATAACTAGAATAAGATATGGTCAACAAAAAAAATATGTAACTCTCGTAATGAAATTTGATATTTATATACATAAAGATATATTTCAATCTTTATTTCAAAATAAATATATTGGAAATTTAAATTTAGATTATATCAATTGTAATATCCAATATGAAAATGAAACTAATATTATTTTACAAAAAATAAAAGATAATAGTAAAGATAAAGATATTATTTGTATCGAATGGATTAATTATTTATTTAATAATAAATATAATGGAACTAATTATGTAGGAACTAAATTTAATATTACTAAAGATACTTTTAAATTTAATTCTGGATCATATAATTTAATTAAAAGAGATGATTTATTTAAACTTGTTGATACTATTGATAATAATACAGATACTATTTTAGGAAAAGATATTAAAATAATTAAATTTAATGAAAATTATGATAAATTATGTTTAATTAAAGAATTAAAAACAAATCCATTTGAGTATCAAAAACAAAATGTTTTTTGGATGAATAACATAGAAAGTGATATTGATATAAATAATTTTAATATTAAATTCTTATGTAATACAAATTTTAATTATATAAATGATATTTCTAGTGAAAAACAATATATTTATAAATCATTTAACGATATAATGTATAAAAATATGTATTATAATAGCAATGGTAATGTTTATTATAATAGTAATGGGTATATTACAGAATTGACAGAAGAAGTAAAGGAAAAATACTCTCGTACATTAAAATTATGTGGTGGTATTTTAACTGACGAAGTTGGATTAGGTAAAACCCTATCTACTATTTTAAATATTGTATATTCGTTTGAAAAAGATTTACAGAAAGTTAAAGAAGATAAAACATCATTTGATGCGAACAATATTATTATTTGCCCAAATCGTTTAGTAGCTCAATGGTATAGTGAAATTAAAAAATATGTTTCACCAATGTTATTTAAAAAATTAAATATATCTAAAATAACAACTATAACAGATATTAAACAGAAATTATATGATATTAAATCAAATAAACATTCTATTTATATAATTTCATCTAATCTAGTAAATAATACTAATTATTTGAATTATTTAATTGAAGATGAATATGATACAGCAAAATATATGAAACATATTAAATCACTTGATATAGAACATAAAAAACCCTATCATACTAAAATGATTGATGATTCCAAAGTTTTAAAAGCAATTTTAAAGAAAATACCTACTACTCTTGCTGGTGATGACAAAACAATAATAGATGAATTAACAGAATTTAAATTTGATGATAAAAAAAAATTCAATATTTTCACTCTTAAATGGAATCGTATAATTTTGGATGAAGCACACGAAGTTTTGAATACAAATATTTATATTAATTCAAAATATACAAATGTTAGTAATATTTATTATAGCAAAAGATGTGAAATATCATATAATATTAGTAAGGGAGATAGGTTTAAATTTGTTCAACTTAGTAGATTATATAGCAATTATAAATGGTGTTTAACAGCAACTCCCTTTACTAATGATGTTAGTAATCTTTATTGTTATATTAATTTCCTTAATAATGATTATATTGAAAATATTAATAAAGATATGAAAAAATTTAATTCTATGACTCGTGATGAAAAATACTGTTATTTCCACAAATCAGAATTAGAAAATCCAAATGGTAATTGTATCCGTTATAATAGTATCGAAAACGCTTTACTTAATCTTTTCGATAATCAAATTAGAACGTTTTTTAATACAAATATTAGAAGAACTACTAAAGCAGACATTAAAGGAGTTGTTGATATTCCTATTTTTACAGAAGATATTACTATTTTGAAACAAAATAATGTAGAACGTAATATTTATTTAGAAGCATTACGTTCTAATGATGTTAAGAGACTTCTACAATTATGTACTCACGTTATGGTATCTGATGTTGATGTTATGTCTAGAGATTTTGGAACTTCTATATTGAGTCTTGATAATATTAAAACTCTTATGGTAAAAAAATATAAAAAGAATATGAAAGAAGCGTTAGATGAGATTAGGAAGAAAGAAATTGAACAGACTAATTGTGAATTTTTAATTAGTAAACTAAAACCTCTTAAAGATAAATTAAATAAATCTATTGTAGATGATCCACTATCTATTGAACCACATTTAATAACAGAAATTGATAAATTTTGTAGTTCTGGTAGAGAACATAGTATGTATGGAAACTCATATGTATATTCTAGATATTCTTATTATCATGAAGCAATTAAAACAATTAAAAGTGTATTTTTACAAAAAGAAGCATTAGACAAATATACTTTAAATTTAAAAGAATTAGAAGAAACAATGAAAATTATTGATTTTCCAAAAGAATTCAGTAATGATATTTGTAAAAAATATATTATTTGGAAAATATACACTAATAAGTTAAATAATGAACAAAGTCAAATTACTCGAAATAAAGAAAGTCTCATTAAATTGAAAAATGATATTCGACGTTTAGAAAATCAAATTAAGATTTTTGAAAGCAATGAATTTATATCAGAAGCAGTTAAAGACCCTTGTAGTATTTGCTTTATGGAATATGATAGTGAAATCGCAATTACTAGTTGTAGACATATGATGTGTGGCGATTGTATTAAAATGTTATTTAATCGTAACCAAAGTGTACCTTGTCCATTTTGTAGAACACAAATTAACAAGAAAGATGTAAATTTCACACACTATGATAAAGTTAAAGCAGGTATTGAAGATAAAGTTGAAGAAGTAAAAGAAGAAAAGAAAATACAGAAATCTAAAGTAGAACTTGACAATGAAGAAAAAATTCAAAAATATGGAACAAAGTTGTCCTATTTACTTAACTATATTGGTGAATTATTTAAATGTGATGATAATAAAATCATTATTTTTAGTCAATATGATAATATGCTTAAACTCATTGGTAAAGTCCTAGATGACTTCAAAATCAAAAATATCTTTGTTAAAGGGAATATTACAAGTGTTAGTAAGAAAATTGATAAATTCAAAACAGACCCATCATACCGAATTATTATGCTTTCAAGTGAAAGATGTAGTAGTGGTAGTAATTTAACGGAAGCATCACATATTATATTTGCGGATGTTGTTAATGGAACACCAGAACACACAAAAGACATAGAAAGTCAAGCCATTGGTAGAGCAGTTCGTATTGGACAGAAAAAACCAGTTGTAGTTAAACGACTTATAATGAAAGACACTATTGAAGAAGAGTTTTACAATAAAAACAAATATGATATGACTGATTTGATGTTGTGATACAATATTGTGATATAATTCAATAATATTAATATATTTCAAATTATAAAGAACCTAAATGTTTAAATAAAGCAGTTAATATGCGTTTTGTTTGTGCGACTCTTAAATCTAATGGTTGAGCGTCATTAATACCAGTTATTTCAACTAAATTATAATTAATATTTTTTTTATTACAATAATCTCTCAATGTATATGGGATATCATAACTTTTATCATCTAAATATGCGAATTTTTTATCTGGATTTGATATTGTTTTATTAATATCATTTACTAAATAATTTGCTATATTTATTGAATAATCGTTTAATGATGCTGATATTGTTGAACCCATTGATTTATTTAAAAAGTTCTTTTCACTTACATAAAATCGGTATGCCTCATGGAAATCAATTACAAAATCACTTTTATCTACTATATTAGTTATTGTATTAATTAGGTCATTATTTTTCTTTCCAAAATTTCTATTTATATCATATTTAAAAATAATATTTGATTTACCAGGAAGATATCTATTTTTCATTTTTAATCCTTCTTCGTTAACTCTGGGTATGAAAAACATATTACCATTTTTGAAATTATTTTCTTTAATGAATGCCTCACAACCTATTGGGGGAGCATATTCATTGCCATGAACCCCGCAAATAACAGTTATAATAGGATATTCTGATTTTTTAATGTTAATAACTTGTGGTGTTTTATTTGTAAATGCGTCTAATTGTAAATTAAAATACTGTTTTTTTGCGATTATCAACGTGATTAAGAGGACTACGATAAATACTAAAATATAATCCTTATGTAATTTAATGTTGTTTTTATGATTCATTTTGATTTAAATGTGTTTCTTCTGTTTATAGTAGTGTTAGAAAATAATAATAATGTTATACAATGTTATCTAACATTATAGAATTAAAATAAGATTTATGAAAAAATAGGAAAAATGTTAAAAAATAATTAATCAATTTATTTTAAACAAGTTTGTTTAGAATTCCAACTTTGAACTCTACTTTCAATAAAATTATCTTCATAATATTCGTTATTGAAATCATTTATATTATTATTATTAAATTGTAATTCGTTAATTATTGTTTCATCTAACATTCTTATGTATAAATATCCTTTATCTCCTATAAGCGTACCCCAAGAATTTTTAACTATCCAATAATCACCTTCAGGTATTTCATAATTATTTATATTATTATTATCATTATCAAATTTAATCCAACCTATTACATGCATTGCATGACCACCATCTGTAGGAAATTTTATCATTTCAGTATTATAAGGAGGTGTATAATATGGTATTGATATATTACCCTCACTAAAATAATCTTTTTTAAATATTTCTATCGCACCTACAAATCCACCAAATTTTACTATTAACATTTTTAAATATTCATATCTATCTTTATATGTTTTTACATCATATGGTTGAGAATTATAATCATAATATAATTTTTCTACTTGGTATCTATTATTTTTTTTACATTCTGGATTACATTCATTATATGTGTATTTAATAAAATCATTACCATTAAAATCAATTTCTATAAAATTTTGATTATTATTATTAAGTATTGTATCTGTATAATAATATTCTTGTGTTTTTATGTTTTTAATTACATAAAATATACTATATTTAATTTTTTTACTTGCAAAAGAATTTACAGATTTATTGATATTTTCAATAATATTAAATATTAATTTATTTTCATTTGTTTTACTTTTAATATCATTAATAATTAAATAATTTTTGTTATTTATATATGTATAATAGTTACTTATAAAATATGTAATCCATAAATTATTAATATCCCCATCTGTATTAATCTTAATTAATAATTCACAATTACTTATATCATCTATAGATTGATTTCTAATTATTTTTGATGTATTATCACCCTCTATTTTACATATAGTTAGTGGTTCTATATATATATCATCTATGAGTATTCTTACTTTTTCAATTAATTCATTTCCTTCTAAAATAGTATCATCTATTTTATCAACTTCCGTCTGTACATTTGTTAATGAAAGAGAAATATCATTTTCCAAATCAACTAAATTATTTATTTTTATACTATCTACATTATCTATACTATTTATACTATCTACATTATCTATACTATTTATACTATCTATATTATTTATCATATTTAACGCTTTCTTAGCATCTTCTAATGATTTTGCTTTGTTTGCTTTATCTAATGCTCTTTTTACGTTTTCTAATTCCTTTTCAATTTCCAAACGTATAGGATTTTCTGGAGATATAATATAATTTGTGCTTGATATAATATCTTCTACGTTTGAAACAACTTCTTCTTCTCTTATTACTATATTTTCTGTTATATTTTTAATTTCTTCAATTATATTTACTATTTCATTTTGTTTTGCTATTATATTATTTTCGTTTTGTAAATTTGTTTCTAAATCATTTTCTATGTTTTGTTGTTTTTCTTCTATTGATTTTAATTCTTCTTCTATTTTTTTTCCTTCTGGTAATACTTTTTCTAATTGTTCTAATAATGTATTAGCATCATCTTTTATTTCATCAGTATCTGATATAACTTTAGTAAAAATTTCATATATATTTTGTATTATCAAATTATAATCATAAATTTTTGATATAATATTTTTTATTTCTGCCTTTTCTAATAGTTTATCTTTATCTTTATCATTAGCGTTTTCAGCATCTTTTTTTGCTTTTTCTGCTTTATCTTTTGCGTTTTCTGCTTTATCTTTTGCGTTTTCTGTGTTTGTTTTTACTTCATTTAACTTGGATTGTTGTTGATTTTGTTTATGTTCTATTTCAGTTAAAATATCTATAAAATTATTAATATTTCTACTTTCTATATCTAAATTATTTGCGTTTATATAATCAGTAAAGTTTCTATTTTTAAATCCATGGAACATATATAATATAAATAAAGAGAAGCATAATATTATAAATGAAAATATGTTTTCGTGTATTGTATATTTATAATTAGTATTAAAATATTTATAAAGATTTGCTGATATATTTATTATATTAATAAATGATATTGTTATTAAAACAGCCATATATACATAAATAAACATATCTTCCATATTATATACTTTTTTAACTATAAATTTTCTAAATCTATTTCTAAGATTTTTATTTAATAATACAATAAATAATGTAATAGATGTTAATGAAAAGAATATATTTATTAATGTAATAAATTTCTTGAAATTATTAAAATCTGTGTAATAGGTTGTATATAATGAAAAAAATACCATTATAATAGCAAATACAGATATAAATATTATTAATTTTGTTTTAGTAGTTATTTTATTACTAATATTATTGTTTGTATTATTATTGTTAGTGTTTGTATTATTATTGTTAGTATTTGTAAAATTTTCATTACCATTTTTATTATTATTTAATTCTATATCTCTAAATTTTAAAAATTCATCTAAAGTATATGCGGAACTATATTTATAGTAGTTACATACATTTTCTACCAATAATTTATTTTCCCTTAATAAATAATGATAATCTGTATACCACGAACCATCTTCACAGATATCTTTAAATTGTTTTTTTTCTATATCATCCATCATTTGTTGAATGCTAACATAACATTGTTCTTTTTTATCACAATCATCTCTATTAACATTAGTTAAACCATATCTTTTATTAATACAATCACTTATTTGACTAGCAGTTGAAAACACAAGACAAGAACCACAACTCATTTGATTTCTTACAGGAGATACATATGAGTTTTCCCTTCTGGGGTCATATATATCTTTTTTTATATCATCATTTTGAGTTTTTGTTAAAGTAGTTTTTAATTTATCTCTACTGTCTTGAAATCTATCTTTAATTATATTTGTATTTTTAAATTCACTTATATTTGGTACGAATTTATCCAATGGTATTAAAACGGTATCTAAAAATTCTGATGTTATACTATCTCTATTTAAAAAGTATAGTAGAAATGTTGTTGCTATAACACCTATTTGTAATAATAATAAAAACACACTAACATCTTTACTAATATTTTGATAGGGGTTTGTTTTTATTGATTTTTTTGATTTTCCTCCAAAAAGTTTTGATTTTGGTCTTTTTTTTTTTGGTTTAATAGATTTTTTTTTTTTATTTGAGGTTTTAACCATATTGATTAAATTACAACTATATATTTATTATATATTTTATTTTTTTGTTTTGTTATAATATTAATATTATTATATTTTTATATAATATTATTTGAATTAAAAACAGTATTTCATTTAAATATAATTAAATGTTTCATCTTACTAGACATCTGTTAAAGTCCCTTAAGTATAAACCAGGGTTTTACAAAAATAAAACAACTGACGCCATTGTTATTGGAGGAGGTGTTATAGGATGTTCAACTGCTCTTGAATTATCTAGAAAAGGTTTTTCTGTTAATGTAATTGATAGTAATTCTAATGCTGGTTATGGTAGTACATCTTATTCTAGTGGTATTTGTAGAATGTATTATTCTGTAGTGGATTCAGTTAAATTCTCATGGGAAGGTTATAATGTTTGGAAAAACTGGCCTGATTATTTACAATTAAAAAATATTCCAGATGATTACAATTATCCTTATTTAAAAGAATGTGGTGTTTTAATACCTAATACTCCGAATTCTGGTTTGTTTCTTGAAAAAACAAGTAAGTGTTTAGATGAAGTTAATATTCCATATTCTTTTATTAAATCAGATGATGCTGATAAAATGTTTAATCATAGTATTGATTTTTATACTAGATATAATCCTGCTACATTAAATGACGATAACTTTGGTAGTCCAATTGAAGGAGAATCTGTTGATAATGTTTTTTATATGAAAAATGCTGGATTTGTAAATGACCCTCTTCAAACCACCATTAATTTAAAAGATGCCGCACAACAAAACGGGTGTAGCTTTACATTTAATAAAAAAGTAGTTCGTGTTTTACAAAAAAATGGTAGTGTTGAAGGTGTTAAATTGAATTCTGGAGAAATTTTACATTCACCTATAGTCATAAATGCTACTGGACCAGAATCCTCTAAAATAACTAAAATGGTTTATGAAGACCCTAATTGTGAAAGTGAAAATGATATGAATTTAACAACAAGACCTTTAAGACAAGAAATCGCACACGTTACTGTTCCAGACTATTTTAATTTTAAAAACAATAGTAAAATAATAATAGATTTTGATAATGGTATGTATATCAGACCAGATATCGGTAATCAAATCATTATTGGTAGTAATGAACCACCCTGTGATGAATTAGACTGGGTTGACGATGCAGGAATAATTGATAGTCAATTCACAGACCAATGGACCGCACACGTATACCGAGCCGCTTTACGAATGCACGAACTCCCCATTCCTTCTTCTACTGCTACTAGAGGAATTGTTTCCTCTTATGATGTAACAGAAGATTGGACCCCTATTTACGATAAAAGTAATATTGGCGGATATTATATGGCCATTGGAACATCTGGTAATCAATTTAAAAATGTTGGTGTTGTTGGTGGATTAATGGCCGAACTTATTGAAAGAAATGAAAATGGTTCTTTTAATGAAATAATGGGATTTGATTATGAGTTAAAACTTACTGGTAATACTATAAATTCATCTTTCTTTTCTAGATTAAGAAAACCATTAGATACAAGTATTTCTGTTTTAGGATAAAAAAAATTTAATTTAATTATATAATTATTGTATTATTTAGTTAAATTTTAAATTTATCAATACATTTTATAAAATAATAATATTCCTTTCCACAATTAGAAATATATCTTTTTTTTTCAATACATTCCCATAATTTATTATTGAGTATTTTACATTTATCTATTTGATTTTGGTTTTTTTTAAAGTTTTTATATTCAGACATTTAATTAAATTGTATAAGTATATTTATATTTTTAAGTTTTATATATATAGTTATTAGTTTTTATTTTTTAAATAATTTAAATTTAGATATATTACCCAGATGATAACCAAGCATATTAAATATTAAATCAAATACTTTATTAAATATGTTTTTATCAGCCCAATATTTATAAGAAATCTGCCAATTTTTAATTAAATATTCTTTTGTATAATTAATATTAGCTAGTACATATTCAAAAATTTCCCATAATATACCTAGAATGAATATTAGTACATATTTATTTTTAAAATATAATCCATAAATAAAATAATAGATTAAGTGAAAAATAGAATAAATATCTAATATTTGATACATTTTATATTAATAAATAGTAATATTTTTTATAAACTAATTATTTATTTATTATTTATAATTTATAATTATATTAAATTATGTATATTTTTGGTTTTTTTTTTCATATTTTTTTTGTTTAAAATAAAAAAATTGAAATTTTTTTTATAAATATGATAAATCAGAGAAGCAAACTCTATAAAGCTAAATGTTTGTGTAGGAAAGTGTTACTCTAGTAGTATAAAACCCTTTCTGAGTCTTTAAGCGCGAGCTTTAACACCGACGATCAAAATAATTAATAATTTTTTTATTTTTTTTAAAAAATATAATTAATTAATAAACCATTTATTATTATTTTTTTTATATAATAATTTTAAATTATCTGTATCATCTATATCTAAAATGGATGTATCCCATATACAACCACTGTCTATATCAATAGTATCATAAAATCCATATTTTTTAATAAATGTTGAATAATATTCTTTATAATATATATCATAATAATAATCCCAGTTGTCATCTACTTGTCTTTGAGATAATTTCTGTGTTTTATTAAATTTCTTTATAATATAGTCTTTCATAGAAAGAATTTTTTTGCTTTTTCTATGTTTGATATATCAATATAAGGTTTAAACTCTATACCTTTAAAATCCTTGGATACTGAACGCCAATTTATATTATGATATGATTGTGAGTTTTTTTATTCATATTTTTCTATAAATAAATCTAGTTGTTTTATTGTTTTTATTTGTAATATTTTAGATTTTGAAGTATCATTTATATTAGATGCTACATCTGATTTTTTGATTTTTATTTTATATATATAACAACATATATTTTGTTTTTGTTTATCTGTATGTATATCGTGAGTTATCCATTTATTTGTTGAATACCATAATCCTTTTGGCTTTTTTGTTCTTGATTTTTGTTTTATTTTTTGTAATTTGTTTATTTTTGTGTTAGATAAATGATAATTTCCATGTTGTAATTCTCTTTCTATTTTTTTAAAAGATATTGGTTTAGACATTATTTATATATATATATATTTATTTATAATTATAATATAAAATTGAATTATGTATATGTATATGTATATGTATATATATATGTATATTAAATTGTGTAAATAACATTACATCCTAAACTATGTATGATTTTCAAGAAATACAAAATACAACAAATACTACATATATTAACAAAACTATAGATGATAATGATAAAGATGATTATCAAAAACAATCGTATGTATTTATGATTGCATTTTTACCTTTATATTTTGTGGGATTATTTTTCATAGTTATATTTTATATAGAATGTATATATTTTCCAATTAAAAAAATAATAATTAATTGTAAATACAAATGTATGACATATTGTGAAAAAAAAATACCAACACTAATTGATAATAATGGATTCACTGAACATTTTATTGAGAAGTTAAAAAAAAACAAACAACTAAAAAATGGGAATATTTACACACCAATCATGTGTGCTATTTGTATTCTAGATATTACTAAAGAAGAATACTATTCAAATGATTCTATAGAACTTGATTGTCATCATTCTTATCATAAAGATTGTGTAACTCAATGGATATTAAATCAATCATTGAAAAACAATATACCAAATTGTCCACTATGTAGAACAAACGTTATTAATAAAAATGATATTTCCCGTGTAGTTATTAATGTAGATTATGATAGCGATAGTAGTGACACTAGTACTAGAACAACATTAAGTGATTATTAAAAAGCACACATTTAAAAACTATAAAATAATAGTAATATTTTAATTAAACAATTTAAAATTGATTTATTTTTATATATTTATATAATTACATATAATGTATCAAGATACTGATACTGATATAATTAATTATGATTCTAATATTAACATTTCATATTTAAATGATACACATATAATCCCAATAATACCTGAACAAGAAGAAAAAATACCTGAACAAGAAGAAAAAATAACTAAAAGAAAAAGACCATATAAAACTTCAAAAGATACTAAAAATAGAACACTCTGTAAATATGATAACACTGGTATATTAAATGAAACTCATAGATTAACCAGAGGTAGAGCTAGAGCAAAACAATTAAATACAATGACTAACGAAGAAAAAAGAGCAGAAAGAAAAGCTATACTGGAAAGAAATAGAATTGCCTCTCAAGAATTTAGAAAACGAAGAAAAATTTATATTCAAAATTTAAAATGTAAAGTTCAGACCTTTATTATTAAATGTGAGGAACAAGATAAAGAAATTATTAATCTCAATAAAGAAGTATCTAAATTAAAAAAACTATTAAATTATTAAATTATTAAATTATGAATACATAATTAAATAGATATAGAAAATAATAGTAAAATTGATTTTTTATTTAATATGTATATTATTTAAAAAATGGATGTAGAAATACCATATCTTGAAATTATTTCAGATTATATGTTATCTCCACATGAATTAAAAATTAAACAAAATTATGAAAAAATATTAAATATAATTTATAGTAATCCAATATTCAATTATAAAATATATTCTACACCAGAAGTTATAAATATTGCTACTGTTTTAATATCTTATCCTGAATTAATTATTTATATAGAAGAATATGTAAATAAAGAAACTAATAGTATGAATATGAATATGAATATTAGTATTAAAAAAAATACAAATATAGGAAAAAAGAGAAAATCTAAACAATATGTTCCTTTGGAAAAACAAGATTCTAAATATATTAAACAAAGAAGACTTAATACTGAATCAGTAAAAAAGAACACGTGCTAGAAAAAGAGAACAAAAAATGAATTTATAAATTTATTTGATTACTATTATATTAAATATAGAATTATAATTAAATTATGTATATAAATAACTTTTTTTTTATTTTTTTTTTTTTAATAATGTAATTTGTCGATCGTTTCTTTCTATTTTTTTTTTTAATATTTCTAATTCTGTTTTTAAACTTAAATTTACTTTTTTTAAAACTATATTGTCTTCTTCTAATTTTTTATATTTTGCTATACGTTTCAATCTAGCTTTATTAGCATATCTTCTATTTGCTTTTTTCTTTTTCTCTTTCTCTTTTTCTCGTTCTTCATATTCTTTTTGATTTAATTCTATAAAAGAATTATATTCTTTATTAATTTCATCTTCTATTGATAATAAAATATTTTCATCCATTATTGAATTTATATAGATATTTACATTATAATGATATATTTCAATTTTAAAAAATATATAATGACCAGATAACTAAATAAGTATATCGCTAACTACACCATCTATGTCAAATTCAAGAATCTCTTTTAGTATATGTTTATTCTTACAAGTATAACAAAAAACTTTTATATTATGTTCTTTACAATATTTTATTGTTTTTTCATCTAGCATAGTCCAATGAAAAATTAAATATTCGATGCTGTTTGTTAAATTTTTTAAATCTTTTATGTCAAATATATTTTCTGTAATAAATCCCTTTTTAATATATTTTGGGTGAGTATTTGTGTAGTTATTTTCATTATTATATAAAGTAATCGCGTCTATATGTTTTTTGTTAAAACTACACAAAATTATATTATCAAGATTTTCATATGAACTCTCTAATTTTTCTATTAAAGGTTTAATAATATTATTATTATTATTCCCTTTGATATCTAGGTAAAGTTGTGTGTTTGAGTTTGTTGTAAAATCTATATGATTTATAATATCATCTAATGTTATAATATTATGTTTAATAGCTTTTAATTCTTGATAAGTGAGATTTTCTATTTTAAAATACTGTTGATTGTGATTAATATAGGTATCGTGATATACAACAATATCATTTGATTTACATAATTGAACATCTATTTCTATCATATCAAATCCTTTATTTACAGCATTATAACACGCGGAAAGTGTGTTTTCTGTATATTTACAAGATGCTGAATATCCACGATGAGCTATTTTTAATATGTTATTTAACATATTTAATTATTATTAAGATAAAAATTAAAATATTAAAAATATATATTTTAATCATATTTAATTTCATTGTTCATATATGAACCATAATTTAATGTTACTCTTTGTGCAAAATAGATAGCATTAAATACTGTAAAGAATTGTCCAATAAAATAAAGAGATAGTGATATATTTATATGTCCGTTCATATAACCATGATTCATAATTGCTGATGAATATATGATACCAGGTAATCTAATCCAATTATTCAAATATACATTAATGTGTTTTTCTGTCATTTTATTTATTTTTTTAATTTTATAAAGAAATAGAAGAAGATAATCAATACCTCCTGGTAATCCACATAGGAAAAAAGTACCACAATTCCAAAGTGGTATATGATAATAATAAACACCTATGAAAGTCATAAACCAACTACTTATTAAATGATGTAACCAATCTATAATTGTAAGGGTTTTATAATCACGAACTATATGAAAAGTATGTAATCCTGCAGTTAATCCTAATGCGGATGAATCAAACTTTGTATTATCATAACATTCTGGTTGGGAAGTAAAACATATTTTCAAATCGTTAAATGTGAGATATATTACCATCATATTACAGATAAAATGTAATAAATACCAAATTGTCGTTTTTTCCATATTCATTTGGGTTTTAAGTGCGTAATTTGATGTTATACAAAAACCGAGAAAAAGGGTCGCATATTCAAAAAACATTTTTAATTATACATTGTTATTGTTAATGTTAATACTATTTAAATTAAATAATAGAGAAAATTTTTAAAATTGATTTTAATTCACAATACATTACATTAATAAAACAACTATGAAACATAAAAAAGTAAGTCTCGAGGATTTTAAGAAATTATCTCTCATAAATAGTGATATTGTTAAATGTATTATAGATGACGTTGAACTAGATAGTAATAAAGCCACTGATGTTTTTAGACATATGGCCTCTAAAACTGTGTCGGGTGATATTAAACAAGTAATAAATGTGAATAAAATTAAAAATATGCGGACTAATATTCCTAGTAAAAGAATGAATTTTGTTGATAAAAACGGTACTAATATGTCAATGAACAGAGTTGGTATTAAAGAACTACTAGACGCTACTATTCATCTAGTTAAATTAAATAAAAGCAGTTTTAAAATAGAAATCAAAATAAACAAAAATGAAACTATAGCGTTTAGTATTTAGATATATGGTTTTGCTGAATTTGTATTGTTGTATTGGGTTTATAATATATATTTTTTTATAGTAAAACACGTGTATTTTTTGCTCAATATGGCGTATTTTGGTCTATTTTGGTGATTTTGAACAAAAATCGAAAAAATTGAAATTTAATTTGTTTATGATGTAAGGACTATCTACTCATCAACATCTTACACAATGCAATCTTACCTTTATATTCCTCCAAAGGATAAATGGTTCAAGTCAGTAGATAACTTTGACCCTAGGAAAGGAGGAACAATTGTTTCAAAAGTGGGAGAACGAACATCATTCGAATTTCCTCCAGATTTCATTGAAACACAAAATTATCCAAGGGATTCTAGATACTTTCTAGTAATGGAAGCATTAGAGGATGAACAGAATCCTCGCATTGCAGGTAATTGTCAAATCTCTGTGTTGCTTTCAATTAGAGTGATTCGTGTCTCTAATATGAGAGAGACTGCGCTGTCGGGATTGTATATCAAAGGGGATGAATATGAGGAGATTATTACGGATTTCCAGAAGCCAGTTAAAGTCACAGCATGTCACTGTTTGAAAGGTGGATTGTCTCGCTTCGCGAATATCTATAAAAGACCTTGTAAAAATGAGATGTTTACTAAATGTGATAAACCGGTTGCTTTGTATAAGAGTAATGAAAAGAAGCAAGCATCTTTTAACATCAATTCCTCCGGTGATTATGTGTGTTTATATTTATATGAACCAATTGAAAACATAAAAAGAGATGTTTGGTCCCCAGAGGGTTTAGCGAGCATTTCTGCGGTCGCCATTTTGGGGTACATTTATAATGTTCTCTATTGATTATAGTTTTGCTGTGGGACAGGACGAAGGTCATTAACACTATCCCCCAACAATTTGGTGGGGATTGTTCAAATAAACCCCACCAAATCAAAAAAAAAACAACACGTTGCTCTACATCCAGTATTGTGACAACTCATCCCTCATTACGGACGAGTGTTAAACCCATTTTTTTTTTTGAAAAAATCAATCACTATAATAAATAGTTTTTTGTTTTATTGTTGTATCGCCAGCATAACACATATATTTTTCAGAAAAGTCTTTAACATCTCCTTCTTCTTTATTTGGTATATCAAATGGATGTCGTGCTTTACATAATAATTTCATTATTTTTTTTTCTTTTTTAGTGGTTGGTATTGGAAATACATCTATATTATCACACCAACTATATAAATGCGTTTTAGTAAATAACATAGGATATGGAACATCATTAGGACCAATTGGAGAAATATAACCAACAATATCTCCTTTAATATGTTGTTTTTTAAATGTTCTAATTTTATCATCTGATATAGAATAATAAATAGTTCCATCAAATACTAAAATACTATTCCCCTTACCAAAGTTTTTATTTTTAATATATTTATTACGAGATTCTACATCATATCCTATATACACTTTTTTATATTTAGGTATTACAAATATTGGTTTTTCTAAAACATAAATTATTTCATCTTTATTACGGGTTTCCGTATAATCTTTAAATTTAAGGATTTTATCCTTTTTATCATCATACTCTTCATATGTATTTTCATATATTTTTATTGATGCTTTAGAAATAACTACAACAAATGACCTCCCTCCATTATTGTGTATTATATAATATTTGTCGGTTTTTTTGGTTTGTTTCTTTGTTTGCTTTTTAGTTTGTTTTTTTGGTTGTTTTTTGGTTGGTTTTTTAGATGACATATTTAATAAGAACACATATATTTAATTTAGATATATTAATTTTTTATTACAAAAAATTTAAAATTGAAGTTTTTTTTTATTTTTAATTCGTTATAATGTTATTAATGTTATTAATGTTACTATTAGTATTAAAATGTTTGTAGTTTATTTAAATAAATAATTTGTGTAATGGTATTTGTTCCGTTCTACATAATGGACAATTTCCTTTTTCTTTTTTTATTTGTTCTAGACAATCAAAACATGTTCTAGTATGTCCGCAAGAAAACATTAAATATCTCTCCTTAATTCTACCAAAACACACACAACATTGGTCTTCTTCGGGTATGTTATTATCTTCTATTAATCTTAATATATAAATATTTTCATCAACACTTCTTGGATTTGTAGGTGTTTTTTTATATAAAAATATGTCATTTTCTATATCATAATGAACAATAGTACAATTTTCAATTTCTTGAATAATTTCATTATTTACAAAATCATATAATATTGTTTTATAATTATCATGACGTAGTAATATATATTTTTCTTTTAATAATTGAGGTAAAAGTGTATTAAAACATCCATAAAGTGACATATTTAATGTAAATGAACCAATATCTACAAACATTAAATAAGGAGTTTTACCAGAACATTGTTTTATACATACTATTATATTTTTATGTAATTTATATATTGTCGACGATTCTTCTTCAAGTTCTAGTTTTACATCTGTTTTCATAAATTTATTATCAATAATAGAATATTTT